TGAGGAACAAAAATAGGATGAAAGCAGAGTTTCATCTGGTGGATTAAATAGTAATCTCCAAGCAAAAACAAAAAATATTTCACAATCGGAAAGCAATGATATTGAATCACTTATTAATTTAATTATATCTAATACAAAAGGGCAAAATAACGGGATCTTTAACATCTGCGGAAGTTGGAAAAATCACCCTAGAGGCTATTCTGCTATAGTGCAAAAAATTGTTTATGATAAATTATCAATTAAGATATCCGGTATTATTTTTTCACTCGATGGAAATGGGTGGAACTTTACATCTCATATTACTAATGATGAAACAATAACAAAGATATTCTTTTTTGCAATGTCATAAATGAAAATAGTAAGATGTTTTCAAAAGATTTTGAAAAATGCAATTGCGTTGCATGATATTGATTAACAATTTAACATCTTCGAATGTATATTATTTATCAGGTAATTTACAAGTAAAGAACGAGCCAACAGAACAACATTGTACTAATTGTTTTGTTTTCATTTTTGCAGAATCTATTGGTAGAGTAACACAAATTATCCTACCTGGAAACCATGAGAATATTTTCTATCGATCCATGATTACAGACACAAACAATTGGTGTACTTGGAAGAAAATATAATGAATTTTCCAGATTTTCGTTCACTTTAATTAAATAGTAAGACAAGAATCAAACTAATAGACGTCAATATGACAATAAATGACAAAACAGCAACGATCAAATATAATATATCGGACACCGCTATCGGTTTATTATTGATTTCCGGTAATATTGGAAGTGGTGTGTATTTTTCGATTGTTATCAATTATGGAACAAAATGGTCTATGAAACTACTTTCTTTCACTGCGTCAAATACCGATACGTCAAGTATTGCTATTAATACAGATTTGGGTAAAATTACTTTTAACGGAAACTCCAAATTGGAGTCCTTTTACAAAGTGAATGGATTATTATTTGGTTAAAATAATTCTATAGACTGCGGATTTAATATAAATACAAGAATAAAAACATGCAACCTACAAAATTGCAAAATATCAATATATACATACACGATAAATAGACCGTCCAATGGGCGATCAAAAAATAAGGGTATTTTTATTAGACTATTTATAAAAATTATGCAATATTTTTCATGAAATTGGCTCTAACACGCTCTTGTTGAACCATTACATATTGCATCGTTGTATCTGGTTTTGCGTGTCCTGCATAGACCTGAATCTCTTGTAATGGCATACCACGTTTTCCTGCATCCGTAAGTAACGTCCTTCGAAATTTATGAGCATGTACGTGAATATTTGTCTTTTTACCTAACGCTGCCAACATAGACTGAATTGCCTGAACTCCAAGTCGCTTATGTGGAGATTTTGAAGACACAAATAAAGCTTCATTTGTATCTTTTCTTTCATCAAGATATTTTCTAAGATGATAAATGCAGCGATCTGTCAAATAAACAGTACGTTCTTTCTTGCCTTTTTCTCCATAAACAATTAATTCTTTTCTTTGCCAATCAATATCCGAGCGATTAACGCTAACTGCCTCTCCAATACGAGTAGCAGTACAATATAAAAATTCCATAATTGCAATATCTCTCTGAGAGTTTGCATTGCAACGAAGTTCTTCCATCTCTGCTGCAGAAAATGTTTTCTTAAGTTTAGTAGGTACTCTCATTTTCTTGAGTTTTCGCATAGGATTTGATTGTATATATCCTTCATCCGCAACCCATGTAAAAAATGAATTAAGATACCTACGTATGTTATCAAGATATACAATAGAAGTATGATGCGTTTCTTGAAAAAATGCCAAATAATATCTAATATCATTCGTAGTTATGTTATTTATTTTCTTGTTGATCTGTGTGAAAAACTGAATAATGCATCGACTGTAACCTTTAATAGTTCTTTCGGAGCAATTTTCAACACGCTTTGCGGCACAATACATCCGAAGAATCTTCTCCCATGTACGCTCTGATGTTACTAACTGAGTGTGTTCTTCTTGTACCTCGATTCCGTGGAATGCAATAACCATAGTGCTTTCTAATTCCGAAAGCTGTTCATGCGTTAAGCTATCCTGTAATTTTTCAAGTATTTGCTCGAGAATATTTTCTAATTTTGTCAATATTGACCTACCTCCTTGGGAAATTTTGGCAATTTCTATTACCACATTCCCATATTCTCTCATCAAATACTTGAAAAAATACAAACCAATTAAATCCGCATATAATCTATATTTGTAAGCTACGAGCATCTATAATCACTTCCTTTTAAATATATATTCTCCGCAATTCATCTCACCATTTTAAGAAGTGGGAAGATTTTGAGTATTAATGAAGGTCTTACTATTTTGCTTTAAGACAATTGTATTTTTGCCCACTCGCGCCAAGTATTACTTTTAATTTTCATCCATATAGTTTGAGCGTAAGAAAAAAGCACAACAATTCCGTATTTGCTGCCGGCATTGCTTTGATATACAAGTAGAAATCCGCCTCTGCCATCCGGAGAACCTTGATCGATACTTACTGTGCTTTGTATTGTGAATAACCTAATTTCTCCATAATCACATTTTATAAGTACATCTTCAGCAAGATCAGAAGCAGAAACTATGTTTTCTGAACTTCTGAGCCGATTACTATTTAATTAACACTGCAGCAGAAAATCTATATAAAGTATTTTGTGTCGAACTTCCAATTGTTATTTGACCATCCAGCTCAATTGAACCAAACATACAATACGGATCAGTTGGCATACTTCCTACTTGAAATATGATCTGTGTTACATTGATGGCATTAATATCATTTATCTTAGCTAAAACATACTGGATGCCTGTATTTTGTGCAGTCACATAACCTTCTACTATTAATACTTTTCCGTATGAAACAGCAGATATATGCCCTTGGTTTGATCCATACAAAATGTCATAACTTTTAATTTTCGTTTTACTATTTTATTGGAATAATCACGTACCCATATAAATACTGATATGGACAGTACAGAGTGATTTTTCCATCCGCATCGATTTGAAGGGTGCCTGTGTTATGGTCTCGAACTAAAACATTCATATATGTTCCAATAGAGGAATTCAATGTGTACTCGCTGGGCAATTGAGCAATGTCTCGCTGTTTAACTTCAGATGCTTTATCGTTTCCGTTGAATTTGCAGTATAATAGTTTGCCAATAGAAAAGGCAGCCAGAGTACCATATCCTCCGCAGTTAATGTATTTGATATTGTCAATTTTTACATTACTATTTAAGATAGGATACCAAGCTTGATAGAATGCCATTCCTTTGTCCATGTATTTCTTGAACTTCCTGTTATAAAAATACTCTGTTCATTAAAAGCAATAATTAACTCATGTCCTTTTATTATTGTTACATAGGCATCTGTAGGAGAATGATAAAATGGAATATCTTTAATATTATAATAACTATAAATACCATTTGGAGAAGTTGGCGAAAATATTTCAAAAATAGATTTTGCATTACCGTTTTCCCAACCAGTGGTGCAAATCGCTTTCTTACTATTTTATAGAAAAGATATTTTATCCGCATTTTATGCTTTTCTCCATCCAATCCATGCTGTTCCAGAATCCATTCTTGTGTTAACATACACATTATTTGTTGTTTTATCATATACAATAATTTTTCTGTCTCTATTTACAATATAAATAATACAAAATCCATAATCGCAAGGAGAATTTTTAGTTTTGTTTGTTATGTTGAAAAAGTACCTGCCCGTGTACAAAGATTCAGCATAAATAAGCAAATCAGTTTTACAATATACAGACATTTGTGTCTTACTATTTAACATCATATATGCCAATTTTTTGCGTTTCTTTATTAAATATAACCTGTATATTTCCTGCCTTTTCGGTATAAAAAACAAAACCAAATTGATTATCATTCCAAGACTGTATAATGATTTTTTTATATTAAAGAATGCCGTCTTACTATTTTATCTATACGTATATACATAACAACAGAATGCAAAGTTAGTTTTAGTATTTATAATGAGTTTATTGCCATTCAACGTTACAGAATTTATATCTGGATTTTCTTTTATTGGAGAAATATTTCCGCCCGATGCATCATATGTTGAAAATAAATATAAAGCACATCCCTGATATGGATGAGAAAAAGATAGTAATCCACATGAACTATAAACTAATTCTATTTCTTTCACTCCGTTTATGTTAGTCGTTCCGATCACAGTTTTACTATTTAATGCCAATTGCTCCACGTACCATCATTAAAATCATATATTCTTATTCTAACATTCCATACAAGAGCATATCTCATGGCATATTGTATTTTAATTTTGTCTCGCATAGATCCAATGCAAAATATAAAATACATATTAGCGTCTGGTTTGTTTAAAGCAGAAGAAAATGCAATAGCAGATTCTCCGATAGGTAAATCATTACAATCTTTATATTTTCCTTCGCCATAAATTTGTTGTAAACACAATCTCTTACTATTTTATTCTTCTTTCACGATTGCATTTTTTATGTTTTCATAATAGATAATGATAACAGCATTTGCATACTGTGGAAAATTTGAAAACTTTACATTTTGTATAGAATCATTATCGTTACACTTTATTGTGACATCACCTGTTTTTAATGTATTATTTATTTTCCCAATAGTACCTGTTAAAAATGTTGAACCTCCGAATAACGCGAATGGAGCATATGATATGTCGTTACTTCCTTCTTTATTTATAGAAATAGTTACCGACTTTATATTGGCTCCAGAAGTTCTATATATCAATAAATTATTAAAGACTTGATTACTATTTAACTTATAGTCACAAGATCAAGGCAGATTAAAAATGCTGCGCTCCATGGACCAAGTGTCACTTTTAATGTTGCCAAAGAAGCATCAAGTACGGGTGGTGCTGCAGATCCAGTTCCTTTTGATATTTCTGCCACTCCCGATATCTTTCCTGTTATGTATGCAGAGGTATTGCGGTTGTTATCAATTAGTAAAAACGAAGTCATATGACTGTTTACACCACCCCACTTTACGCTTACTGTTTTGGCAGAGTCATCACTATATATAATATAACTATTGGCATTGAACCGCTTACTATTTTATTGAGCTGTAAAATATTTCCATTCAGTCCAACTGTCAGTATTGCTTTTTCTTCTGATGGCAATCTTATCATGTCTAAAAGAAAATGCTAATTGAGCGGTGTAATTACCGGTACCTAAATTCTGTTGGATAACAAAACATGCGTTTGACTCAAGTCCACTTGGTAATCCTATTGGATTAATTTTTGTATCTAATATGGGGCATTTCGGCGGATTGTTTAGATCAGTGATATTGTTCACATATATTGCCTTACTATTTAATTCGTTAATGGCTCCCACTACATTCTTACTTGATGTCTGTAACTCATTAATTACGGCGGATGTTAATTTCTTAACTATCCAGTTCCACACACCTCCGAACTTCACATTCTTAACTTTCGATGCAGAAGCATCGTATTCTACCAAAAGATCATTATCTTCTGGTGCAGATTTTTGATCAAAACTACCTAACATTTTATCACTTGCCATAAGTGTATTACCTCCTTATAAAAGTTACTCATCAAATCAATGAGGAGTAATAAAATCAATAATATGCAACTAAACGGTCGCCTGTTTCTGCCACTATGTGATTACCACTTTCATCTAGTAGGCTGGCAACCATAAAATATAGATCATAAATAAGATCATTGGAGTTTCGAATTGTATTCGCTGCTCCAACCTTCATGTTTGAAATAATGTTTTTATTTGAATTCGCGGTACTAAGAGCAAGATTTGCATTGCCCGCAGCATCAGTAATCGTCTTTCGAAAATCTGTTGCTTTTTGAACAACATCAGTTGTACCAGCAGAACTTCCAACCAACGTCTCGACGGCTTTTGCATCAACTTTAAGATTAGCAATGTCATTTCCTTGGTTTGTAATCTTAGTTTCAAGGCTATTAGCCTTTTGAGTGACTGTTGAAATATTTCCTGCATTATCTTTTACACTCTTCTGAATTTCTCCTAAAGCGGCTTTGAGAGTAGATTCCGTCTTTCCATCAGCAAGAGTGACCTTAATCTTATCTGCACTAGCAGCAATTGAGTTGCTGATCTGTGTATTCATACCTGCAGTTGTGGTATAATTATTTTTAAGATTAGCTTCAATTGTTCCGGCCTTGGTTGTTACTTGCGTAACCTTTTCTATAAGACCTGTTTTTGTGCCGTCTGCAGATCCATTGATCGTAGTTTCAATATCAGATACTTTTGTCGAAATACCGTCGATATTGACTTTTTGTTCTGTTTGGCGATTGCGAATGTCCTTAACTGTTGTGTTATCATAATTATTAATAGCATTAGTTATATCTTTTTGCTCTGCTTTTAATGTAATGGCTTTTGCATTGTTATCAACTTTTAATTCAACAGACGCAAAAGTATCTGTAAATGTCTGAATCACAGAATCATAGCCTTCTGCATCCTGAATTACAGGCACAGTTTGAGAATCTAATTGTTCAGTTATGCCGCCAGCACGATACATTACACACTTAATTTGCTGTAATTTAAGGGTACTTGGAGTGTATGACACACTCGTTTCGTCTTTGGAAGACGTGTATTTTGTTGACCAAGATAATCCATTTAAAGACTCTTGGATAATAAACCTACATGCATATGTGGCACGAGTTTTACTTCCGACTTGTTTATAGGCTGTAAATGTGATTTTGTTCGGTGAAAGAGAATCAGTCAAGAAATAACCAGAGAGAAATCTTCCTTGTTCATCAACAATTCGATTTCCAGATTCGTCAGTGATAGAACATACATCAAGAGTGCATTTTTTGATTACTGCAACAGATGGTTCGATTTCATAAAGAACTGCATCTTCACCCTGAATCAACGACCAGATGTAATCAGAAGCATTATTACTTTCTGTTGCGGTAGTTTTGTTATAGGCAAGACCAATATATTTTTTGCCATCTGGATATTCAGACATGCCATTACCTTTGGCATCATCGGCATATTTAACCCAGATATATACCGTATCACCTTTATCGCCCTTAACACTAATTCCATCTGTACCTTTGATCAGCGACCAAGTATAATCAGAATAGTTACTGCTTTCAGTTATAGATGTTTTATTAACAGCAATACCCATGTACGTCTTTCCAGCTGGACTGTCTGACATACCAGAAGTAGGAGAGTCAGCGTATTTTAGCCATGTATATAATGTTTTTCCGTCTGCTCCTTTAATTAGTGACCAGGAATAATCCGCAGCATTAGTACTCTCTTTTGATGTGGGTTTATTCCATGCCATACCCATATAAGTTTTACCTTCGGGAGCATCTGACATATTTGTACCTTTTGCGTCATCTGCATATTTAATCCATACATATAGCGTTTTTCCGTCATCACCTTTTATACTCGCACCGTCATCTCCGCGAAATTTTGACCATTGATAATCAGAATAGTTTGAACTAGGTGTTTTGGAAGTCTGGTTATACGCAATACCAATATATGTTTTATTGGTTGGATCATCTGACATTCCACTGGTCGGAGTATCTGCATAACGAATCCACGTATAATATGTAGGCGCTGGAATACCTTGAGATCCGTCCTTGCCAGCCAAAGATTTTATCCAAGTAAATTTTTTGGAAATCTTCTTTTCTGCAACGGTACATGTAAAAACAATCGTTCCTGTTAGAAGAGATTTGTTACCAAGTGTTTTACCTTTTGCTACATTCAAGGTGATTTTACCTGGTGTAGTAGAAGTAGCAGCAGTATTTTCCGCGAGAGTAATTCCATCTGGCAGTTCTCCAACAACCACAGTACATGCTGCCTGTTTAATTCCTTCATAGCCATAAAATGGAATTTCGATAAGAAAACTGGTCGCAGTTATTCCGTCAGATGTACATGGGATATTTTGGGTTTCGTTAGATAAAACAACAGTATAACCATTCCCTAATTGATCTACTCTGTCGGATAAATCACCAAGCTCTTTAGATGTCGCAGATACGGTTGATTTGATCGTGTTATAAGATTTTCCGAAACTATCATCGCCGTCCCAAAGATGTGATACATCAAACACTTTAGATCCGTCAGGCATAGTCCAGTCACGCATAGTTGTCTTGTCTATCTTAGATTCTGTAATTTGACCGTCGGCAATCATGTCTGTTTTAATAAAATCATCTGGTACGATACCTTCATGCAGTCCTTGTGAATCTAAGAGTACAGATCCTTTGGAATCTGATATGATTAATCCGTAATTTCCGTTTTTATCTTCTCCAAGCTGAACTACCACATTGCCATTCTCATCATAGATTGAGAACGTATTATCTTGAATTCTGAGCGTACCATTTTCAGATAAAATCTTGATTTTATTGGTATAGATGTCGCCAGCTTTAAGTTCATTAACGGTGATATATTTGGCAATCAAATCCTTAATCATTGCTTCACTCATCGTAGCATTTTCAGTTGTAAGATTAATTACAATACCTGTCTCCGTGGATGAAGCGCCAATGATTGCAGATTTGATGGTAGCAGCAAGAGCAGATAATTCTTTAAAATCAGCACTATCGGCAACGACTCTTCCTGCTGTAATAAGTTTAGCTTGTAGATATTCGAAATATCCATTTTCACCGTACAAATCGGTTACTTTAATGATTTTTGCATTAAGTTCTTTTAGCGAAATAGAACCGCCAGCCAGCATACCAGCAAATTCATTATTGATTATTTGAGAAACACCATTCTTGAATGCGCCATTGGAAATGAGTTTTTGGATGAGGCCTGCTGTAAGAGTGATTCCTTCATTGTTTAAGAAATTATTAGATGAACCAGATGCGGAAGATTTACTTGCATTTGATGGTGTGTTTAGGACGTATGATAAGTCATTTCTACTACTACGTCCTTGTATCATATTAGAAAATGTTATTTGAATACTATTATCTGCTATAAGCGGATTATATTGTATTTCAACTACACGAAGTTTTACTACCTTATTATCTACGGTCAACCATAGATAGTCACCCTGATTTATATTTTTTATATAATCTTCGTAATCAGCCAAGGCTAAGAAATTATCAAGAGATGTGGTAAATTGATATTGGGGATGAGATGCTATGTACAAATCGTCAATAGCAGCATCTAGAAGCTTAAGTTGCTCATCAATAGCAGATACTTGGTCGTCTGAATCTGTTAAAAACATATTCTCATTTGAGTAATCTCCGTCATAATACACTTTTGACAACTCGGTAAGATCACGCTCTGTAAATTGTAATTTTTGTGTGTCGCAATATATTCTTCTACCGGCTTCATCCGTTATATAATTCCCAGCCTCATCGAGAATATATCCCGAATTATCAGCAGCAACAACACCACTCCAAGTTTCTTTTGAAACCTGTTTTACTAGATCTGTACGAGTTTTGTTATAACTATTTAATATCTCGTTTGCTGCATCAATTTCAGATTGTCGCTGATCATATGCCTCTTGACATCCTCCAACATAATTTGAATCTAATTGGTTTTGAGCATCAAGATATTTTGCGTACATTGTGTCGTGAACATCTTTAGTATGAGATGAATCCTCTGTATATGGTTGATCATATCCGCCTTTTTTACAAGTTTCGATAGTGTTTTTATATTCTTGCAATTTGACTTTCAATTCATCCAAACCATATAATTTCCAATTTGTTTTGTAAGAATCCACATAATCGGCATTATCGTCATCTGTTGGTAACTGACGATTATCCATTTCAATCTGAATCGATGGGAGAATAACATCTTTAATCTGATAATAATCATTTGCATCAGAAGAATTTTTCAAAGCTGTTTCATCGAAATTTCCATCGTCATCCACATAGAACTGTTCGTAACCTTTTAGTTGTGCCTGATAATTTGCTTGAGCTTCTTTCAGTTCGTCGTCCGTAAATGTACTCCAATCAGTCGAACAATCATCTAGTGGAACGCGATCATATAGCTCTGTTACGACTTTCATTTGTTCATTATATTGACGAGTTGCTTCTATATATAATATACGAGCTTCTTCATAGTCTTCTTTCCATAGTTTATATTTAATAATTAAAAGAGGAGAGAAGTATTTTTCGTTTAAGTAATAATCAATATTTTCAATATAATTTGAACCAAAATTGACATAAGTAATGCCAAGATCATCTGCGCCTTGCACATAATATCTAGTATACATATTGCTATCATCTACAGAAATTTCTTGAGATTGTTGCAGATTGCGAAAATTAATGTTTACGTTTGTACTCTTGCCATAATTCTCTGGGTGGTAAGCGCTTATTTTCATATGCAAAAAGTCGAATACAAATACACACTGAAAATATTTAGCCATATCTTGTGTAAAGAAAGAATAAAGATCCTGACTCTCAATATCAAATGCACCAATTTCGTTAGATAGAAGAGTAGTGGTTTCGACATATTTTCCATCTTTATATGTCCGATACGTTTTTGGGGTTGAATCAATTTCCCCAACAGACCATCCTTTCATGCCAGAGGCTTTTAGGGCTAAATCAATCAAACTAAGTTGCGGATTTTTAGGATTGTGAAATTTAATTTGTTCTTTAGCAAATTCTACATCATCTATTTTCTCCACATTATTATCTGCTAACATCTCGTAGGAATCTGTTGTTCCCTGGTTGATTTTAAAATTCTTGAGATCGTGTTGTTGCATCTCGATTTCTGCGGATTGACATGTGATTGTTTTGGTTTGCTTCATACCATCGTCAGTAATTTTCGGATGTTCCATGATGAACCAACCAACATTTTCGACATAAACACGCATAAGCCATCCAACAAGATCATATACATTGGAATGAACTAATTTAGAAAGACCTTTTCCATCTTGAATAAGAATATTTTCATTCAAGTCAAACGTCAATTCAAATGTATTATTAAATTTTGACGTGAGCTGAAACGTACTTTCTTCGATTCCATTAATAGCACATAGAATTTTACCATTTGGTGTTCCTAAATATACATGCCCCTGAATCGGCTCATTATAACGATTAAAAACTATATTCACGTTTATTCACCAACCTTTCGAGACTCAATATGTTTAACTTTAAAATCACAATTACCATAAAATAGAAGAGAATTGTTCCCGTTCAAGAGCTGCAGCCAATACATATAAGCCACATCAGTAATACCCAATTTATCGTAAGTTACCATTCTTCCTAATTCATCGTTAATAGTAAGTTTCTGACAGTCAAGATATACTTTCAAATCTTTAGACATTGACATCCGCATAAGACCATTTTCAATAATGTAATATACTTTTGAGTCCGTCCTATAAAATATCGTGTGATAAGTTTCGTTCCCATAAGCATCAACTAACTTAAAGTTAGCAAGTGTATTATTGCAATGCCAATCGATGTCTTTTGTAGAATCTGAAATCGTGAATTCTACAGTACAAGCATTTGATCTTGCATATGTATTTACTAATGATACTAGCTGACTTTGATAATTCGTATTAGAAGAAGAAAGCGTACCTGTCTGATTAATTGTCGCATCAGACATATTGCATATATATATTTCTCCATTTTCCTTTGGAATAATGTCAATTGAAGGATACACATAACTATTCAGTTCGTCGCTATTGTTTGCGATTAAAATATTTTTATATGTGGTACATGATACACTTGTTACGAGGTTATCAGTATAACCAAATGGTGTTGTACATTTAAAATATAATTTTAATCCAAATGTTTGAGCATTAACGGAGTAAGATTCGATATTATTAAACCAACCAAAATAACGAATTGTATCATCTGCTGAATCGCCTGTTCCTGAAAATGTTAACCATTCTGGAAAGTGAGAAGAAGTTAGCCATCTAGTAATTTCACGACGTTCTGATTTAGTAATTACTGCTGCATTTTGATTCGTGAATTTACATGGGTCTTTAATAATATCAAGCTCGAATTCTAATGTATCGTTCCACTTATCGTAAAAGTAATTCGGCTCCACTTTATAGCGATTTGCATCTCCAGTCTCCATATCCCTCTCCATCGCCATATTCACATCTGCATCACCATCAAAATCCACAGATACGTATTTCACACTTAAATCACTTAGTTTCTTTCCCATAAACGTAAAATCTTTAAATTCTTTTGCCATATTTTGTTCTCACCTCCAAAATTTTGTTATAGTTATAGAAATAGGAGAGTACCTTTGACAGTACCCTCCCATAAAAGTTTGTTATCTTGATGGTCTAATACCAACTTTTCTTGCATCTTTCACGATCTGTTTACTTGTATACTGATAAGACTTCTCCAGAATTTCCTGTAATCCAGGCAGAGCATCCCTATCAACATTACCTTCCACATTAAGCAACGCATCATAATGATTTGTTACCGTTACATTTCCGGCATTGCTGATATTCTGAGGAATATTCGTCTGCACCAGATTTGGCGTAGTACTCACATTCATACCGAATTCCCGTGGATCAATTGCACTTAATGCAGCTAAATTACTTACGAAATCTGCTGGTAGAATAGAATCTCCATCTTGAACAGGTGTAAGGACAGCACCATCTTTCTTGCGATAGATTACTTCTGAAACGCCATGATGTTTGGTGTCTTTATTTTCGTTTGTCCATACAAGCTGATCGCCATGAATACGATCCGTACCCTTTTCATAACCACTAATCTGACTGAGACGCACCCATCCAAGATCACTATAATTAGGATCATGCGCACTCTTGATATGGATCTTAAAATCACCAGTAGTACGTCCATTTCCGCCATATTCCCTAGCTGTATAAGAATCAATAACAACAGCACCAGGCTGACCGGAAAATCTACTACCTTTTGGAGCCATACCCCAAGAGTCATTGTAGTAAGATCCTGTGAACGTTACGACATCGCCAACACGAGGAATTCCATCGCCACCAGTTTTTGCTGGTTGTGGTTTCGGCTGTGGCTTTGGTGGTTTTGGTTTTGCATTGACCTTAATTGATACCTTTGCAGACAGTCCACTTCCATCGGTAGTGGTAGCAGTAATCGTACAAGAGCCAGGTTTCTTTGCTTTTACCGTACCATTAGATACAGTAGCAATTGATTCATTACTTGATTTCCAAGCAAGAGTTTTATTAGCCGCATCGTTCGGTCTGATTGTAGCAGTAATACTTGTTGATTTACCCTCTTCCAGTGTAGTAGAAGTAGGAGACACCTTTAATTCCGCAACCTTACGATTCGTTGTATCTTCCGGCTTGACTAATTGATCCGCAAGATCACTGTTCGCTTTATCATTACTTTGAATTGGATCAGTTTTTGTACCAGATGCGGCACTGGATGGATTTTGATTTGCATTGGACTGAGACTGTGATGCGTTGGAATTTTGATTCTTAACACCTGTCTCTGTGCTTAGATCAGACTGGGTATTGTTAAAATCCGTACTACCTACCCAGCCAGTATTTTTGATGATAGAATTGATTTTACCGTATGCTTCTTGGTAAGAGGACACGGCTTTGTCAAGCATAGAATTGATGATCTCAAGCTGTTTATCAGCATTATGGCTGATTTCATACTCGGTATCATCAAGAGAAGTTTTCAGATCTTCACTGAGCTTATCGAAACCTTGAGACTGCATATCATAAGCATGGTCACGCTTCGTATCATCGAGATCTTCTTGCGCTTCTTTGAGCTGCTGCTTCAATTTCTTAACTTGAGATTGAGCATCGAGATTATTTCATTTTTCTTTTCATCCACTCGCTACGTGGACAAGAGCATAACTGCTCTCCATACTTTCGTATGGCATGGGACTATATCTTCTATTTGAATTTTATTTGAGGGATTGTAATTAAGATTTGAGGTATAAGAAAAGAGCAGTAGGTTTACTGCTCCTGTGGTTGTTTCTGATAATATATTTGTTCTTCATTTGTTTCTAAATTGACTTTTGATTTATAAAACCAATATGCTTTTGCTCCATTATATGTTCTGATCGGATTAACAAAAAATGAGCAGATACAGTATTTTAAATCGTTTGGGTCAGACGATCTTTTTCTTAGAAATATGTATGCTTCCACATTATCAACTGTAGAAACTATCATATAATCAGCATTTATCTGACTTCCGACATTCTGCTCTTTCACGTATTTCCAAATTGCGTTATCTGCTTCTATATATTTTCTTAAAACACCTAGGTGCAAAATTCTTTTTTGGACATCTATTCCTGGTTTTGGAAATGGGTACTTCTTACTTTTCTCCAAATAGTCGTCTGTAATTTTGCCGTTTACAATTTCACGAAACAACTTTGAAGCGTTTTTGGGAATATCTATGTCTTTTAAATACTGCAATCCGGCGCAATGATAAAAATCTTCATTGTCAAAATTCAGTTCAAGATCATATAATTGTTTTTTATACGCAATTCTAAATTTATATTCATATAAAGATAAATCTTTAAAAGATGTCAACGCTGTTGATATTGCATCCATTTTATCTCCTTGTGCATAAAAATAAGAGAGTCACTGGTGCTAACTCTCTTACTTCATTGTGGGATTTTCTTTCGGTTTTCACCTAGCTAGGCTATGGTAAACCCCTTACCTTTGTAAACCTCCACACACACCAGTTCCTAGCCCGGTATGTGCTTCTACGGTTGTATTTCTAGCAGTCGCATTTCGCTGCATCACACCAGATTTATTGAGAAAGGTTCCCCTTTCTTATATTTATTATATGCAATTCTAAAGGAAAAATCTATTCGCAGTATCAACAAAAATACCACTTTATTGTCTGTAAATTTTAATAAATGTGTTCAAATTTTTGTTGTTAGATGCCATTCTATTCTTTATCTGTATGCGCACTGTGTTCTGCCTGTTCATCAGTAGACATAAAACAGAACGCCTCAAATTTATAATATCACTTAATATTCAAATAGTCTATATTTTTCAAACCGCCAATCGCTTGCGGTCTTACATTAAGGCATTGCGCCACCCAATATGGGTTAGTCTCTGAACGTCTTCCATATCATTTCTGACTTAGGAAGTTCGCTGCGTCTGAGTGACTTGCACACCCGGTTATCCCTAGTTTAATTATTTTTATGGTTTCTATCCAATAATGGACTGTGAGTTTATAACTCTACCGCATTCACGCCTACCGTTTCCGGTTACGTTGTAGCCAATTAAACCTTATGGGGACTTCCCGCAATTAAATAGATTTTACAGGAGCAAATATTTCACCCCTTCTAAAGCCATGATTTGGGCTTTAAGGCTATTTATGTTATTATTCTGAGAATTAATCTTCTTAGAATAGTCGTACATATCCTTCTGCTGTGTCAGGGCTTCTTTTCTCTTGCTGATTATTTTATCAAGATAATCAACCTCTGTACTCATAGCGTTCTTATACAGATCAACCAGACTGTCCTGATATGATTTCACATCTGCAATCGAACCTTGAATACCTTCACGGTAATCTTTTGACTTGTCATTATATTCCGTTAAGGAAATAACCCCATTGTCATAAGACTCTTTTAGTTTTTGCAGACCCGTGGTATAATCTGCAATTTTTTGTTTTGCCGTACCAATACTCTGCTGTAAGAGAGCAACTTGTGCCAATCCCTCTTCAGTGATACGTCCTTGCTTATCAAGGAATGCATCATCGTTCAGAAGGTCGCGGAAACTTTTTAGCTCATCTTCAAGATCACTGTACTTCTGGATAGCATCGTCAAGTGGCTTAAAACGTAGCTCATAGATACTATCTTGAAGAGATTCATTGTCCGTAATCAGTTCCAGAGTATTTTCTTTTAGCGTTTGAATCTTTTCTGCATAATCTTGATACGATTTAGAATTGACATCAAGAACCGCCTGTTTCTTCCGGTATATTTCCATCTGCTTTAGATTCTGCTGTACTTGAGCGTTATTATTATCTATACGGTCAGTGTATAGATTCTCTGGCACATCACGATTCTGGGATTGCAGGTAAGAAATATATTTCTCCGTAATATCCGAATTACGTTTGATTCCGTCAATTACATTTTGGATGGTATCAATTTTAATCTGATCCAATTTGTCCCGTAGTTCAAGAAGGCTGGTAGAAGCATCATAAATCTTAGCTGTGAAATCTTGAATATTTTTCATAGCAGCTTGATAAGCTTCGGAACCTTTCTTAAGATAACCGCTGGAAAGTTGAGACTCCATCTCTTTCTGATAATCGGAAAGCTTTTTCGTCAGCTGATTGTAAGTATCTTCCTGTGCTTTGATGGATTTATTTATGCTTGCATAATTGTCTGGATTGTCGATGGCTACGCCTAGAGCATCGTTAAGAGATATTTTGGAATCGGCTACGTTTTTGATTTTATCATTGATGTCTACGATCGCATCATATTCTTTTTCAATGATTTCCAGACGTTTCTCAGCGAGTTCGGTAATCTTGTCTTCGAGCTTGGCTACGTTATCTGTTGCATCAAGATAAGATTCATAATAACTCTGATAATCACTGATTTTCTTTTTCAGATCCTCATCTGTGATTGTTTCAATGTTAAAACTACCATTTTTTAGCTGATTTTTATAAGCATCGGATAAGCCAATACTCTCAGCTTTTGCCAGATACATTTCAGCGGCTTTTTGATTATGAACACGTTCATTTTGAAGTTTACTTATTGCATCCGCAGCCTGATTTTCCTTTGCAACTAATCCTACTGCACGATCAATAGCATCTGTAGCAAGTTCAGAAAGTCGAGATAGGCGGGAGAGTAGTATCTTGATATAATCGACTACTTCCTCGGTTGTAGATTTATCAGCAGATGTGCCTCCGGAGCTACCACCTGAAGATCCTCCACTAGAACCGGTTGATGTACGAGTAGAAGTGCCTCCGGAAGAACCACCAGAAGATTTAGATGAAATGTTCTTATCTTTATTCTTCTCTGATGTCATCACGCCGTTATTCTTATGAATACCAGGGGAACCATTTCCAAATGCAGTACCAGATACAAAAGCACCACCTTGTATTTTTCCGCGACCATTGCCGGAAGTTACATAACCGTTCTTAAGTAACTCCTCTGACTGGCGATGATTAAATACAATTTGACCACGCTTAATATTAACGAATTCAGCCCCATTATCTCCAACAGTTCTCCACGTACTTGTTGTTGGATCGACAACAATTTCAGTACCTAATTCTCCAACAAGAGAAGTACCAGACTCTTTTGCTCCCCAGTTTCCTGATGAATAAGCTGTACCAAGAGAATGAGCAGTACCATCTACTTTGTGTGGTCCAAAAATATTAGCTCCTACGGAAACTACTTTTCCAACAACACTACCAATAGCAGAAGCCAAAGACGATACTGCTCCTGTACCAAATACAGTTGCGCCAACAGTGACGTTTTTGCTAACAACCTGTCCGATTATACCGACTAATTTCTGTACAACATCTGACCCTAATACTTTTGCAGCCACTTCAACATTTTTATCTGCTACATTCTCAATAGCTCCTTTTAAACCTACAAGTTTGTCTTCTCCTGATGTTTTTGCATCAACCGACACATCTTTATCATTTGGAACGTTCTCATCAATTTCCTGTTGAACTTGTGATCCGTCTACCGTAAATGCGATATTTCCCTGTTCATCAAGATATGGTTGAAGATCGGTTTTAACACCATTCAAGTCAGCTTGAAAAGTAATAGTATTATCTTCTCCTCTAATCGCTTCAACTAACTGCTGATCTCCGTCAACGTTAGCCGTAATTTGAATAGAATGTCCCTCTTTTAAAAATGAAAATTCCTGATCAATTTTGTCTAGAGATTCTTTTTCGACCTTTGGTGTGAGAGTTACATCTTTTTCTTTTGGAACGCTATTGTTCATTGCATCATCAAGTTTAGACGTATCTCCGTCTATATGAAGTCTAATATCATCTTCAGACAATTTTCCTAATGATTTTTCAAATGAATCTGCATCATCCGTATTAAGCTTGAGCTGTGCAACCAAGTCATTGTCTTTTAAATCAGAGTAAAGATCCTGTACTTTCTTCTCGGCTTCCGATGTATCAATATTAAAGCCCATATCTTTCATCTGGTTTTGGGCATTCAGATCTTCATATGCTTTTTGGAACTCTTGCAGTTTATTGATTGTTTCCGTAGATTCTTCAGAAAATTTACTCGTATCAATTGTCATTACCGCAGGTTGCTCTAATTCTTGCTTTTCAACTAACAAATCTTTCAGAGCGTTGTACGCCTGTAGAGTATTGATGTCTCCTAAATCTAATGTACCATCATCATTTTTTAGATTCTCTAAGGCTGTTTTTGCTTTGTCTATATTTGCGTCAATATCAATTGTTGTTGATTTGTTCTCTGTATCGTTTGTTAAACTATCAATTTTCTCTTTAGCTTGCGTTGTGTCTGCATCGACATTCATAACACTATGTAATTGATCGCCAAAATTCTTATAATCAGATTTATACTGATCGCTCTGATAGTATTCAGACCATTGCTGTCCGGAATCAACGAATGCATCATTCATGTATTTCATAGCGTCATAAACGTTAGAAATCTGTCTCTGAATTGCATTTTTTGTTTCTTCGTCGGTTGCACTCGCTAAATTAGCTTTTAATTCTTCGACATAAGAACTTGCTTCTTTGTAAGCGTCAAGATTTGCAATTTCACTTGTATTAGCAGACTCTGCTTTCTTAAGATATTGTCTCTTGGAAGCATTTAATTCTGCCCAAGTCTGATTATCTCCACCCTCATCGGCAGTATTTTGAAGCTGATCAATTTGCTGTTGGATAGAAGCAAGACTATACTCGAACTGAATTTTGACAACAACGTCGTCATTTGTAAGAGTAGAAAGATCATTCTCATAACCTGCTAACTCTTCATCCCATCCATCAATGAGATTTTTGTATCGATCTTTTGTAGCTCCTTCTTCCATGGAATCATAAATAGTTTTAATTCCATTTAGAGCTGATTTATACTGATCCAGAACATCGCCAGACCATAGCATATCATCAAATTCCGCGCCATAAGATTCGAGATTATGCATAAGAACTTCAACAGCACTTACGCTAAGACCTAATTTATCCGCAGCATCCGCACTACTTTTAAAGTTCTCCGTCCATTGGAAATCGTTATTACCATCTGCAATGGCAAGACCGACATTTTGAAGATCGGTTAAGAAATTCTCCGCACTTTGAAATTGATCCTCGTTGTCAAAATATCTTTTAACTTTGTCTTGCGCTTTTTTCCATGCTGCTTCATACGCCTGTGCATCAAAAGTAAATCCGTCATCAGGATTGATCTTCTTCTGCGTCATAAACTGAGCCGCTTCTTTGAAGTCGTCTGTACCAATCTGCCCATTTGCAAATAGTTCATCCGCTTGGGCAAGATATTCTGCCATCGTTTTCCAAGAAGCATCCTGATTGTCTGCATTGAATGCACTCGTTACACTTGCAACGCTACCTTCAACTGTGTTGATCGCATCAGCCGCATCCTCTGCAGCCGATGCGGTTTCTTGAAGATAAGATTGTAGATCAGAAATATTGTCAATTCCGAGATCGTCTAAAGTAAGCCCCATACCGGCAAGTGCTTTTTGTAATTCTTCAGCGCTTCCAGCAGATTCTTTTAATTCTGCTTTGAGAGCATTCTTACCAAAAGAACCATCAAAGAAATCGCTAAGAGAATTTAATGCCTTTTGTGCATCTGTAAGATCCTTATCTGTAATTAAACGAAGCATTTTCCTAGCTTTTTCAAAATACGGCTCGTAACCAGATAGTGCAGTCAAACCTTCTCCATTTACAGAAAAACTATTCAGCATATCTGTGATATCAGAAGCTTTTTCTTGAAGTTCTGAATCCATAGAATCAATAGCTTCTTGAAGGTTTTTCGCATCGCTTTCGTACATTTTCCGAATTTTATCAGATTTCGCCTTACCAGCCTTTTCTTGTGCTTTAACTAGGAGATCTTGATATTTCTGATAAAACGCCAAGTATGATTCTAGAGATCCGGTTCTTGAAATTGCACCATCATTCTCATTAAGATTGATATCTATACCAGGATTTTTGTAAAATTCCTTGAGTTCATCCTGGATATCATCCTTCTTCCATGGATTCCAATGCAAGATTGTATAATCAGGCATATCCATGCTTTTATATTTATTTAAAAGATCTTTTGCATCTTCCGCAGCTTGTCTTTGCTCAGAGGTAACAACTTGTTCTTTTAACTTTAATGTTCTCTCAAGTTCATCATTTCCTAATTTGATTTTGTCAATCTCAGTCTGATCAACAAGAGTTAATTGCACATTGTCTGCAGATTTAATCTTGTCAATCATCTCATCAACAGATTCAGTACCTTCTAATGTAACATTGTAATTAGAAGCTATTTCCTGAAGAGTCTGTTTATATTGATCAGCCTTTGCATTTAGATTTTCTACTTCTTTTTGAGCATTTTGAAGATTAGAAACATGTTCTTTAACATTTTTCAGGTTGGTATCATAGGTAAGATTGTACTTATTATCTGCCCATTTCCAAGCCGAATAAGCCGCGAACGCTGCTCCAACAGCCGCAATAAGTGGAAGCATTGTTTTTAGAGTAGCCAGCAATCCTTTGAAATAATTGGAAAGGCCAGAAAATGCCGTACTTGCTTTTGATGCAGATTCTGGGAGTTCGACTATAGAGTCACCTAGTTCCGCATTCGCATTAATGATTTTTTTTACTTGTTCATTATACCCTGCAGAACCTTCTTTTAGTTTGCCTAATAAATCTTCTTGTTCTAAAGTAAGCTTACCTTGTTTTTGCAGAGCCTTTGCTAACGCCGGAGCATTATTTATAGAATCTTTTATTGCATCTGCGTATGTTAATTTACCAGTTGCTGCTTTTGCAGAAAGAGCTGCATCACTTGCCAAAGATAAAGCTTGGTTCTTTAATTCTTTATTTAAGCCTAACACATTTGCTTTTGCTTCTATCTGTTCTGAATTAAATTTACTAATTCCGTCTTTACCAACACCAAAAGATGCATTAAACGAATCTTTTAAATAATTTTGAAAATCATCATATGATCCTTCATTTTTAAATCGTTTTCCACTTAGATCTCCTAAGCTTCCGAATATACTTCCTAAATCTTTAAACTGCAAATTAATTGTTAATAATGTTGGATTTATCAAACAATTATGATATAATATAGGAAATATTGACGGAGGTGATAGTATGCCAAAGGTATTTTGTCCAGAATGCCAAAATATAGTGAGCAGTTTTGCAGAGGCGTGTCCTGGTTGTGGTTTTCCGATTAAAAAATATATTAAAGAAGCCAAGCTTAGTGATTTTTCAAAAACATTTATTTGCCCAAAATGTGGATCATTTAGCACGGCGACGGATGTAGTAGCAACAATTCAATGCGATTTCTGTGGTACACCAATGTTTCAAACATCTGAATCAACAACAACTACAATTTCAAATACATCATGGCCTAAAACAGAAGATGAAATTGATTCATATATTTATTCTCTCCTTGAAAAATGTAATAAAATAGAGGAATATGACACAGAAGCACATCAAATTTACAAACAAAAATTAGAAGAGAGGGTAATGGCTCGCCGTAAACAACAATCCAGTCAACAACCATCCCCATCCGCCAATCAGCCTCACTGTCCGACTTGCGGTTCTACCGACATCATCAAAATCTCAGCAGCTAAGAAAGTTGTAGGTGCTGGGCTGTTTGGCTTGTTCAGTAAAACTGCTAAGAGTCAGTTTGAATGTAAAAATTGTGGTTATAAGTGGTAAAATTATTCTACGTATGAAAAAAGCTAAGGAACACTTAGACCTGATGCATTTGGAATTGTTCAAACATTTTGAATATTAATTCGATATTAACTTTGTCTGATCCCGCAGAAAGTGGTGGTAATTGTTTGCCATCTTTATCGAGGATTACTTCATGATTTTTTTCGTAGTCAACATAAGTGATCGGAGTTGTATGTTTTGAAATTTCTCCGCTATCATATGGCTTATAATTTTTACGATAATATTCCGATGGATCTGCAATTTCCATATTCAAGAAATCCGCTTCTTGTGTTATACTTTTGATATTAATAATAATCACCTGCTTACGTTTGAACTATTTTAAAAAGGAGGATAAAAGATATGTCATGGAAAGGTAGAGTCAGAAGAAGTATGCAGCCATGGCCCTGGTGGGCTATAGCGTTGTTATTCTTTGTTGCATTTTTGTTGAAAATGTTTTAGAAGTGGAATAGGAGAGTACTGGAAAGTTGTATTTCCATACTCTCCTCAATGCAGTATTAACTAGCACATTTCAGCCCATACGCATTCCATAGATGTACTATATTGCGATATGGATATTTTGTATGACTTCTATTTGTCAATCATCTGTTTTTCTTCATTGAAATTCATATTAGTTGTTGGATCTCATTTAATTCATTCTGATTCAAGACACGTCCTTTGTTTAAGATAATTAACGAATCACACAAAGATTTTTCAACCCGTGTCAGCGAATCCAATTTTACAAATGATGGCTTGAGAAATGGTGGATTGTAAGATTTTATTCTCCTGTTCGTAGGAAAAGCAAGTTTTCTTTCTTTGCCTTTCGTTGTTGAAACATTTAAAACTTCAATATAAGTATCTGTTGTCTTAACAACAAGATATGTCCTGTCGTATGCTGGCATAGCACCATCTAAAAATTGTATTTTACCTAACACACCTTGTCCTTCGATAAAATTCATTAGTAAATCACCAGCTTCCCATCATCAAAATAAATTGTATACGCGTCGTCATCTGACTGTAAAGAAAACACCTCTAATTTTTCAATGATATCATCTGTCAATTCAAATCCATCATAGTAAAAGGTTACTCCATTGATAACTTCACTCGCAGATACATCATTCAAATTCTCTCTGTATGCCGAAATAATTTCTTGCATTCTATTGATGTCTTCCTTATGAGACATCATATCTACTTCGGAAAGTATCTTTGTATGATATCCATTATTACTCGTTCCATTTTGATAACCAACTTGCCAAAAACTAAATGTATGATTGATTTCCGATAATTCTCTTGCCGACGCGTGACCAAATATATCCATAACTAATTTCAAAATTTCATATTCACTTTCGGAAAAATCCGGTTGGTATAAATCACTATCATGCTTGAAAGTAGAATAATCATTTTTATATCGTAATCGTACTTTTTCTACTACACAGCCATTTTGAAATGCCAATACAGGGTCTGAAAAAAGTAATTTTCCATTTTCGGCAATATTGGCAAGATCTGATAACACTAATAGTTTCTGAAGTTTCATATTGCCGTCATAGGTATTTGGTTTTGAATCTGCCCCGTTTTTGATAAAATATTTAGCAAAATCATATACATCTCTCATTTTTCATCCCTCCCAGACAATATGATCATGAATTCTAATGTTTACTATCATTATATCATGAGTATAGCACAATTCAAGATACATCGTCAAATATCTATTTATTCTCCAATGTAATCGTAATTTTATAATTATCTAGCGACAGAAGATTGGCTATGATATCTGAAAGTTTTTCTTTTTTATCAGATTTATCTACTTCTTCATATACTGTATTCGATTCCTGTTCTGCTAATATTTTCTTAACATTTAATGTTTCCCTACATGCATTAATATTTTCATCTTGGCCAGATTCTAATGTTTCAAATATTAATTTAGGTTTAGATTCCATACTTTCACATCCTCCATTGTTATTCTGCAATTTGACGATAAATATCTATATAATTTTCCTATTATTTTCCAACAACGCCAGAAATAGGATGGAAGCTGGCGTGTGATGAGAAAGCATCACAACTTTCGCGTACCGTGGAACATGCATTCAACGCATATAAACTATGGCATTATATACGCTGGAGGAAGGGTGTTCTCTCTACTCCTCCTAACTTTCATATGTTTCGCTCGTCATTATGATATTATCTGTAATTCCATAATTGCTGCTAACGTTTCACATATTACTATACGTAGTCAGGTTGGCTCGTGCGTTCTCGCGGAATTTTCATCCGTTTCACTGCATTACTGCAGAATAGCGAATTCGACGAATTGATCCTCTATTTATTTTTTACAAGCACTAATCTCCCTACGTTGAAATATCATTCCATTACTATGATATTCTCCGCATTGATAAGCCAGTTTACGATAAACTATAGCCAGGATTTTGGCTAACCTATGCTTGATATAAATTTGAAACCACCAAATGCTGTTAAAGCTGTGCCAAGTGGCCCAAGTGCTTCAGTAATTTTGGTAAGAATTTCTAAGAATTGTGTTCCGCTATCTATGACAGCCTTGAAAGTGTCTGATGATAGAACAGAAGTTGAAAATTCTTGGAATGTAGCCTTGAATTTTTCAAGACTGTAATCGATACCCTTTTGGTAATTAGTTAATTCCTTTTCGGCGGAACCTTCGGAATCGTTCATCGCAGTATTAAGCGCTTGACGAGCAATATCGTACTGGCTCATAAGGGCGCTCATTACATTGCCTTGATTTTTACCGGCAATCAACTCAGTTACACTTCATATTTCTTTTGTTAATATAGCCCTCGCTTAAAGCTATACCAATTATTATTGAAAATTTTCTTCTATAACACCAAGTTTACATAAATTATCATATAGATAATATTCTACATCATCGAACTCATAATAAGGAATTCTAATAAGAGGAATATTATTTACTTCACAATATTCATTCTTCATTTGATCATGTTTTTGCGTATAATGAAATTTTTCTACGGCTTCTTCATAGGATTCTTCTCCAAACATTACAGGTTTGTAATGCCCTTCTCCATCATATTCCACCAATACATTAAAATCATTTAAATAACAATCAAATGGAAGAACGTTTTTATCCTTACAGTCATCAAATTTCTTTTGTCTAGTAATAGAATAACCCCATTTTTCTAACAAACTACATACATATTCTTCTTTATAAGTGACTCTAGATTTAGGACAACAAGATAATCTTTTGTATGCAGAAGATGGATCTGTTGAAAAATAACAATCATGTTTTTGACAATATAAATCTACTGGAGTGGTATTATTTATATATTTGCCTATAACTTGTAATGTTGGATGAATTTCTTTTATTTTTTTCTCAAACTCTAACTGACCCAAACCATATCTATCTCTAATTAATTCTTTATAACATTCATCGCATCCACTATCACAATAAAGCAAAGTAACATAGCACTTACTAAATGATTTTTGGTGCTTATTACAGTACCATTCAGAAATAATATCTGCGCCATTATATTTTATAACATCAACATGTGGATTTTTCTTATGAATATTTTCATTGACTTGATCCTCTGACAAAACCATTTGTTTACTTAGTTTTTCAAGACCACAATAATAGCAACCTTTTCCACCTAAAATTTCCTGCATGGTTTTATTATGCAAAAAATTATGTTTCTTGCAAAGACATTTCATTCTTGTAGTCATGTTTTTATATGGATCAATTAATATAATATTTGGATTTACTTCATCTTTCTTTTTCATAATATACCATTCTGGTAAATTTTTCCCTGAACAATACTGACATCCTTTAATTTGCCTTTTCATATTATTGCGACGCATAGACTGAATCCCAAGATCTTTATGATTATTACAAATAAAATCAATAACAAAAATATGATTTTCTTTTCTCGATCCAATATATGTAAAATTTTTCGATTCACACAATTGTTTGTCATATTCAGGATCTAATTCTTTCACATGCGCATTTTCAGTTCGTTCTCTACCACAATAATAACAACCTCTATTCACTGAATGAAGTTTTGAAAATGTTATCTTCTGGATACCTTTGTCTTTATGTTTTCTGCAGATATATTCCAGATGTTCAGAAACGTTATGGTATTCTTCTGATACTAAATCATAACCTCTTTTGTCAAATTCATTGTAAACTTGTTCATATGTATATTTTTGTCTTGCCATTATTTATCACCTATTATTTATCCTTTCATATTTTTATTTATTCTCTATATAAAAAGACACCAAAGCCAAAAATAACTCTGGTGTCTTCGTATATTTATATGTCGTCACTCCTTGAATATCTTTTACAAAAGAATATTCAATACCTTTTGATTGAAGATATTTCATCTCAGGTACGTATTGAGTACTGTATTCTTTATCAAATTTTTTCATAAAATAAAATTCTCTTTTCAATAATAATTCTTATACTCGCATATAAGATCAGAGTACTTTTTAACCACATTATTCATCTTAAGAATAATAGCAGTCACACCATTTCAGACTTCATTTAGCGATTAAGCCCTACATTAAGGATTTCTCCCCCCTGACGTTGGGGTACTCGTTTGACACATCCCTATTCGGGACTTTGCGACCAAGCTACCATTTCTAATTTAAAATAATTAGCAAAATTTCTACTTAGGCTTTTGACCATATAGAATCTCTATCGTTGTTTTACTTTCGTTACATTCATATCAGCATGTTTCATCCATATTGTAGTGATAGAGCATTAGGTTTTACTGGTTTTAGATGTGTTCTCTTATGCACATTTCTGTACATACAGGCAAGTGTAGTCTGCCTGCTGGATGTCTGTTAAATCAGACCATTTATTTGCTAACTCATCAAGAATTTGATAAGTAGACTTAAAAGTATCTTTGTCTTTCAGAATATCTACGCCACTAAGTGCAAGCATTTCTTTTCGAAGCTTGGCAGTAGAAGTTACCATTCCTTCAGTGTCAAGACCGGCTTCTTCAAGATCTGTTTCGGCGCTTCTTATGCGCATTGAGATCGTTTTTAGTGCTGTCCCGATTTTTTCCGGATTTTGAATTACACTATTCGCTGCACTGGCAAGCGCAACACCCTGTTCATACGTATTGCCAGCGGCTTTTAGAGATGATGCAGATCTTTCAATTGCTTCAAAAATACCTGCTGTATCAATAGGCTGTGTATTGGCTACCTCATTTGCCACATCTACGATATGTTGCGCTTGATCTGCTTCTAGTTGAAAGCCTTTTAATGCACTAATTAGACCAGAAGAGGATGTTTCCTGAGTCATGTTATCTCCGACACGTTGCAGAAGAGTAGTCATGTCAGACAATTCTTTTGCGCCATCAAGAGAATATCCGAGACGTTTCCAATCCGCAGTACTACTAATTACATCACTAACTGTAGCACCATATTTCTTGGCACTTTCAGCAGCCTGATCCCAGTATTGACTTAATTGGCTCTCCGATGCATCACTTGCAACTTTTGCTAATTCAATTTGAGCATCATTAATTTCCTTTACATTAGAAACAACCTTTGATGGAATTTCCATAACGACATTCTGCAACATGCCGTAAATTCCCGTAAATTGAGCAATTTGATTAATAGCACGTTTTGTATCTTGCCAAATGTTTGCTCCTGTTAATCCTTCAGCAGAAATTTTTGCTTTCAAATCTCTTGCTTTAGCATCAACCTCTAGCTTTTGTCCTTCCGTTGTTACATTTTTATAAGCATCACGGACTTCTTCAAGCTGCGCCTTATATTTCTTCCATGCCTTGCTATTGTTGTTGATATAAGATTGCATCTCGTTTGATGCACGTAAAGCGACCCCAGGTGCTAGTGTTGCAGTTTCTTCAACTTTTACCTGTTTCATCGCAGTCTTATATTTTTCTTCTTCCTCAGTCATCTTTTGAAGATTTTTACTAAGACGCTCAACCTCTTCATCACTAAGATCAGAAACATTCGTATCTTTTAACGATTTTTGAAAATCTTCACGAATCTCTTTAAACTGCTTAAAACTTTCTCTTGCACGAGTCAGTGACTCAGAAGTTTGCCCCTCATACTTAGAAAGAGTATTTTTATATCCAGCTTCCGTTGCAGAATATGTTCCAGTTTGCAATTCTTTCTGAACTTCTGCTAATTTTTTACGAGCATTAATTTCCTGCTCGATGCCAGAAATAATTTTAGAATTATCATAGTTGACAGCTTTTGTAATTCCAGAATCACTATTAGTATAAGAATCTCGTAGAGTTTTTAATTTTTCTAATTGCGATTTGCTTGCAAAACCGTCGGAATTTTTTACAAGATTATCAATTTTATCAATAGTTCTCTGAAGTGTGGTACCATCTAGATTTTTTGAAAGTGAAGTTCCAAGCGTTTTCGCGGTAGTTTCAACTTCATTAAGCTTTGCATTCAAAATATCAGCATCCGAAGCAATTTGTGTTAAATTTCCAGAAGATCCTTTTGCTAATTCTGCTTTTATACTAGCCTGTTTGTCATGTATGGTATTCACTGTTTTTTCTAAAGATGATAAAACGTCTGCAGAACCATCTTGTCCAGCGTACTGAGATTTAAGCTTTTCAACTTTTGCATCAAATTGTTTTATAGAACTATCTGATACAAGGTTTTTTGCTTGAGCTACTTTTTTATCAATGGCATTTTGAAGCTTTGCTGCATTTGAATCTCCAACGACTGTATCTTTTTTAGATGTTTTCTCCATAGTGCTATTGACTAGGATCATGACATTTTTAAATTCTTTACCAGCAGAAGTGCATTCATCAAATTTTGACTTAATTTGATCCATTGATGCGCCAGAAGTAACAAGGTTTGATAATTCTTTTTCCAAACCTGTTATAGTTGCATCAAGCGCTCTTGCTCTTTCAATTGCATCTGTGGATTGTCCAGCATAATTACTTAGTTGTTTTGAACGCTGTCCTTGACGAATAGCAGTATTATCATCATTTCCATAAGCTTTGATTGTAGCATTTTTCTCATCGACATACGTGTTGTAACCATTAGCTTTTCTACGAAAATGATTAAAAGCTTTTTGCTCTAATTCATCATTATAAAAGCCTTGCTTTTTTGCATCTGCAATATATTTTCGATTTGCAGACATTTCATCAACTAAATCAGAAATCCGACCTTTGACATACTGTTTATCCTCTGTGGCTACTTTGCCTTTTGCTTCTTTTGTCTTTAATGAATAATATTCCGTTACGTCTTTATTTAACTGAGAGTATGCTTTTTGAAGATCAACAACGGTCTGCTTCTCAGATGTTAACTTACCATTCTTGTTATAAGATTGTTGTCTTCCATTAGCATATGTATACGAATGAGAAGTAGATGGACGTCCTTTTTTATCATATATTGTTGATTGTACATACTTATCTGCGTTTTTTGGAGTACTTTGTTCAGTAGCTGTTTTAGTTTTATTTCTTTTTCTAGACGTTTGAGTATGTTTCTTTTGTTCTTTTTCAATCTCATCAGACAGCTTCTTAACTTGTTTAGACGCTTCATCTGTTTTAATATTAATCTCTTTTGGTTCAGTGATTTTCTTCTCAAAATCATCGATTATTTTTTCGCTATTTTTATCCAGTGCAGCTTTTATAACAGCTTCGAGGTTAATGGTATGTTGTTTTGGCATTTTTTTCACCACCTTTATAATTCTATATTATCAAGCACTTTATGTACTGAATTATCAATGATTTTATCTAGTCTACCATTGACAAGTTCTTGCTCAACATAATCAAATGGTGGAGGAGTAGTATCTACAAGATGCCACTTACCGTTACCATGTTCACCCTTTAAATACATTAAATCAAACACGCCTTCGTTTGTTAGTTCTTGTCCCCAGAATCCGTGATAATTTGGAACGTTTTCTTCTGTATCTTCAAAAATTATAGATGAACCTTCAGCACTTATATTGCCAGTCATGTTTTCTAATCTGCCCTCGCTAAAGTCTCCTTTATGTGTTGCATAATATTGATGAATTGATTCATTAATAATTTTTCTATATTCTGGTTCTGCATCAGTTGCAATTTGACGTGCCATTGTAGGAACAGATTGTAATACTTTTTTATTGTAATCTTTTAGTAGCTTTTGTAATTCCTTTGTTATATTACCCATTTTTACCACCACCTCCACATTAATAAATTAAAAAATCTTCTGACATTTGACTGCCAGAAGATTTAATGTATTCTTGCTTTATTTATTATTTTCCCGTCATTCTTTTCTGTACATCCATTACGGTATCAACCATCACATCACGAATTGCTTTTGTATTCAGCATTTTAGCTTCATTTAGTTTTTTTAAAATATTCATAACCATGCCAATGCTTTCTGGGTTCTCGAGAATCGGTTTTGCTGCAAGCTGGATATTCTGTCCAATATTAGCTACAGAGTTTGCCATCTCAGCAATTTCTGTATACATTTCATGTTTTTCATCTGTACAATGAATCATCTTTTGAAGTCTGAAATTTACAATCTTCTCTACGCTTTCCATAACATGATTCTTCGTATTAATATACGTAAAATTTACATCATTTTTCTTATCGGATTTATCTACATTGTAGAAAAATTTATTTACATGTGCGTGAAGATTTTTATCTTGTATAACGCAATCATAGATTACATCGTCTTTTTCAAATTCGACACCTTCAATAAAATATGAAGCAATTGCCACGATAAGAGCAGCTTCCTTATTCCACGGTGTGTATTCGTCACCTTCAAACATATGATCAACAATCATGTTGATTGCTTTTTTCTCATCTGCAAGTGTAATAACTGGTTTAATTTTTACGTATTTTGTAATCATATTTTTCTCCTTCTATTCCTGATAAACTTTTACTTCCCAATAATATCCATCCGTAGTATGAATACTATATTTGTCTGAATAAGCATCATATTTTACCTGGCAAATTTGGGAAGAGTTTTCTACTATTTGAAAATATAAATGTGATGGTAAACAATAATTTCTTTTTCGTAAAATATCATCAATTTCACTGGAATACATTGTTTACCTCTTGCGTTTCTTTTTTCTTACGTTTTCTTTCTGCACGTTGCTTCTTTACAAAAGTATAATCGCACCATCCTCCGTCGATCTTAGAATAACAGATCCATTTATAATCAACATCTGGATAGCAGTACCAAAACATTTTTCGCTTAATTAGAGCAACACTGTCAGGGCATCCTTTAGTATCAATAACTTCTTCATGTCCGTCTTTGTAAACAATAAAAAAATCAGCCACATATTTTATTGGCTGAACAGTTTTTCCGTCGTGTTTGAACTTTGGTTGTAACTCATATGGCTTCTGTAATTCATAGTCCACCACATCGCCACGCTCCACTAATGGGCAAAGCACATCACGATAATATTTCATTTCTAAAATTGAATCAAAAGTTATATTATTATAAGTACGTTTACTTACATCTTTATCTACGTTATATTTAGATCTAGCGATTGTAATCACTTCCTTTTAAATATTATAATTATTCTTTTATTTTAAGATTTACTTCATTAATACTATCTGTTACAAAATTTACAGCTTTTTCATATGACATATTCTTTTCCTTAGAAATCTTCTCCGCTGTCAATTTACATATTACAGATGCGATCGTTAGTATATCTAAGGATTTTCCAAATCCTAATGTTTTTGCTTTTTCTCCAAATTTTAAGCATATTATAAATCCAAACATATTGTTTTCTCCTTGATATTACATTAAATTAGCGTATAATATAATTATAAACAAACGGAAAGGATACTGTAGTTAATGAAAGAAGAACTTAAAGAGTTATCAAAAGGTATAGGCAAGGCCGTTGAAACTGTTCCAGAATTATATCAAGACGCATTTCAACCATCTGCTCAAGAAGTAGGAAAACTTGCTGGTAGAGTTCCTCGTGTTATTAATGCCTTACTTTCAAATGTAGACATATGGACTTTAAAAAGAGAATATGCGGTCAAAGAAGCTCAAAAACTTCTTGAATTAAAACTCGAACATATAGATCAAGAAAAAATTGTTGAACCAGAATCATATGTTGCTATTCCTGCAATTCAAGCAATTTCATACTCTATGGGTAACGAAGAGTTGCGTAATTTATATGCAAATCTTCTTGCAAAAGCTATGATTGATGATACAAAAGAATCAGTTCATCCTTCATTTGTAGAGATTATAAAACAGATGTCTCCGATTGATGCATTAGTTTTTAAAATGATAGTCGAAGCAGGAATTAGACCTATTATCAATTTACGTAGGAAGACTCCATCTGACGGAAGTAACATTATCCAAAATCATTGTACGTGGATAAAAGACTTCTCTATTAAACAATGTGCTACCTCTATAGATAATTTGTTACGATTAGGCTTAATAGAAATTCCATTTGGAAAGTATTATATTCAACAGGAAATTTATAATCACATCAAGGAAAATCCATTATTCCAAGAATTAGAACAAGAAAGTGTAAAAACATTGGCTGATGGAGAGATCATCGACTATGAAAAAAGCTATATAAAACTCTCAGATTTTTCAATGTTATTTTATAATATATGCGTGGTTAATCCTTAATCAACAACTTATCATAGTCATTTTTCATATCTTCATACATAGATTGTTTTGTTCTTTCAACAATCATGTTTATAAATTTATTGTATAATTTTCGAAACATATAAGACCTTCTTTCTTTTAATGACCGTGAGCATTTTAATAGTTCACGGTCACTTTTTACTTTCGATGAAATTCATCTTTCAAATTATTTCTTTTCATTAAATCTTAATTTTACCTCAACTGGTACAACAGGAAGATGTTCCATACAATAATTAAACTTTGCATCTCCCGTATGGTTTCCGCCTATGGCGTTATATGTCGCATGAAGGCTAATAAATTCTTCAACCTCATCTTCTGGTATTCCATTATTAGAAAGATAGGATTTATATTTTTGATTAATGTGATTCGCTAAAGATTCTTTTTGGGCTTGAATTAAATTTTTTATTTGCTCTTGTTCTTCTTCATCTGACTTAACAATTTGAGATATATTATCTTTTAATTCCTGCTGGATTTGCATACTTTGCTTTCTATCATGGATTCTATTCTCAGAATATGTATTCACAATATTTTGCGTATCAGCAATAGCTTTTCGTATTTCTTCCATGCGCTGATCTAAATTTTCTTGAATCTTTTGATCATGTTTTATTGACTGTTTTACGTCTTCAGAATGTTGTTTTGATAAATTTTGTAATTCTTTTGCCGTATCCATAAGAAGTTCATGTTCCTCTTTTTTCTCGCGCATTGCCTTTGTCTCAAGGCCAAGAAAATCACATAAAAACCAATGTAATACCTGTATAATTGCTTGGAATCCCAGCAGCGCAACAAAAATTGTTATTCCAAAAGCTTTCCAGTCGATCCCGAAAAATTCACGTATAGGTTCCATTTTTCACCTACACTTTCTGCTATGCTTTTGGTTCTGTGTAGGTCATAGCATTATCTGAATCTCCAGCACCAGCAGTAGTAGGATCAATAACAATACCTAAAATAGCGAGCACAACGAATGCTGCTTTAACAACACTCACAAGATTATTACCAAGTCCACTTAGATCAATTGTGAATCCAAATACTGCGGCAACTTCCTGAATTAATACAATAACTGCTGGAATTAGAGTAATCCAAAATGTCTTATTTTTCGCTCTTACGAGCCAGTTAATATTTCTCATAGCTTTACCCTCCATAATTTTAATATGATAGGAGAGTGATAATACACTTTTACGCCCATAACCATGAGCAACCTATGTTAAGTTCCTCAATGTCATGACACAATTTTTTATTTGATTACATACATAATCAAGTTCTTCTTTTGTTTCTGATCCGTTCAAAGTCAAACGAATTCCATTATGAATATATTTTTCGTTCATACCGATGGCAAGTAAGGTATCAGATGATTTCAAACTTCCGGAATTACAAGCAGATCCAGTAGATACAATTACACCATACTCATGAAGTAAGGTCATTAATGCTTCGCCAGATACTCCTTCAAAACACAAAAATAAATTATATGGCAATCTATTATTATAAGAGCCAACAACAAAAAAATTTGGAACTAATCCTGATAATGTTTTCACGAGATAATTTCGTTTTTCTGATGTACATTGATCATAATTATAATGCTTTACAACGTATCCTAGAGTTAAGATGCCAAGTGTGTTCTCTGTTCCACCAAAAAGTCCATGTTCTTGTGAACCATATATAATAGGAGACAATTGAATATTATCCTTTTTATATAAAACCCCACACCCTTTTAAAGATCCTAATTTATGCGCAGAAAACCCTGCAATATCAATATCCAATTTCTTGACATCCAGTGGAATTTGACTGATCGACCCAGTGCAATCGACATAAATTTTACCGTTATAAAAATGGATCAAATCAGTGAACTTTTCCACATCTTGTATTGTACCGATTTCACTGTTAGCATAATCCATAACCACAAAACTTTTTTTATTATATATAGAAAGAAGAGATTTTAAATCATCAAAATCAATTTCACCCTGTCCATTAACTTTTAATGGAATAGCATCCCTAATTGTTTTCACATAATTTAAAATTGATTTATGTGCAATAGGAGAGTACAGAACAACACAGTCATTTTGGTCTTTATATCCTTTGACTGCTAATGTATTAGAAGCTGATCCTCCAGAAGTAAATAAAATATTACTTTCATCTGCATGAATAAAATCAGCAATATTTTTTCTTGCTTCATTAATTTTATTCCGAATATTCCTTCCTTCCTGATAAGCACTGGATGGATTATAATAATCGTCTAAAATAGATATAATATAATTTTTTGTCTCTTGATTTAATGGAGTAGTGGCAGCATTATCTAAATAAATTTTCATAGTTACACCTGCTAATCATAATATTCATTATTGATGTAAAAATTTTTCAATGCTTCAAATAATTCCGGTGTCTTTTTATATTTCCAAAGAGTTTTTCCGGTATCATCGACCTTTACGAATTCATAACGAATACCGTATTCTTTTAGATATTTATATTCGTCAACAAAAGAGGTCGCATATTCTTTGTCAAACTTCATTTTTTCCTTTTATTCCTTCCTGATATATAAGCGTAAAAAATAGGGGTGCGTATAATTGATATATACGTACCCCTATAATTCTCATATATCAATCAACACTATTTTTATTCACTTTTGATTTTGGAACAATCTTTACAGTTTGTTCTCTTTTTTTAGTCGCAGTAACTTTTTTATCATTCTTATTATCAATAATTTCTGATACAATTTTTTGGATATTTTCCTTGTAGGTAGAAACTTTTGATAAATCACACAATGATAGATTTGTAGCTGCTGTTTCTTTACTTATTGCACCTTGAGCGTAATCGCTTACAGTTTCAAAAACATTTTTGCAATTTTCTGTATCAAACAGATTCATCCACATCGGGAGATTCTTGCTCGTAGGACAATATCCGCAATACTCATAAGCCTTACCACAAGTAAGGCATACTCTGTTATTTGCCATTTGTTTCTCCCTTCTGATTAGAATCAGTCTTCGTCAACCTCATCAGCATCGTAAACGCTATACAGAATCTTGTCATCTCCACAATATTCGATCTCTAGATCACCTTTGAAATCCATGGTTGTAGTGTCAGCACTAACTGGAACAGTAGTTTCTGGAGATACCTGGAATGATGGCATTACAATGTAATCTGCTTTTAGCTCATTTTTCTTACATGGATTGTAGTATGTAGCTTTCATAATTGCGTATACAGATGTTGGGAATTTATCTGCTCTATTGTGGATTACCGCACCTGTCTCTACTTCACGATCATAACGAACAAAGAACATTTCTGCATCTTCATCTAATGGAAGAGTTAGTACAGCACCTTCTTTCGCAATAGAAAATTTATCTGTAGCGGCAGTCGTATCCATAGTATATGTTTTTCCAATAGAACCATCACCAAAATACTGAGCTACTTTTACAGAACCTTCTACATATCCGGTAATCGTAACGGTTTTAACACCATTTTTAACATGCATCAGTCTTGGCATTTTAACTTTACCACTTTTAGATGCAAAGATTGGCTGAGATCCAGAAGATGCAGCAACGATATTGGTGTTAACAAAAGCATTTGTTGCAGAAAAAGTACCTGCTTTAGACTTCCAAATCTTCTTTACAAGATTACCATTTTTATCGGCAACATCTTTAGATTCAGCAGTGATTTCAATATTTGCATCACTTAATTGGGTGAGTACATATTGTGGAATACCAGTACCTTTATCTTCTGCATAAAAGTATAGAATCTCTTTATAGATTTTGTCACCTAATTTAAAACTCATTTGTTTTCCCTCCTTAAATTTTTGTATAAAAAAATCATGCAGATCCTTTAAGATCTCGCATGAAATTAAATTCATTTTTTGGAATTTTTGATGTATCAACAAATCCAGAATAACTGCCATTAATGACAGCATGTGTTGATTCATAAATTTGAAGTCTTTGTACACTATCATAGAATTCCACAATTCCAACATTGCGTAGTTCATTCTTTTTATATTTCGATCCAGGGTGATTCAGATAGAAAGAAATCATGGATAATAGACTTGGTGGTTTTAAAGAACTGTCTCTTTTCATCGCCAGCAAATTCTGTTTGTCTCTATTAATGAGATCTCTTTTGAGAGTCTTACTAGAAGTAAATTCCTCTTCTGGCGGAAATGTATGAAACATATATTGAATATATTTACACATTTTAATTCGTGTTGGTTCGTCAATCTTTATGTCTTGAATAGGATTATATAAAATAACACTTTCTTTTCCATCTTTTTCTTCGGTAAAGAAAGAAAAACCATGAAAATCAATGTCACCAAACATCAGTTTTGAATATTCCAAATCAATACTTTTGATTAAAATGGAAAACAATTGCTGATTTGTGATATCATTCCAGTCAATTCCATTGTTCCAAAGTTGTAAACGACATTTTGTTGTATTTGAAATAAATGGATAAATAACAGATTGTATATTTTCTTCTCCGTATGTTATATAGTCTTGAATTGATGGCTGATGAATTGTGATTTTATCATTCACTACATAATCATCTCCAAAATACAGTTGAAGAGGATTAAAATCAAAATATTCTTCTTCGTTATTTTCTTCATTTGCTATCTGTGCTTCAATTGCACTTTGTACAAGATCATTATTCGCAAACCCCATAATTTACCACCTTTTATTACTATAGAAGGATTTACCATTCTCTGTTTTTGTAATATTGTTTGGTGTAATAATTTGATATTGCAAAGTACGCACAAGATAATTATTATCCATCGTTGATTCTTTATCCAAAGATGGAATCGGATTTTCAACCTCAGTTCCAATCCATGCAAATCTATCTCGCAATATTGCAGCAATTAGATCATGTCTTGGTAAACCAGTAAGATCATCTATAACATCTTTTTCATGGATAAATATTGTAAAAGTAAGAAGAAGTGTTTTTACAGAATTATTATATCTTGCTAAGTCACTAAAACTTGTTTGATAACATACATAATTCCTAGAATCTGTTTCTGTTTCTGGGAAAAATATGTATGGACGGATATGGGCATTCTCACCAAAATAACGATCCCACTCACCCAATGGTTCTCCATCTGCATCAACGTTTAAATTTCCATCATCGTCAAATAATTCGGATTCCAACTCTGCATCATGAATTGCATACAGTAATTCTGGACAGTGTAATAATATTTGATATACTTGATTTTTGATACGAATATTATCATCATCTGGATTATGTGTATATGCGCGTAATTTATTAAGCATATCATCTTTTGTATGAAAGGAGTATTCATTTATTTTATTCATTCAGATACCCCCTATACAGTAATTTCAAAATTTTCAGCTACTCGAATAATGTTATTATTTAAAGAAACATCACATGATATTAATAATAATTTCCCTAAATAATTTCGATCGTTGATAAATTTCATTTTAATTTGATTATATTTACAACCAGATTTTGACCACGATACATAATCAGATAATTCATTATTTTCTACGGAGCATTTCCAAGTAAATTCTCCGCCTTTATATTGATCAGATATGTCATTGTGATCTTCGTCTAGTATTTTTATAGTAAACAATTTATAACTGCCACCAACTTTTACATTGGTAGAAGATGCTATAATTTTTTTATTTATACCGGCAATTTCTCCAGGTGTTGATGGTTCGACTGGGATAACAGATGAATCATAATAATCAGCATACATACCAATAATCTTGCCATTTTCGTCACGTTCAATATAATCTCTATGTTCATCCCAAAAATCTTGATAAATTGTAAGTTTTTGGATTCCGACAGGTTTTGTGTTTTCTATTTTTGTTACAGACCATGCCAAAGGATGTTCTGTTGGCGCGCTAATAATAAGACGCATTGTTTTACTAACGTCATCGTTGTACCAAAACTTTTCTGTAATCGGATTTAATGGGAACCAAATTTTATCCTGGTTGTCTGGGTGGGCAAAGTAGTGGTCTCTGTATTTTCCAGTTGTGTACGAATTCTGGTTTCGAAGCACACCCCACATTTTCCGCTTAATTCTGTTTTGACCAGTTTTTTCAATCCATGTCAAATTATAATCACATGGAAGAATTAAATACTTTCGAAATTGGTTTGCAATTTCTCTTCCAACAATTAACCATTTATGATAAATTTTATTATCATCTGGGATATCGACGAATAACCCAATCGGAAAATCGGCTAGATACCGTTCGTGATAATCTGTTTCATAATAATACAAATCATCATTCTCGGAAAAAGAATATTTTTGAGACGGACGAAATTGTAGATAATAAGGAACCTGATCCTTATCTATAGACTGATAAGAATTAATAATAAACTTTGCATCAATTGGAGTTTTGGTTGTATTGTCATAAGTCATATTCTGATTTTTATCTGGCTGATCATCATGGTAAAAATCATATATATAACACTTTTTGGATTGTATATCATTGTCCCAGGTAAGATCCATAAGGTCATCAGATATGTTTTTCAGATTTTCGCCTACAGTACCAGACATCCCTACTGCTTGATACATTTTTTGCATTTCTTCGAATAAAGGCATAGTATTACACCTCCTCGATCTTAAGAATTGCCATTCCAGCATCCAATATTAGTTTTCTATATTTCCAGTATTTAAACATTGGACTGTTGTAAAGATTTTGAGCTGCTTGCAACAAACTCATTGTGTCCGCGATAGCGAGAGGATATAGTAGAAGAGTGTTGTACCCATCTAATTTATCCAACAAATTCTCAAAAATTTTATTAACATCAACATCTGGATAACTATCTGCTGTTTTTGGATCTACGCATAATAATAAAAAGAAAATCGATCCACGAATTGATTTTTGAATCTCTTTAACTTGACTATCAGGTATACTTCCATATAAATATTTCATGTCGTACCTCCGTCAAGATAGGAATTATATTCGTAACCATGATCTCGAATATATTTTCTGAGATTTCTTTTTAATTGCTCCAATCGATCAATATTATTCTTATAATTAGACTGCAATTTCTTTTCTTCTTTTCCACCGATCATCATAGAAATATTTAAAATACTTTCTACTTGTGGTTGCATCCAAGAAATAACCATATATTGTGTTAAAATACTAAAAACAAATTCTTTATCTGATTCTTCGTCGATTGAATTATCTAATTCGAAAGTTATTTCTTCCATATCATCATCTAAACTAATTTGAGAAAATATTTTTCGAATATAAGGCTCTGCAACAGCATTATGTAGCCAACCAGCCATTAGATTTGTCACATATGATTTTTGCAATTTGTAGAAATTTGGATCTGTTATAAGAGGATAGAATCGTTCAAATATATCTTCATAATCGTAGGTCATAATTCACCTCCGATCTTACTAATTACATTTTTAGATCAAAACGAGTACCACAAACTTTGTCAATGATTTTCGCTTTGTTCCAATGTTCAAATGTACCATTTTCCATCTGAGTAGCGTAAATACCAATAATTCTATTTTTGGCGGTAATTGGTAACTGAATAAAAGCTGTTTCAAAATCACTATTAGAAAGATTCATAACTTTCTGAATATCTTCCTCGTTAAACATGCTTTCATAAACATCTTTTACTTCAAACCAATGATCATCATTAATTAGGTTTTCATCTTCGATAATAATGTCTGGGTTAAAAATAGAACCTTTATGCTGAATCATTGCAGCTTTTAGATCTTGATATTCTACATTTCTGCGATCACCAGGGCCATTAAATGGATACACCATATGCGTATGATCCCCACTAAACAAGAAAACGCCTGGAAAAAGAGATCTACAAGGAATCATCTCATCTGGCTTATAATCAGCATCTTTTTTTAATGTTTTCATCTGCTCAACTGAATCCATTTTTTTATTTACAGGTTGAATATAATTTGCCTTGACCATTTCTACAACATCATCGTCAAGGTTAGCCATATGACTTTTGATACTAATGTCATTTTCCTGTAAAAGCTTAACAATATCAGAACTTGGTACATTAATTTGTTTTGCAAGTTCATAAACTTTCATAGTTATTTATCCTTTCATTCATAAAAATAGGAGTGCAGTCAATCCACACTCCTAAAATAATTATACTTAAGATCAGGTTCCAATCTCCCAAGTACCAAAGCGTACATTGGTCATAGTTTCAAGACCCATGCATGTTCTAATCTTATAATCCTTGGTTTCGTCTCCTGTGTCGCCCATTTCGTTTCTTTCAAATGTAGCGTCTGATCCTTCGTATACAAATTTGATGAATTTATCAATGTTATTTGGCATAACGAGAAGTTTTGTATCATCCTCAAGATATTTAGTTACATCATTGTAGGCAAATGCCTGTGGAATCTCAACAAGATCGGTGCCTTCGAAAGTACCAAGACGGCCCATTCTATATAAATCGCTTTTCGCTTCGGTGGATGCCCATTGAACATTACCAAAGTTTACAAGCTCGCCCAGGGCTACTTCTGTACCCATAATTACGGCTTTGGAACCAGTAGCAAGTTGTACATCAGAAATAAGTCTCTTAAGTTTTGCTTTATTTTCTGGTTTTGCCTCACCTTTAATATTCCATTTAGTTGGAACTGGGAGCTGTTTTGAAGCAGACATAACTGCATCATGAAGCATTGTATTTGTATAACGATTGAAAGCTTCTGTAATTTTATTCAGAAGTTCATTCCAATCTTCAACACCCTGCATGAATCTTGTTAAGTCAACATATACGGACATACCATAGTATCCAGTGCTTACGGTTCTTGTCTGTCCACCAGCGAGTCTCTGACGTTCAATCGCATGATGACCATTTGCAATTTTTGCAACAGTTAGAATACAATCATCTTTGACATAAAAACTGTTCTTCTCGCCAATAGCAACATTTTTGAAATCAACATATTTTCTGAAGAATGGATCAGCTGACCATCCAGTAACAAGAGTGTCATCAAGTGTATCTTCGATAATTTCAAATAAAGCTTCTCTAACGGATGTTCTGCCTAATGCTCGTTTGATTTGATGGTCTGTTGGATTCTCAGGTAGACCGGCAATATTTATAAATTTCTTTCTAATAACAACATTGGCATCGGCCTGAGATTGTCCTTGAAGTCTATCATTATATGTATCAATACAGATTTTTGTGAACGTTCTAACGTCATTCATATCTGCAAACTTTTCCTGATTTAAATCAGTATATTCATTAAAAAATAGTTTTCTCATAATTTAATCTACCTCCTTTCCTATGCTTCTACTGCGCGATTACGTTTTACGAATACTGCGTACTCGCCATTTGGCCATTGTTTGTAAATATATCCAACAAAACCATTTGTTGGTTTGGTTGCATTCGGATCTGCAGCAATGGTCGTAAGTTTGAATCCAGAACCATCTACAACAACATACTTGCCTACGGCAAGTTCTGCATTATCTTTAAATGCTTCCTTGGAAAGACTAAATCTATCTGTCTCAAATACTTCAAAAGCACGAATGATTTCACCTTTTCCGTTGTAGAATTGAGACTCTTCCTGCATTCTCTTTGTGTATTCCTCATAAATTTTTACTGGATTTGCAAGAATAACAATTTTATCAGTTACTGCTGGTGCTGTACCGACTTTAAATACATCGCTTTCTTTATAATTTTCAGGTTTAAGAACTGCTACAGAACCATTGTCCATATCAGCACCATCATTAACCATGTTATAAAATGCGTTTGGAATATCTGTTGCGCGCATTAAAGTGCTATGAAATACGCCATGTTTTTTATAAGCATAAGTATCAAAATTTGATGCCATTTAAATTTTCCTCCTTTTAAAATTTTGAATAATAAAAAGAACCAATGCTCAATTGGTTCAGAAATAACATTTCAATTATTTTTTAAGAGATTTAAAATAATCTCCATATGGTGACTTTTCGTCATCTACAGTAGATCCTTCAGAATCTACTCCGAATCGCATTCCACCATTGAATTTCTTTTTTGTTTCTTTTTCTGGATTTTTTGCAGAGAAAGTTTCTGCATGAGATGTGATATAATCCGCAAAAATTACTTTTGCTTCTTTTTCGAGATCAACCAGATTGTATTTATCCATATTCTCAACTAGAGATTTGAACTCATCTGTATCTTTCAGAACAGCATATTTTTCTGCACTTAGAATTTCTTCTCTTTGAGAATGAAGTTTAGAAAATTCTGCGTTGCTTTTATACTCAACAAGTGCTGCATAATTATTTCTCATTTCATCGAGTTCGTTAAGCTCTTCTTGAGTAAGATATGTAGCAAACACTTCGACGCGATCACCGGTAAGAGAGAAGTTATCTCCATCTTGAGAATACGTTTGTTTGTACGCAATACCCGTCCAATAATCAGACATAACCAGATATTTTTCATAAACTTTTACAGAATACCAACAATTATCTGATTCACCATACTGAGTATTTACCAGATTAGATAATGCAAAAATTTTATCATCTAAAGCCACTTCAAAAGATTTTATATTGCCATCAATGTCAATTGAATATTTTTTCTTTTTCTTTTCACCTGTAGTTGATGTAACATCAGATTCAGAATCATCTCCGGATGATTTTTCACTATCAGACTCCTCTGGATTTTCATGACTGTTATCATTGTTTTTGCTGTCTGTCGTCGATTCAGCAGCATCTGGATTCTGTTCTGTATTCTGATTGCCTTCTTCTGCATTTGACTCTGGCGCTGAGTTATCATCTTGATTTTCCAAAGTACTATCCGTATTACTATCGGTTGCGTCTGTATCCTCGAACTTTTCTTTAAATTTCGCTTCTAGTTCTCCATCAGATAATCCTTCGTAATCAAAATCAATATCTTCTTTTTTTACATTATATTTCTTTAACAATTCTTCGAATTTCAACAAATTTCCTCCTTTCGTAGAATTTTTATCATTGAAACAAACCTGCTCTAATCTGGATTCCAAATTAGAAATTCTGGTTTGCAAATCAATCAAAACTGAATTATGTTCTTCGCTAAAATCTACAATATCAGCTCTAGAACCTTCCATGCCTTCTCCTATTTCGGTTCCATCATTACGAGATCCCAAAAAAGTCGAGGCGTTTACATAGAAATTTTCCAGATCAAGTATTTTTTCTTTTGAATCATAAGATAATTCCTCAATAACAAGTTCGCAGCTATTCTTTGTTCCATTTTTATTTTTTAAAATTGATACAGCCTTTGTATAATCTTCTGCGATGTAAGCATAAGCACACACAAAATCCTTATCTAACTTATCATCATGTTCCCAAAAAGCTGGTTCAGAAGAAAACGAACCGATTTGGGATTCAATATATACATTTTCCTTTTCGCCTGTTTCTTCATTAACAACTGTTTTTATCTCATGACCTTCAAAATCCCAAGAGCCATCGTCTAACTGATGAATTGCTCCAAGCACAGGTCTATCTGGAATTGTCTTCATTGCGCGTTCAGCAGATTCTTTTGAAACGCGCGATTTATTTCTGTTTTTCCCTGTATGGAAAATTTTAATTTTGACTTTCTGCATACCACGATGGTTTTCATCAACTGAATCCTCGGACTCAAATGTTGTCGGAACTTTTACTGCAAGTTTGTATCCAGTATCTTCTGAACTAAATTTTGCAAATTTTTGTTCCTCACAAAATTTAACTAAATCATCAATGGTAAGCATTGTTTTATTACGCATCCTATTGTCTACCTCCTTTCTTCAGAATATAAAAAATCCCATCCTGAAAGATGAGATAGTTAAACGTAAAGAATATTACTATATTGAATTTTTGATAAATCTAAATCATCAGAAAAATATAGTTTATCATCATTTAAAAATGTATAGACGCCGTTTTGCGTATCAATAATTTGATATCCCAATTTCACAAGCGTCTTCATTATATCTATATCAGACACTTTAATAAAATTTTTCTTCATATAAATATCAGCTCCTATTACATATCATTTTTTCTCTTTATTCTTTGCACCATTTTCAGTTAGTTCATCTGTATCTTTTTCAGGAGCGCCACCTTTAATCGGATCTGTTCCAGAAACAGAAGTAGAAGAATTCCCTGATTGTGTATAACTTGTGCTAAGTGGACTGTTCATCAAATCAACCAAACCTAAATCTCGTTCTAATTTCAATAAAGAAATTTGCTCAAGTGGCGTATTCCCGTCTAAAATACCAATTGCCATTCTTGAATATCCATTCTGCGCAGATTCTACTAATTCTTTTCTCTTGGATTTTCTTGTATATGGACTAACTCCATCAATATATTTAAAATATCCATGTCCTGTACCAACGATATAATTAAAATATACATTCAAATATTTTTGCACTTGCGGCAAAAGAGTACTTTGGCCATACTTCATATCTGCAATTATCTGTGCTTCGTAAATTGTAGTTCCAGACTTATCAGAATCCAGAATAACGCCTCCAATATGTTTAAATATATTAGAAATAGAATTAGAAATCATATCTGTATCATCTGTGTTATTTAAATCCTTGAATTCGATAGTTTCGATTGGTAGTGGAGACATGGCGGCATTAACACAGGCTGGTAAATTTGCTTCTAATTTTTTATAATATTGCAAAGCTGTTGCGGGATCTACTTCGAAGTTATCTGGCTCATCAGATCCAGAAATAGGTTTTAGTCTTGCAACTAAAAGTTTATAAGCACTCAGTTCATCTTTAACAGACTGAATACCTTGTAAATCAACAGTGTTAATTAACGATTCAAATAAGGATGCGAAGCTTGGATAATCCATGGTTGGATCATCAGAATTTACTTTAAAACAAACCTGTCGTTCTGGTTCCAATTCTTGCCAACGAAGAGTTGAATCTTTTTGATATGCTTCATATTTAGTTTTAAATTCACTATCCCAGTATTCGAGATATGTCTCATGAGATCGAAAATAAGAAAAATCAAATGCGAAACGAAGTACTCCAGATTCTTCAGAAGATACTCTACAATAATCTCCATCAAGAATTTGATAAAAACATGTGCCACCTTCTTGATCAGAATCGTCATATATATATGCATACACTGAATCTTCTCTCCAGGCTACAAGTAATAATTTTACAAGTTCGCTTCCAAAATCCATTCTCTGCCAGCGAATCATAGTTTCATACCAAGCACTTTTTCTTTCTTCTGCTGAAATTTCTTGAGTTGGATCATCCAATGGAATAATATTAAAGGCGTCTCCACAAATCATAGTTGCGTAATGCAAACAAATACGCCTGTACTCATAACATAATCTGTATAAATATCTGCTCAAATTTCGTAATTGAGATTCATATGATTTTGGAGATCTCATATAGGTTCGTAATGTTTCCCTAGAATATGTTTGAAATGTACGAGATTCAGTTTTTGACAAATCAGTTAATTGCAACGCATCTATCATACTCTTAGTTGTTTTTGCCATTTCAAGAACACGTTCATGTTTAGTAATAGTATTTGCCATTTCGGACACTGTTTTTTTGCCTTTTGGAGTACTGATTGTAGGAGTTGTTCTGCTTAATAGGAGCTTATCCACCTTATCTATTTTTTGACTTTGTGTTGTACTAGAAGCGGAAGATGTACTATCTACCACTTTCGGTTTATTTTTTGATCCTTTAGGTCTACCCAATGATACACCTTCCTTTCTGTAATTTTTATATTTTTAATTGGAAAATAAGAGAATATGACAGAAACGAAATTAGATTTAATCAAAATATGAAAAAGTTTTTGCTGTTTTAATTGGGAGCATATCGACGAGATTGGAAGAAGAGATAGATTTTTTCTTTTTATTTTTAATATGTTCAAGTCTTTTTTCCGACAGGAACCAGCCTAACATCGCTAAGACATATGCCCTATCGTCGTGCATAGTTGCTTCAGAATTTCCCGTATCTGCATCTTTATGTGGAGGAAGTTTAAAACTATCTTTTCCACCTTCTCTTTTTGTTCTGCAAATATTCACAATTTCTTCCTTCATGGCATCGATTTGAACTAGCGCCACCTCTTCATCCAAAGACAATTTATATGTAGTGGTTTTCGCTGATTCTATTTTAGATAATCTTTCTTCTAGTTGTTCTTCATATTCACTGATATCCAAATTCATTTTATCTAATTCCGCGCGAATACTTTCTTCAGACTTATGCATAAGCTCCTCATCGACTTCCAGTATGTTTAAATAACCTTTATTGTCATATTTTTCAGTGAAATGAATTTTATTTGCTTCAACCATTTTTATCAAAGCTTCAAACATCTCTGATTTATATTTTGATGGTTCAATCAGTTTTAACTTATTAACCGCTTCTGGATATCTCTTTGAATAAACATCTCCATTTGTATAGTCTTTATCAATTAATCCATGATGAATTTTCCCTGTTTTATCTTTCCATTCCTCGATTAGACTATCTCTAACCCAAGAGTTTCCACCTCCACCAGATCCTGCATCCGCCAAAACCAATTCGATGTTATCATAGTCTAATGCGTCACCATTGTAATCTAACAGAAGATTATGCAACTCACGTATCTGGTCTTGCGTCATCATAGGAGTCTTTCTTCGAAGGCCTAAATCAGAAAAAGAAATAACATTTACGATATCCATTGTATATCCATCTTCTTCGTTGTATAACAATTCTCCGATTCCCAAAATTGAGTTATCAGTAGATCGCGCTGGGTCATATGCGAACACAAATTTTCTTTCGTTTGTGTCATTATGCAAAACAGGAGGTCTATTGTATGAATTTCTAACAATCAACGCTCGTTTAATAATTTGTCCAACGCCGCCATCTTGTGTAAACTGATTATAATATTCTCGCATAGCCTTTTCTGGATTGTTTCTAATCTCGTTTTCGATAGTTTCTCTATTTAATAGAGATGCTGGATATGGCTTTCCGTGAAAAGTGGTATTTATAACAATATCACAATTTAAATCTGCAACGAAATATCTTGGATCACCTAAAAACATTTTTTTTGAAAAATCACGATACTTCTGGTAAAAAGCAGTATCTACAGAAGACGCAGATGAAGCATATAACAATTGATGTGGGAACTCTTTTGGAACTGTGGCGACGTCAATATCTCCACCAAGTTTAAAGTCCGCGCTCTGTGTTGTGAAAGCGCCGATAACGTTAAATTCTTCTTCAGAAAGCCACCCTCCCTCATCAAAATAGACGGCCTCTGCTCGTTTACCTCTTTTCGCGTTAATATTACTATTCAATGTCTTCACAAAACTACCATTATAAAGTTTATATGTGAACCCCATTGGATTATGGACAAATCCGGATGAATTCGCCTGAGATATTTCCACTTCATTTCTAAAGACATCCGTAAGACCAGTCATTGATTCAATATTTTTCATTGCAATATCTTCAATTTTTCTAAATGTTTCTTGTGACTGATCTGCAGTTCCAGAACAAATATATATTCTGTAATTGTTATGTAAAAGACCACGAAGCATTGCATATAATGCTAATTTTGTTGTCTTACCAGCATTTCGACTTTCTAGCCATAGGACATACGGTCTTGTCCAGCTCATCATGAATGTATATTCTTGTGAATCTAATAAATCTACGCCCACGAATTCTGATAAAAATTTCGTTGGATATCGTAATCCCCATTGTTTTATTTCAGCTAATTTTTGATAACTTTCTAATTTTCTCTGAGATATTTCACGTTCTGTTGGTTTTACATAAATTTGATAATTATTCGGCAATAAGATTCCAGAGTCTGTCTCAAGCATTGTTTGTTTCCACCAAATCTATGTTATTATCTTTTAAAAGTGATTTTAAATCATAATTTTCTTTAAGAAGAATTCTTGATTTTTCTTCGCTTTCATCGGATTTCTTTTTATATTTATTTATCAATTCTCTTTGCTGAATAATCATATCATTATAGTCGTTTTCATCTAATCGAATCTGTTTTAAAATAGCTGCATCACTAATTTCAGCTACTTGTTGTAAACCGGCAGAATATTCAATATTATATAAATTTGTTTCAGCTTCAGACAGATTCATTTCTTTCATTTTCCGAACTTTACCAGTCCATGTATTTTCACCTTTTGAAGCGTTGACAGAGTGTTTTAAGCTGATTCCGTTATCTTTTGCCAAATTTAATACAGAAGAAGTTATTTTGTTTTTTGTATCTTCTAGATTCTTTATTGTAGATATGTTTTTCTCCATATTTTTTACATCAGACATTAACGAAGTAATTACATCGTTTATCTTCTCAATGTGACTAAAACTTTTTACGATTTCAATAGAAGAAGATGTTTTAAGTCTATCTTCATTTGCATCTTCGCTAGAATCTAAATAACCAATAAGACTTGCATATAGATATGGTTGATCACCAGGTTGTTCTTTTTCAAAGGGATCATATCCTAATAAACGAATTACATCTTTTTTATTTTGTGTAAACGTATCTAACAAATCTTTATTAACAGAAAAAGAATTTGATGTATCATCTATATTGTCATTATTTTCATCTTTTTTCGAATAATAAAAATCACTATCTGAGAACGTTTTGCAATTATATTGCCCCATCGCAACGTTTTTAATATATGCATTCCAAGGGTTAGATTTAACTCTTCCAGAAGCTAGATTATCTGCTTCTAATACACTAGCATCCCACAAATCATTTAAAAAAGGTTTGTCCAAATACTTAAGGGCTAATATAACAGAATCTTTGTCTGGTTCATGTTCTACTTTATCTTTCCCAATTTTTAACGCTATTTTTTTTGCACAATCCTTACAAATAGGTGTAAGCCCACTTTTATTTAAAGGATCTGTACTTACATAAAATTTGTCTCGTGATTTATGAGTATCACACATATAGCACCAGGCACCATTTTTTAATGAATCAACTTTATCCTCTAATCGAATAATTTTGTCTTTCATTTGAGCAGCCGTTAATTTCGGCGCAGTTGTTTTTGTAGCCAATTAACAGCCACCTCCTTTTTTGCATAATAAATTAAGCACTTTCTGCAAGAGCAGATAAAGTGCTTTCTAAATATTCTACATATTCATAATTTATATTTATTTTCAAATTATTTTCCTTAAACCAAGTATCAAATTCTCCAACATCGATTCTGTATAAGAAATCTAAAAAGTCAAATGGTGAAAATTTTGTGTGTCCATAATTATCATGAAATAATTTATGTACTTCTTTGTTTATACATGCTCCATATCCATATAACATATTTAAATCTTTTAATGTTAATCTTAATTCATTAAAGTCTTCTTTGTTATAATCACATACTTGCTGTTTTACTTCTACCCCGGTTATTTTAAAAACTTCATCAACAATATCTCTAAAAGCAGTGGTATGGTGCACATTATCAAATTCGCCGCCAGTTATAACGCATTTATAATTACAAAATTCCATTGAATCATTGAACCAATCTTTTGTATCAGATCTTAATTCAACATAAGTAGAATTGATTCCACCTTTCCAACGACCGTTTTCTTCGCCGACTAATGGATTTAAATGTCTTGGATTTTTATCACCAGCCCATTTACCTTTTTGTCTCTCGCTTATCATTTTGCATTGTTCTGGACTACGCCTTTTACCTGTCCACCATCCATCATGAGTCTTAAAATATTCTCTTTTAGTTGCGGATATTTTCTTTCTTGTTTCTTCAGATAACTTTCGCCCTTTGAGTTTTTCACTGTTTTTAATCCCTCTAGACAAATTGGCCCTGACTTGAACATCATGATTTTTACCTTGCAGACCAAGAAGTGAAGCATGACACTCTATGGATCTAATGGTTCTATTTGGTAAAAACAAATTATGTAATTCTTCTCCAGTAAAATCCTTATATTTTTCCAATAATATATTATTTTCTTCATCCGTCCAGTTTTCAAAAACTATATAATTAGAATCAAGAAAACCAGATTTATTTGTACTACATTCTCTGCATACACTTCTTAAACCATCAATACACGCAAGATCGATAGGAAAATATAATTTGTTATTTGGTAAATCCCTATTGCACTTTTTACAATGTCGTGTTCCTGGATAAAATAAATCTTTATTTTTGTTTTTCTCAATAATCTTCAGACGTTTTTCTTTGTTGAGTATCTTTTGACATTCCTTACAAACTGCATTTAGTCGTCCAGTCTTTTTATTTGCATAAGAAAAGAATTCATTTGTATTCGGGAATTCTTTTCCACATTTTGTACAAATTCTTGTTTTTGATTCAATACTTGTTCCATGAGTATATCCCATTTTTATTGTCTCGCTTTCCACTCGCATAACAATTAAAAAAGAGTAGGAGAGTAGTGCGAGTGTCTACTATGCCAAAGCTCATGACTTCTCTGGTTTCCTACTCCAAAAAAATTAATCACGCTCCACTGACAGAACAATAAACACCAAACTGCTTATGATTACTTATTCTCCAATGAATTTAAAGAGAATAAAAATATAAAACATGAAACAAAATAAAGAAAGGTGATTTAAATGTGTAAAACTATAACAACATCAGATGGTAAAGTATTAGAACCAATAACTCCATCTGAAGATCTACAAAAACTACAAGAAATTTCTGAAAAACTAATATCAGATACAACTTATCAGCAAATCCTAAACAATAATACCAGTATGAATATGTTTGATTACATGCAAAAATTCCCATCTCCAGAAGAACGATTGAAATTTCTTACTGATAAAATGGATTCCATGCAGTCAGAGCTTGAAAATCAAACAGAATCCATGCGTAAAATTCAGTATGAAAATATGAAGTTAAATGCACAAATTGAAATACAGAACAAAACGTTAGATTCTAATTTGGAAGAATTGAATAGGCTAAGAACTGTAAATACAGAATTAAAAGCGGTAAATAAGAACCTTGAGAATAGTAATAGACACTATTGGCGAAATACAACAATTATTTCATTTGTAGTTGCTTTGATATTTTATTTATTAGGTTTTATAACACCTTAAAACAATAGAATCCGAAGTAGAATACCAGTACATCCACCAAGAATTCCACCAAATAAAGCAGGATTAATTCTATAAATTCCATGCATACCTTTCATACATATGTCTCCTTTTAAATAAAATAATGCCGGTAGCGAGAGTCGAACTCGCACGATCTTACGATCAAATGATTTTAAGTCATTTCTGTCTCCCTATTCCACCATACCGACATGCGAAGGCGCTGCCTTCATTCGCTAATTGTTATATTAATTCTATATACGGAGCCTGTAGGATTCGAACCCACGCGCCGCTATTAACGGCCTATCAGTTTTCAGGACTGACCTCTTCAACCAACTTGAGTAAGACTCCAAACAAAAATGGGCAGAGCAGGAGTCGAACCTGCGGTGTTTCTAGTGTAGACGATTTACAGTCGTCCGCCATCGCCTCTAGGCATATCTACCCATAAAAATAGGAGAGTGAACCGAAATATTGGATTCACTCTCCATAACAAAAATCATATTAAATTATTTCACAAAAAATTCAAACTTATAAGTTCTCTACAACATTATTCCAGTACTGCAGACGAGCCTTGACACCAGCAGAAGAAGTGGTTCCAGACTGTACAAGCTGTGTATATTCTTCATTTGTATCATAGGTTTCAACAAATTCATTAACTGCAGCTTCAAATTTCCGGAAGTCTTTACCTTCCTTAATGCATCTGTATCCAGAATAAAGGATCATTGGAATAGAGGTAGATTTGATTTTAAGACCATCCATGCTATCTAGTGATACAAGTACTTCCGTTAAGGCAGAGATATCTTCAGTACTAAGATTTTCGTCATACCAAACGACAAACTTGTCGATGTCTTTTGCTCTGAATGAAGTAAAGTCATTTTCTTCATTTGTATTAATAAGCATTAACGTCTCACGGATCAGGTCACGAGGAAGATCTTTTCTAAGCTGTGCAGGGCTTAATGCCTTATCAAAGAATTCATGCTCTGCAAGATCGAAAACAATCTGACTTACTTTTTCACTTTCGATTGCTGTACGTTTCTGTGTATTATTCAGCGGAACACCATTATTCTGACGGAAATACATTCTTCGAATGTCATCTGGAGTACAATTACTATAAGTGCAAATAGTGATAACACAATTCTTTAATTTCTCCTGGACTTCATCATCAAGGTCATCGAATTTTTTACCAGCAATTTCATATTCTTTTCCGTCGATTTCTACTGGCGGCAAATGCTTCGATAACTTAAATTTATTCGAGAAGAATGCGTTAACTGTTGTTGAACGCTGAATTCCGTCGAAAACATACTTAATTCCATCTTCTTTTAACTCACATCTTACTGCATCAATATAATCACCTCTAAGAAATGAGTCAATAAGCTCACTTTTTCTCAAAAGATTCCACTGCCCAGTTTTACGCTGCAGCGGATGTTTCATATTGAATTTTTCCTTATCAATATCTTTAGAATAACTCCACAGCATTCGACTCTTTGGATTGATTTCCATACAAAATTACCTCCTATATTTGATAATTTCACATTATCACAATAGGAAAATTTTGTAAAGGTACAGCACGTCCTTTTTATAAATATTTTTGCGATTTTTTGTATTTTTTGACGTCGCACATTTTCTCAGGTTTGTGCCAGCACCTATTCCTAGACGTCTGTCGGAGATTGCAGTTTACGTGTTGCTACACGATCTATCTATAGATTGTCCATATCTTTGTATTGACAGATTTTTCCTCTTGTCATATAATCTAAATGTGGAAGTCCACCCAGGCGTTTTGTTTACGGCTGGATGAAATGTTAAGGATTTTTCAGAGTCGCATCGAAGCAGTGATGCTTCGTTATTTAGATACCCTTGCTAAGAAAGGAGGGTGATGCGACATAGATACGTTTCTAAGATTTTTTAAAGATACATACACAATTGTGAATGACAGTAATTTACTATCTACAATTGTTGCCGGGACGGTTCTAATGTTTTTACAGAATATTGTCCCAACGAAAAAAGACCGCTAAATAAGCGATCTTTTTCGTAAGTTAAAATCAGCCGATACCCCTTCGGCTCTGAGAAATCCACTTGGGTGAATATCCCATTCTATATTCAATTTATCGGAAGCCACTTACTAAACAAGTGGTTATTTTATTTATTTAAATAATTATATAGACTACTATATCACTCTACATCGTTCTACTTAGGTCTACTTTGTCTTACTTACAAATGTAATATACCTTAATTTTTGAGGAATGTCAAGTTAAGTCTTGACAAATGACAAATTTGTAGTAAAATAACACAGTTGCTAATACAAGCAACATCTAATTATTCTCTTGCATTTTTACTTCTTTTTCGATTTCCTGCTGCTTGAATTTTAATAATTTTAGTTTGTCTCTAAGTTCTGATTTAGAAACTGGTTTCAGATATGCAGCTTGAGTGGTTGCGCTTGACTTGTGATTAGCCCATTGCGATGCAAGATTAAGATCTCCAGTATCTTCATATATTTTATTAATCGCTGTTTTTCTCATGCAGTGAGGATGAAAATCTTCTATTCCAATAATTTCTCCGAATTTATGCATTCGATCAGTAATCATACTTCTTGTCCATGGCTTCCATTCATCCTTATATTTATGTATAAATAAAGCGTCACATTCAAGATGATCATAATCGTCCTTTCGCATAGATAACCATGTTTCGATCATATCTCGACATGTATCATCAAATGACACTTCAACTCTATAGCCTTCTTTTTCTCTGATTCCTTCAAATACCATATTGTCAAGATCGAGAGAAGAAATTGTCAATCTTTCCAATGCTCCTAATCGGTTAGCGGAAAATAAAGAAACTTCAAATAATAATTGATCCTGTATACTCCATTTATTATTCTCCGTTTTGTATAAATCATTTCTGATCTGATTTATTTGATCATCAGAAAGAAAATAATGATTTAAAATCTGTTCCTCGTTTGCCTTTTTCATGCGATCAAGTTTACCATCAAATGGGTGATATTTAACAAAACCGCGTTTCATTGACCAAATATAGAAAGAACTTACTGCAGATACTTTCATATTGATAATTTTTTTGTGATTTTGTAATACTTCCTGGCAAAATAGCATATATCCTTCCATTATATCTACGGCGTTTTCCATAAATTCATCAGAATATAAATCAAGCTCGCCATAGTTTTCGCCAAGCCATATAAGAAAATGTCGGAATAAGGCTCCATATCTCTTGTATGTCGTATCTTTTACATCTTTATTTTTAATAATATTGGACTGTAAATATTTTTTATATTTCTTCCAATTTTCTTCATAAATATATTTCTCTTTGTCAGGAGTGAAATATTTCACTCTTGTAATTTTTTCTTTTGACAATGTTTCTCTCCTTTCTTGTCTGCGTAAAATAGAATGGGAGAGAGGTAGGTGACTCTACTCTATTGACTCATGACTTCCAATAGTCCAATTCCATTAATTCTCTCGACCAGCTATGACACCCGATCGAAAGATCTCTATATCTTATTCTCCATCACAAATAGCACATTGTTATGCTGCAGTAATATTCTTTACCCACTGATCATAATTTTCGATAATCCATTTTCTACCTTTTTCAGTCCATTTCAGACATGGTGTAGCATTCTTGGCAGTATAACTCTGATAATCTGCGTATCCTTCAGTAATTAGCCATTCATATTCAGCATACGGACACCATGTTCCAGATTGATTTTTAAAAATAATATGATTAAGATTCATAATCTCATTAAGTTTTTGAGCACTTCTATAACCAAGATCTTTTGCTACAACGGTAGTAGTAATTAATCCGTCTTTATTAAGAACTTCATCATGATATTCAACTTTTGGTTTCTGTTCCTCAATTTCTGCAACAAGTGGAGCAGTTTCGATCTCAACAAGCCGTTTATGGGCATAAGCTACTTCGCTTGGGTCTTTACTAAACAACTGTAATTTTAAACGTTCTTCTTCAGAAAGTGCTGTACCAGATTTTAGCGCTTCTTCCATGGTATTGAATGCATTAATATATTTAAGTTTCCATTCAAGAGCCTTCTTACCAGTAAATCCCATTGCAAGTAAAGAGAATCCATCACGATTCATAAGATATTCTGTTTCCATACGACCACGACTACTTTTATACTGCGATTCAACAAACATATTTTTCACGGTCGAATTTTCGACCATGAGTTTCTTAATTGACTCATTCACATGTTTATTTTCTTTTCCAAATTTCTCAGCCACTTCACGACTACTTGCTAGTATTTGACCATTTTCTTTTCTTAACATAATATCATTCATAAACTTAAATTCTCCTTTTCTAAAAATATATTTCTTAGTAAAAGGAGAACTGGTTGGTAATTATCCAACAAAGTTCTCCATTGCTGGTGTGATAGGAACATACCCTATACATTCTTTCCACCAATAGAGATGAGATAGAAGAGTAATAAACTACCCTATATTACTCATTATCAGGTTATCCACCCGTCTCTAATCATTTATTCTCTGCACTCGTTTGCAGAAAATTGTAAACAGGAAGCCAGGGATTCGAACCCTGATTAACAGTTTTGGAGACTGCCGTGTTGCCAATTACACTAACGACCTGTATTTGAGTGCGTAAGCTGCAGTCTTACACACTCAACAAAATTATAAATAAAAACTTTTCAAAATCTCAGATAGACGATCCTTCTGAACCTGTTCAGATGACCAATATGAAATAGAACTATATCCATTCTTATCATGCTTGCTACATGTAAATCCCTGTCCATCATCAGAGAAATCTACATCCATAGAATCGTCATGACAATTCAACTCCTGATCAGAGTCACCACTAGATTCTTCTTCCGTGATTTCAAATTCATATTTCATATCCGATTCAAAATATTTAACGCATTTAGAATTTGCATTTTCATCAAAAAATACAAATTTTGGAGATAGCATACAATATCTTCCGTCCAATTTTAGCTTCTCGCAAAATATTTCATCACGCACAATACTGATAACATATTCGTCTTCATAGTTATCCCACTCAGGATCTGCTAACTCAACAAATTTTAGATCATAATCGTAAAATACCAATTCTCTCAAAATTTCTTTTGCATGATCATACTTAGCAACAAAACTTACGTTTCGATCACAATCATGTAGTAGCTCATAAGTCTCGACAACTACTTCGACTAATTCTTCGATACTTTTGCATTTCAATGTATGCATATAATCACCACCGATCTATTAGAGAACAGCCTCTTTAAGAGCAGTAGCTGCCTTGAATTTCGGTGCTTTATGAGCAGCAACCATAATTGTTTCACCAGTCTGAGGATTGCGTCTCTTAGATTCTGCCTTTTCTACAACCTCAAATTTTCCAAATCCTGCGATATTTACAGATTCTCCATCAGCCATTGCATCTTTGATGGTAACGAAAACAGCATCTACATATTTTGCTGCATCTTTCTGGGTTACTTCTAGGTTTGCTGCTACGGTTTTAAAAATATCTTGTTTGTTCATCATTTTAATATTCTCCTTTTTGTTCAAATAAATTTTGCACTTATGAAGTGCTTGTCTAATTTTTTATAATATGTTATTCTTTATAAGTACGGAGCATCTTCCGTATTCTTGGACTGCCGGTTTTTCCAATGATAGAAAGTTTATCAACGGAAGGCAGGTGATTTAGTATGGCGATGTTTTATTCACCAGAAACACCAGTGCATGTCAATAGCTACTCACGTTTCCGTTATAATAAATGGGAACGAGTGAGACAGTATTGGCGGCACGAACGTAACCGTTAGGTTATGATACCTGCATCCTGATGACAGGATTGAATTCTCTGATAAAGTTCACTTCTAGAAATCGAGATAGCCGTCAGTCCTTCTTCTGTATTGTTTTAGTCATCGGCTTTTCCCGAGTTTTATACGTTTTGTTGTATAACAACGGAAAGGCAGGAATTCTAGGTAGCCGATGACCTTCTTTATATGTAAGTACAGACGTATCTGTACTTATTTTTAGTTTAATTCAACAGAATAAAAAGCCTGTACCCCTTTATCTGTACAAATACATACCATCTGAGATGGTTTTCCTGTTAATCTTTTTTCCACAGTGTGCTGATCTCCACATCCAGCTAAAGATCCACCTCGAATCATTTTTACTCCATTCACTTCATCAAGAGCACACGTATGTAAATGTCCATATAACACAGCGTATGGAATGTATCCAATCGCCAGACACAAATTTTGTACACCAGATTTCCCAAATGGATCAAAATCACCATGCACACCAACATATGTTTTCCCACGGATAGATATATCAACAATTCCCGAATCGAGATTTCTTGTCAAAATATGAAAATTATTGATATGCTGTAAAGATAAATCAACTGCCCAACTAATCAAATCATCTAACCGTTCGTCATGAATTGCATCTTCTTTTCTATCAATTCTTGTATGGTTTCCAGACACGTTTGTCATGAATACGACTTTAAAATATTTGGTCAACTCATAACAAAATGAAGAGATGAGTTCCGTTGCAATTTTAATCTGTTCAATTACATTTTCACGATTAGTTACTTGGATTGTTTTATGAATATTTCCTGATATGAGATCTCCTTGTAGAGATACATAACACCTTTCAGAATTATGTAGTTTTTGGATAGAAATGATGTTATCTAATAATTGTTGCATTCTGTCTTTAGCAATATCAGTATTATATTCTCCAAAGAATGAATGAAATGTCTGACCGATATGTAAATCACTTAAAATTACAAGCATATCATTATCAGATGATATAGAAACGTCATTATGTTTAGAAAAATTTACTTTTCCAAGATCGCTCAATTGTTTTTCTAATAGATCTAATTTTTGCTCAATTCTAGCATCAATATAATTTTGCTTTTGCCAAGCGTTTCTTTCATCTCTAAATTGAATTTTTAATCGCTCTAACTCTCTTTGCGCGATCCGGATATCCTGCAACTGTTTATCAGAATCAACAAACATATCACGATTTGCATTCAGCATTCGATCAAATGTCGCTTTGTCCTTCCGAAATTTTGATTCTCCATAATGAGTTCCAAGTAACTCATTAAGTACATCAGCTACATCATTCCAGGAACCGATTATATCCTTATCTTTAGTAACTCTATATATAAGTTGATCATCTGTTTCACCAGGTAATCTTGTATAGGAAGTAATAGTAGATCACTCCCTTCTTACTCAACATCAACTGGTTCATCCAGTTCTTCCTCGTCCTTGACCTTAATATTAATTTCTACTGGTAGGTCTGCGAAGTCACGTAAAAGAGTAGAAAGTTGCTTATCTTCTCCATCAACATTAATTACCATAGTCTGTGGATTTAAAATACCAGTAACTTTCATTGAAGTTGTCGATGTTTTCTTATAAGTAAATGCTGCCATATGTATAATTCTCCTTTTAATCCTAAAAATTTGTATAAAAAATAGAAGAGTAGTAAACTCTTCCTTAAATAATTTCATCTAAATTTGTGATAATTTTATCAGCAACACCATATTTAATAGCTTCTTTCGCAGATAAATACCAGTCATTTTCAAAGTTTTCATTAAATACATCTTCTGGAATCTTTGTTCTAGATAAAACAAAGTCACCAAGTTCTTCGATTTGTCGTTGATAATTTAAAATTGCTGCGACTACATCATTGTATGTTCCAGCAAATTGACCAGCTCCCTTATGGATGAGAAATTCTGCCGTTGGAAATGTAAAACGCTCATGACATGCTAAATAAATAAAGCATCCACTTGATGCAGCCATACCAACATTGATTCCAATAACTTTTGTTTGACTTAGTTGAATTGTATCAACCAAACAGTTATTTACTTCTAAATCGCCACCAGGACTAAAGAAGATTACTTTAATTGGTTTACGTTCTTCTACTGGAATATTATTTTTCTTATCTTCCGAATTCCACTGCATAATCATCTTTGCATATTCCAAAGTCATGGTTGTAATTTCATCATCAATCCAAATAATTCTATCATCGTAATTTTTATAAAATTGTAATAGCGTAGGATCTGGCAACTGTAAATTTTCTACATTACTTGGGATTGCAATGTCTAAATATGTTGCTTCTAATTTTTTCTTGAGTTCCTTTTTCTCCATTGGCAATATGCCTCGTGCTTTCATAATATTTCCATAAAAGGATTAATCTAATAAATCTGCCATAGCTGCAGTTTCACTTCGTTCTGTTTTCTGAAGCTGTACATAACCAAATTTTGTATGTCCTGCAAGTTTTTGTACAGTGGATAGTAAACCATTATTCATTCTAAAAAGAGTAGAATCTGTTTGTTTAAAATCTCCGTTCATCCAAAGAGCAGATCCTTCACCAACTCGTCCAATAAGAAGCTGGACATGTTCTTTTGTTAGATTTTCTGCTTCACTAACGTAGATAATCGCATTTTTAATATCTCGTCCTCGAATATAACCGAGATGTTCAACTTCAATATTTCCTGCCATAATCTGCATTTCCAGACCATTTTCTCCACCAAGGTGATCTGCTAACGGCATTGCAAATGGCAAAATCTTCTCAAATTTAGTACCAGGTAAGAAACCAACCTCATTTGCATCTTTTACGCCAATTGCATTTCTGACATAAATTAATTTCTCAAATTTTCCTTCTTCGATTAATTTGATAGCATTTGCAATCATGAGATAGTCTTTTCCACTACCAAATCTACCTGAGATAACTTTGATTGTCTCTTCTTTGTCCTGTAGCATATCAAATGCTAAAACCTGTTGTGGGTTTCTTGGTTTGATTTTGCCCATAAAATGACTATTAATTTGTTTATAAGAAATAGGATGATATTCTTGTCCATTCCATTTTCTGTAATCAACAACCTCACCATCATTCTTTCGAATTATCAGATATTCATTCAGAAGTGAATCATATTGATTTTCATTTAAATGTAAATAAAAATAACTCATTTCCTCATCAGAAAGAGTTACATCTTTGTATCCTGTGTATTCATCAATATTTTTAACAAGATTTATTTCATTTACACCTTTAGTTGGTAGTTTAAAAATATTTTTTGAAATAAATTTACAATTGAGATCGTCTGTACAAACAATGACAGGAGATACATTTCGATTATATAAAACTGCTGATGCAAGAATAATGTTGTCAGGTGTTTCCTCCAAATAATATCCTGCAAGAATATTTTTTACATCTGTGTTAGTTGCGACAACCTCATATTCTCCATAATGCTCATCCAACATATGAGCCGTTTGTCTGGCTTTGTATTTAACTTCATTATCTTTATGACCTGAAGTCTTAATACTTTCAATCTCTTCAAGCGTCTTCTGTGAGATAATAAAGGGTTCTTTAAAAGCTTCCCCTTGCAAATTCAGAAGAGCATTGGTATCTAGGAATAATTTAAATTCCAATAATTGATACCACCTTTCTCATTAAATTTCGCATTAGCGATGATATAATTTTTTTCTATAATTTTCGAGAAGTCTCATATTATGAGGAGTCTCACACAAATAGAATTTTTTACGTTTATGACATGATTCCGAATGGGATACGCCGCCTTCCGCATACGGAACTCCATGCTTTACTAAATATTCTTTCTCCTGTTTAGTAATGAGTACTATATTAATACACACCTTTCGTTTTAAATTTCTTTGCATTTACCACAAAGATAAATAGTTGGGGTGGTAGGACTCGAACCCACGACCGTTCGGATATAAGCCGAATGCTCTCACCAACTGAGCTACACCGCAATAATGCTACATAAGTAGCAAAATAAGTACGCTGAGATTAAACGTATCTTCGGAAACCTTTACCGACATTATTTTTTCTTCGGTTATCCACTATATGTTGCTTGCGCACACATATAGTATCTTCCACAACCGCCTTTTAAGAAGAGGCTTATCTTCTTTGCTGTATGACTACTCAAGTTTCATCGTTCCATTAACACTGCCGTGCTACAAATCTCTGCTAAGAGAACTGTGCAGAATCCGCTTAACACATCCAGATATTGCGTATCTTTCAGTGTGTGTATTACCTCCGAAGAGATTACACATTTTGGCTGCTTACACCATACAGAGGTACAGACTTTCGCTTTATAATTTGTTTGCCTTTTGCATCAAACCAATTTTTATATTCTTCCTGAATATACTAATTAATAGAAACGAAATTGAATACAGAAGACGCGCTGCACCAGATGTTTCGTTATCTTTTGGATAACAAAATCCATCACGCCTTCGTAGCTTTCGGTTATAATCCCTACTCACATCCTGCATAAGCTAATTTGGCATCTCTACCAATTCACTTACCCAAATGGACATCGCACTTGTCTAATAAGGACTCGCACTATATATCCTCCTAATTCCCCATTATATCTTCATAGGTTCGCGTGAGCTATTCTGTTGCGCAGAAAAATGATTCTCAGCGGTTGCCCCTGAATCACATTGTTGCTCCCTATTTCCTGACACTATTTCCGCATAGGATTTACTCGTTTTACCGACGCGAAACAGCACCTTTTGAGTGCCTGGGATGTTAGTTTTGCATAGATTGACCAATTTTCATGGCGACGAGTTGTAAATTCGCCTTTAATACGCTCACACGCATCTATCTGTGCTATGCCACGAGTCGCGGGACTACGAGTCGAACGTAGCTTTAGAGAACATGAATCTCTCGTGGAACCGATCCAGCATATCCCGCGATAATACTGGCAAACTATTATATCTGCCAGTAAAAAATAAAACATAAAAGAAAGAGGAGATAATTATGAAATTAACATAAAGAATTAACCTTTTGAAAGGGCGGCAGAGAGTAACCGCCCGTTGAATAGACTACAGGTTTTGTTTCTTCCGGTATAGTCAGAAATAAAAAATGATTATTTATTCCCTTCAAAGAAAAACAATTTTTTTTGAAAAAGAAACAAAAATCCCAACAAAATTAGGCATTTTTCATACTGTCAGCTTCGAACATTTTATGGTTTCTCAATTTCTTCATGCGATCTTTTGCTTTTTCTCGATCAATTTCTTCGGCACACTTACTACAATAAATCCTATTTGGTGCAGTCATTTTAACTCTTTTTCCACATGATGGATTTGCACATTGTCTATATCCTTTTTTAAAGTTACCGATATATTGATTCCCTAAATTAGAAAATTCTTTTATCTTATATACTACATTATCAGATTCAGCTAAATTAACTCTAATATTCAGGTTATCTATTTGTTTACCAAAATAAATATAACCATTTTTATATAACTCATGAAGCAGTTCGTTTTTTTTATCCGACGTAAGAGTAATATTTGCCAATTTAAAAATTTCAGACAATCCTCTAAGATCCTTTTTATTAATCCATCCATCAGAATCCATATAACGAGCTACGGCATATAAAGTAAACATAAATTTCTTTTGTCTGTCATTAGGAAGTGAGTTAATAAGATCAATTTCTTCTTGATAAATTGGAACATATTTTAATTCTCTGAGTTGTTTGTCCTTTTCGTTAATTTCTTCCTTTTTCTTTGACTTTTTATCTTTCTCGTTATCATAAAAAATATCACATACTTTCTCAATTTTGCGAATCCATTTATATTCCTGATAACCATAAATCATCATATCAGAAATCTTATTTGTAACGATTTCAACTAACTGTTCTTTTTCTATATTTTCATTGTTAATATAATAATATTTTGCTGTTAAAACAATCAAATAGCCAATAGATAGATCTTCTGGCTTCTTTTTTGAAGCCAGAACAGATCTAATATAATCCTTCTCATTCAGTATATACATTTTCATTCTCCATTTCTTCCAAACGTTTAATAAGCAAGTCACCAATACAGTCCCAACAAAACTGTCGATTCCCCTTATAACCATAGGTAATATCAAGGATAATATTCATGCGCTCTTCATCGTTTGGACAAAGTTCAATAGCCGCTTGCCTAAATTTTTCGCATAAATATTTTCTGTTATTATTTGATTGTTCTTTGTCGGAAGACCTGTTTGCTTTATACTCCTTAATACATTCACGATACTCTTGTTCAAGATCATGTAAAGCTTTTCGATGTTCTTCTGTACATCGACGTTTAACTTTTAAACAATTGTAATCAAAATTAGAATCATGATGCAATTGTGATTTATATCCGTCCAATTGACTTTCAACATACCAGCAGATTTTATTCATTGCACATGCTCCAATGCCAACCGGCATTTTATACTCATACCAAAATAAAAAATCCTTTTGTTCGTCAGTTAAATTATCCCTTTTACTATATAAATCTTGAATACTGCAATCATATAATGCAGCGCATTTTATCTCGCTTTCCTTGATATAGTTCTTATACTTACGTTTAATCTCATCATAAATATAGATCATAAAATACGGTTTTCGATAAGCACAAATTGATTGTAAATAATGATTATCTTTACAAGCACCAAGATTATACCAATATTTTGCCATTGGCTTTGCAATATTTCCTTTGATTTTATCCAATTCATCCTGTTGGTGAAGCTGTCCACATTCAATACGATATAATAAATCATTATATTCATTAGACCCCTCTTCAAATCGTGACAAAACTTCGATCATCGAAGTAACACGGTTTGTAATCTGCCCAACCTGATTTCCCATGCCATTTTTATTTGTTTTTTTGACTTCTTTTTCATTAATAATAATCTTATTAGCTTTTCTTTGAACACATTCAATTGCTAATAATTTTCTAAAACAACGAAGTAAGACTTTGTTATTGGTTGAATATAAAAGATCGCCATCCCAATCACAACCGTTTTCCGCCACACAAAAAGAATCCCATGCATTGATAATCATAATAGTATCCATATACTGATACCAATACAAACACTCTTCATTTGAAATTACATTGCATTTTCGAATATTATTGTGAGAAGTCATTGGACTTCGAAAGATAACTACAGAATCTACAGACTTGTCAATCCAGAATTTTGAGTAGCATTGATCAGCTTTTAACAAGCCAGTTATTTCTAGGCCACAAATTGATTGCATTAACGCAAACGGATCGCCACTAGCAATTTGATAATTACCATTTACAATTAATTTACCAATTTTTGCATCATTTATTTTCTTCTTAATATACCTATGAGTTGAATCGATAATATACGGATCGCCAAGCATATATTGGCTTGTATATAATGCGCGTTGCCATGAATTCACGTCTGTATTTTCATTAATTCCAAGAAATTTAATAGTGGATTCGTAGTCTCCACACATCGCATCTTTTAAATGCTGAATGGTAGGATTGCACAATTCTTTAATATCATCATCAGTGAATTCATAAGACTGTAAATATTGATAATTTAATTCACGTTCTTCATCTAAAATACGAGGAGAAATTTTCGTAACTGCAAATTCATATCCACACTCTCTATATGCGGCAATATATTCGTCAATACTTTCATATGCCGACCATAATTTCAATGAAGATTCCGTGAGAATCATTTCGCACTCTCGAATGTCCTGTACATTACCCCAAATATCCTTGATAAAATAATTCCCACCATTATATTTTTCGATAAACTCTATAATTGGGAAAGGATAGAGCATACCTTTTAACCAGGCATTTCGCAAACATACACCTGCAGGAGTATAATCTAATCCAAGAGATTCAGCAACTCTTTGCATGTATCCAATAGTACATAAATTAAACCCATCAGACACTGTATTTTCCATTACTTTATGTTTTTTTTCACGAATTGGCTCACCGTCTCCAACTCCACTATCGAGAGAAATCACATCATCTTCGTATTGAGTAATGCAATCTTTCACAACTAAAATTCCATGTGGTTCGCAAATTGGCTGCGATGCAGAGCAAGTTAATGCTTTATATGCTTCATATTTTGCCGGAACTAATGGCACTTCTTTGTTTCGCCTACATTCACATAATTCATTTAGTTTATCTATGTATTCAGAATTACAAAATAGAAGAGTGTTATTCTTCAAACCACCTGTTGTACCAACAAAACGTTTATAATTTATACCATTTACAGTAACACCTTTTTTGTTTGTCGCTCTTGCAAAATCTGTTTTTTGATCAATAACGACTTGCATAAAAAGTTTCGAAAAATCACATTTCCATTTTGCTTTCTTCATGATTTTCTTGGCCATAATTCGAAATTGCTGACCCTCAAATAATGAAACAGATTCTTGGTATTTAAATGCTTCTTTTTTATCAATATTCAAATTCCATTTAGAATATTTTAATTTATCTGTTCCAATTTTAAAAATCTCATACTGAGGTACATTAATACCTGCCATATATTTTTTATTCCTCCAAAATCTTATATTCTCCATCGCCAACACAGACAATAATTCCATACTGATGTAGCTCTAAATCATTAAACATACCACCAACTTGAAGATAGTCTTCAGAAATGTTTTTCAATTTAATACAATGAATTTCACCATCATATTTAATTGCACCAAGCATTTCATTCTTTTCATTGATTGCAAAAGCAACACAATAATTGCAATCTTGAGTATCTACAAGCTCATAACAAAAATCATAGATGTCATCATCATCTGCAAATAAAATATTCATTTTCTCACCACATCCGCATTTACATACTGGCGCACATAACATGTTATATTCAGAATTTAATCCAAAATCCTTAAGTTTCAAGTTTTTAAAATTCCATACAAAATCTATAATATTTGTATTAATATTCATACTAAATCCTCCTGTGTTACACATTCATAAGCAAAGCCTTCATTTGTAGTATAGTAAATGTGTTTTATGCCTAAATCCTTGATGGCAGCCATACATGACGGACATGGCCTAGACATACCATAAGGTTTATCATTTCGTTTTCGATATATATATAATTTTACTTTGGAAAAATCTATATCCAGATGTCGGATGGAATTGATACAGCTAATTTCTGCATGTATTTTAGGAAGAAGTGTTTCCTGATCAACGTCAGTATTTCTATATTTGTTATAATATTTCTGTACTGGATGAGTTTTATTAGTATTACAACCAATACCAACAATATTTCCTTTGTATACTGCCACACAACCGATATGTACGTTTTTATAATCAGAAATATCTGCAGCCTGTCTTGCTTTAGATAAATATCTACGATCAGTTTTAGTAAACAAACTCATCCACTTCCTTTACTGTGGACTGCTTTGCTTTTAATTTTTGTGTTTGAATAATATTTCGATGACACTGTTCATCAAACTTTCTGTCTGCAATAATCTTTTCTGCGAAGTGTGATCCATGTGATAGGGTAGTAGAATTCGGATATGGAGAAAGTTCTGTAAAATGAATCACTCCTCCAAATCTTGTATTATCTCTTAAACTTCTGGTGCAAAATCTTGTGTTCTCTTTCATAATTAGTATCTCCTTTGATTTTCATAATTTTTAAATACATTTTTATCACTCCTTGACTATAGGGATGATTAATAGTTCCTAATTTTATATTCTCTAAACATTCATCAACATTTCATCTTTTTAACGCTATCTCCAAGTTCATCAATAAACGGACTAGAAGTCATAAGATTATCATTGTATGATTCAGTAGAAGAGAGATATAGTTCATTCTCTGCTCTTGTAATTTCCGACATATAATAACCTGCGTTCATCATCGAGATTGTCACTTTTTGCATGTGGGAGCAGTCCATCATTCAATCCAACAATGAACACGATTGGATATTCCAACCCTTTTGCTCTATGAATTGTTGAGAGATGTACTTTATCATTATTCTCCATTGCTAATCTTGTCTTTTAAAGTAATCTTTTCCATACTGATTGATAATTTCTAAAATTCTATCTTTACCTTTTTCTGTTATTTGATATCTATATAAATCAGAATTGCATGTTTTAAAATGCTTTAATTCTAAATATCCGTCAGTTAAAGAAGATTCCCTGGCAAAAAACCTATTGCTGTTATCCACATTTAATAGATTTTCGTACACCAATGTCTTTTTGAATAACAAATAATCATGTTCTTCTCTTGAAAGTAGAATTCCATTATCACAAAGTGATTCAGTCAAACTCGTAAAACTATATTTTTCACCAGGACACAGTGGATATGTTTTATTGTTATATTCATATGTTCCATTTTCCGTATCAACACCAATATATTCTCTGCTTTTTGAATGACTATGTTTCTTTTTTTGTTTTGTCTCAGGCGTTTCATGAATTCCCTTTTCATTCAAATTTTTTCTAACTTTTTCTTTTAAATTTTCTGATAAAATTTTGTCAGGATCGTCATATATCATCTGTAAAACATCTTTATAGATGACTTCGTAATTATCAAAAGTTTTCTTTTCATTATTTTTAAGTTCTAAAAATGGATTTTTCGTATTATAAAGAACATATTTTTTATAACGATAAGTTAAATAATATGCAGCTTCTAAATATAGTGTTCTTGTTTTTGTTACTGCTCTGCCTTTGTAATAGGATGTTTCAAAAAAGAAAATAGGCTTAAAAGAAAAACGGTCAATGTCTTTGTTTTTATTAAATGATTCTTGAAGAGCTATGCAATGATGTGTACCGTTATACAACATACTGATATGTTGCGAGAACCTTGCAAACATATTGACTGTTTCTCCAATGTATATTTCACCAGTTTCTCTATTCGTAATTTTGTAACAACCTGCAATGGTTTTTATATTAAAATTTGCAGTAATATAAGATAAAAGATAATTCAATAAAGAAATTGTATTGTCCAACACTTCATTCGATGGGTCGAGAATTGACGATTCTTGATCTAAATAACACATTAAAGCCTCTTGCGGAGTTATGTTGTTTTGACTTAGTTTCATCATAGTAAAAGAATATTCGTTTTTATCAATGGTATCTTTTAGTGAATATTTTTTATGAATATTCGTGAGTAGTAATTTTAAATAATGTTTAGTATCTGACATTTTATCCTTCTTTCTTTAAATTCAATTTTTCAAAAATAGTTTCATCTCTTTGTTTTGTTAAGTACTCCTCGTATTTATTCTCTTTATACATAGCTTTATATTTGCTATTTTCAGAATGAATATAATCATATACCTGCTGAATTTCTTCCAAAGAGTATTTTTGACCCTTACCCTTTGCAATCTGGTTATACATTTGGGCCAGCTTACGTTTACGATTCGCATTTTCAACTTCACTATTAATCCATTTGTAAGATTTCTTTTCTTTTTTCTGTGATCCAGCATAAGAATCAATGTATAATTTATCTGCAGGCCGACCATACACGTTTGTCATACGAGAAATATTTTTTTCATCAGGTGATAGTAAAAAATCATCTTGGCGAAAAATATAGATCAACTGATTTTTCTCCAAAACGCGATTATATTCTTTTATACTTCTTATGGAAATTCCAGATAAATCGGACAGATATTCGATCGTCATATTGCCAACGACACGACTTTTGTGTTCTAATGAATCGAGCCACACATCGATAGAAGAGCTGATCGTACCAATAAGAATTGAAAAATATCTAAGCAATTGAAAATTATTACAGTCTGTTATTTGAAATATTTTTCTTATTTCAAAAAAATCAATAATAACAAACGGAGCATCTTTTGTATCATCCCATAAACAAGAACAGTCTAAAATATATTCTTTTTGAGCGACTCCTTTTTGGATAATAATTCCTTTTTGAATAAGTCTATCTATTCCGTTTTTTATATATACAGGGAATCGTTTAGAATATTTTGTAGATCCAGTTAGATAATAGCTGGCCTGAGAATAAGATATACAATGTTCTGTTGTGTATGTGACAGTCACTACAGTTTTTAAAAAACAGTACGCTGCAATTTCATAATTTGAAAAAGCAGAAGAGTGAAGTATATCTTTTGGTATAGAAATTTGAATTGATTTTAAATTTTGATCGTTAATAATTTTACCTCCATTTTTTACATGGTGCAAAAAGTGTATCGATTTTGACCACTACACTCCAAAACACTCCCACTAAGTGGGTAGATTTTGACCACTTTTTGCACTTAATTAATTATTATATAAATATATAATTATTATATGAGATTAATTGCACTCCTTTCGGAGTCCAAGTTCGTCTATCTGTTCATTCTCTGTTCTGTAACAAATTTTTCTGTTGTGATCAGTTTTAAATTATTGTCCATAGTAAATATCTCCTTCGCATTTATGATTTTCTTTGATATTTGTTTATTCTCCATGCTATTTGAATCGTTTTTGTGTTTTATGATTTGTCAATTTTTGATTTTGAGCATAAAAAAATAGCAGACAAGATTTCTCTCATCTGCTATAGGAATGTATTTTCATATATTATTTTATTCTTCTTCTCTTGCATTAATTGTATCAAAGGATAACCAGAACACATCAGGCTTAGAAATAATCCTTGCATCAATGTATGCCATCTTCATGGAAAGACATGTTCTTGCTTGGTAACACTTTCCATCTATTTCATTAAGCACCAATGCAACGTCAGGAATATTATTTTTGTTGAAATATAATGGAATCATTAGCTGAATCCTGTTATTGTAGTAATGAGGAATAGCAAGCTTATAATTCGCAGTAACCTTTTGAATTGAAGAATCGATTACTCCTTTTAGTGTTTCCAATGCAAGATCACTTGTCCGAATACGTTCTGGTAAACGCTGCGCTGTATTAAGGTCATCTAAGATGTGTTCATAATGAACATTAACGGGATAATGCCAGTTGAATATGAGTTTGCCTGGATCAGAAAAGTAATCAGCTCTTTCTGGTAAATCAATGATTTTTAAATCGCCTAGCTCATAACGATCTTTGAATCCTTTAAATATCCAACTTGAATAGCCTAATCTATTATTAGGTTCTGCATATACATAAATTGGTTCGTTATAATTATCATATAGGCCTGTATTAAAAATACAATAATATTTTGCTGTAACGATTTTCCCTTCACTCTGCAGTTTTTGGAAAGTGTGTTTCATATAATTTTTTAAAATTGAATAATCGTTTATATTTCCAAAAGACCACGGCTCTGACTGTGCTCTTTTTGCTAATTCCGCCATCTGAGCATTGTAATCTCCCCAATAGAAAAAGCTATATAAATCATTCATGCCCAACAGTCCTTTATATTTTTGATATTAATAATTTTAGCATAATTCGAACAAACATTCAAATGGTAAATTCTGTATATTATATAGGTATATATGAAATAGAAGATCGTTTTATGCTGGAGTTTAAAAGTAGCCCCCATGGTGTGTCTGGTATGAGAGGATACAGATCATTTCTTGGGTATGATCGTAGGAGAGTATGTGAGATTATTTGTTTAGAACAAATTTTAATGTGCTTAGTGGATAGTTGTTAGGGTATGGATATAAAATTGATTTAAAATCTGTAGAAGTATCTTTTTGTATAGGGTAGGTGATTTTTATGGTCATCTACCCTTATTTTATTTGAGTTATTTCCTATTTAAAATGTGATGCTGACACTAAGTTTGATTCTGTACATATAATTGTTTGCCAGTAAAGTTGATCCGAGACAACAGGGAATTGATATTTCGGTGCGTTTTTCTAATTTATTATATCCTACTACAGATATACGAATATCATCTTCTGCAGCGAGTCTTTGTAATTCTTTTAAATATTCATCATATGCAGATTGGTTTGTAATAACATAAGAGATTACGCATGATGTTTCTTGTACTTGTCCAGAAAATAATCCTCTTCTATGCATGGTTGTTCTTGCTTCACAGACTCGTCTGACATATTCTGCAGCTTCTGGTTCGCCCGAATAGGAATCCGGATAATAGCAAGAGATATATTTATGATTGCCTATAGTTGTGTACTCATTATGCTGTGCTTTGGAGCGTAAAAGATCTTTTACACCAGAATAATCAAGTCTGGCATTTGTTTGTGCTTCAGATGTTGCTTTGATCTGGATCTGCTTCTGTGTTGGGGTAAGGCTGGACAATTCATCACGAAATGACATGATTTTCCTCTTTTCTTGTATTGGTGGACAGTTTATAGGGTGTATGTGTTTGAATGGATTCTAGGGTGATTATAATACTGTTTTGTCCTTGAATCAATAGTAAGGATGATTTGTGATGATATGATATGGTTTAGATAGGTGAGTGTTGAAATAGTGAAGGAGAGAGGAAGAGTGCAATTTTTAATCCGTAAAATGTTTATCGTTTGAGGCCAGAATTTATATGGGGTATTTCGGAACGGATGTGTGAAAGTTGGAAATGAAATATGAATGGTGGAGTGATTTTAAGGCTTGATTACTTGGATTAACGATAAAGGATACGATAAGGTGTTTTAGGGTGAAATGATGGAATTTTGGGCTTGATTATTAGGTAAAATGTGGATTGTTTTTGAATGGGTGGAATGGGAGGGTGGTGAGATAGGGAGATTGAGTGGAGTGATGGATTTGGGAGTTGGTGTGTGGATGAACCAGCTATGTGAGTTTTCAAAATATTCATACAATTTAATGATTTTAACTACCCCCGTCTGAACATTCAGACAATAAACAGATCACATCACTATTTTACCCCGAAAAACAGGTATTTTATAGGGCATAACACAATTTAAATACAATTCAAAATATTTTGATAATAGATTAAATTTTTTCTATTGTTTGGTAAAATAAAAATTTTTGACCATGGCGCGGGCGGTTCCGGTGGCAAGGCGAAAAATAGGGTGGTAGGGTGACGTAAAGTCATATGTAAAAATTTTACATATCGAAAATAGTAATGATTACTATTATCAAGTTATCCACAATAGTTTTCCACATTATCCACATTTTCCACATATACAAATACTAAACAAAAAGTTTACCAATACTAAACATCATATTTCCATAAAATCAATAATAGTAATCATTCCTAATTTTCTAAACTGACCATTAGTCACAAAAATATGACCATAAGTCATTCTTCTATTCCTGCACGCTCTACAATCAATACCCCTTTTTGTTCAGATCTGCTTTTATTAATTTTTTCAAATATTCGGTCACTTTGATATTATTTTCTAATAAGTATTCTTGCAATCTATTGTATTCTGATATTTCTTTTTCTGTATACTTTATTCTTACTTCTTTACATTTTGCCTGATACTTTCTAACAGCTTTCTTTTCTGCTTCTGTACTCATACACAATAACTCCTTTTGCATACACAATAATAAATTATTTTATTTTCAGCACTTTGCACAATAAACTATTATATCTATTGTACAATATTACTATTCGTCAATGTGCTGCATGGTATTACTATTTACACTATGCTTATTGTTTACATTGTACAATTACATTTAACTAACTAGCAATATGCATAAAAATATATATGTAGGCACTTATAAAACCGTGATTATTTTACTAAAAAATACTTGAAAAATGAGTGCCTACATGTTATACTTGTCTTGTCAATAAGGGATGACCTTAATTGATACGCGAACGGTCGTTTTACCGCGCTTTTGCTCTAACTGTACCCGAACACCGACCGGGATTGTAACTGTCAACCTTAGTCTCAGTATCTATTACACGGACGTGTAACCGTTCCGCGGACAATGAAAAAGTTGTCTGCATTCTATTCTTACATGAGTTCGGCAAACTAATTTGCCCGGTACAAAGTCCATACCGAATAGGACTATTCCCACCAATAGCGCGAATGTTGCGAAACAGACGCGAACGGGTAACATGAGCCACCGTCCTTGTGATTTCTGCCTAAAATCAGCAGCACACAAGTGGTAGGAAAATCGGGCGTATATGATGGTATATATCCCGATCGTGTCCGGGTTACACGAATTACATTTGCACGAAACACTTTTCGGAATTGTAACGCTCAAGTCGTTCGTTCCAAACTGATAAAAAAGTTGTGGCGCTTAAGTCGCTCCATTTTCGGTTTACGTGTTCCATTTCAAAATGCGTCGCCGGACGTTTCCGGCAATGAGTGGCACTTAAGTTGCCCCATTGAAATATGATGAAAAACGTGAGATCTGAGCGCCGAAAAACTGTTTTTTTTACATAGCAACTATATCAAATTGTTTTCGCCGTGTCAAGTACACGGCATGAGAGGAGTAAATCATGTTAAACAAAAATTATAACATTTTGCGCGTAACACGCAATGAAATGGCACTTGTCAATGTTGTTTCCGGTTCTAAAGTCGTAGCAGATGAAACCGCACTTATTTACAATCGCGTTGTTTCCGGTCTTGTTTCGGACGGTCTTGTTTCACGGTCATATGCCGACTTTAGTGAATTGTCACTTGTCGGTGTGGTAGTTGCTCCGGTTTTGTACAAAAATGCTGTATTTGCAGCTTGTATTGAACAGGAGAAAACCGCTTCAGAAAATAAACTTGAAAGTTTTCTGAAAACGGTTGAAAAGTCTGAAGCACGCGCTAAAGAACTTGAAAGCAAGCGTGATGTATTCGGACTCGACCAGGAGGAAAGCACGGAATACTTAAAACTCCGCGCGTTTCTTCTCACTTCGGAAGATGTAAAAATGGATCTCGTTTCACGCCGTGACGCACTCCGTGGCGCGTGCAATGAAATTTCCGGTATCATTTCACCGGTATATGTTGCTCAGATTAAAGGAACAGGGAAACAGTCTTTGCATTTTGAATTGTTTTGTTCCCTTGCTTCCGGAAACGTTTCGGACTGGAAAAAGGTTTTTGAAAAACCTTTACAGAGCGCCCAGCTTTACCGTCACGAGTTGGGACGTACCGGCGGCGAAACAACGGAAGATACAAAAAAACTGTATCTTTCATTCCGGTCTGAGATGGAAAACTTGTTTTCGCGGTTTTCTGTCACAAAATCGGACGGTAACAAGGTACTTGCATCTCGTTCTATCAGAATGACCCCAACGGAATTAAACAACCTTGCGACCCTTGTTTCTGGTTTCAATATTGAACAGGACGGAAACGGAAAGTTCCTGTTCAAAACGGTGAATTACAAGAAATTCGAACGAGTTCTTGTAAAAGCCATTGTTTTGAAAAAACAGGGTGGCAAGTTTGAAATTAAGGGCAACCTTACTTTTGAACAGAAGAAAAAACAGAAATAATCACGCAAGTGTAATATTTTCGCCCGTAGCCTTCAAAAGTTACGGGCGATTTTTCAGCACTCATTTTTGAGTATCTTTTTTTGATACCTAAAAACCAGTGAAAAATGGGCGTTGTGTGTACAACGTCTTTTTTGCGTACTTAAATTTCCGGCTTTACAACGGGAAATAAGAAAGAAAAGAGGAAAAACCATGTGTAAAATTTCAGAAGTATTCAAGAAATGTTCAGATCCGCGTTATTTCGTCGCAAGAAAACAATTCAGAATGGCGGGGAAAAGTTTTCCGGTAAATGCCGTATATACGCAATATGACGGCGTTCGGTACGTGTGCGACTCATTCCCAAACTATAAAGGGAACCGCATTTATTTGTATGTGTGGGCTTTCAATCCGGTTTATAACGAATGGGAACGGGATATCATCGCCACCTATAGCAAGAATGAGTTCGAACGGAAACTTGCGTGCAGCATCTGGAAAGCTCATAAAGAAAGTAAAGCGAAATCAGTTCGCCCAATCAGAGAACGCAAACCGGAAAATTTCGATAGAATGATGAAAAGCGCGGTTACAAGAAAGAAAGGCGGCGGATCTGGTCAGCGGTTAATTCCAGGAATGGATTCACGGGATTTCGGGCGTCCGGAACCGGAATGGAAAGAACACACAACATACGCACATTGGGAATTTTCGGGCAATGCATCAATGATTTCATTATCTTGTGGTTATGACTATTAAACAGAATGTAAAAAGGCAAAACAGGAGGAAGAGAAAATGAGAAAAGAAAGATATATGGACGCATGTCCGAAAGACAGAAACTGCTGGGGATGTTTTTATGCAGAAGAATGTCCAGTATGGAATGATCAGCAGGACGCAGAACCGACGCAGATTCCTACAACTGAAGTCTACATGTCGCTCTGTGAAGGTAGACATGAGATTCCCCAGGCAATCGACGGATCTATTTTCGGAACGGAACTTGATCCACTCGATCTCTCCGGAATGGAAAGAGAAGCAGCAGAACAGCTCCGCGGCGTTTTCACACTAAACCTGTACGTAACAGGTTTGACAGTTGCGCTTGTAGCCGTTCTTAACGTGTGCAGAGAACAGAAAATCAAAGTTACTCTGTATCACTATAATAGAGAAACAGGTGACTATTACCCACAGGAGGTAAAATAATATGAACGCAATCCAGGCAGAAAACGCAATGATGGTTACAATTAAAAGTCATCATTTAGAAAATGACAAGGCAACCATGGGTATTTTCAATGCTATCTGTAATATGTTATACACTACAGAATTAGTAGAAGAATTAGCACCGGCTTTATTATCTGTGTTTATCAAAACTGGAAATTTCAAGGCAAACAATGCGTTGAAAGCATCAAGAATGATCTTAGGAGGAAACACAAATGAAAAGAAATGATATTACTTGTATTCCGATGACAAAATTTTCACGGCGTCACAGAGAAATTGCGGAACAGTTCGTACCGGAAAACGTAGAAGATACTTTGCGGAAACTGACAGGAATGTATGATTCCAGAATCCAACAACGGAAATATCTGGAAGATAACACAATGGAAACTCGTGTATGTAATGTAATTGCATTCGGGATTCCTACACAAGTAGAAGTTACATTCTATTTGTAAAACAAAATAACAGAACCGAAAAAGGCGTTTTTGCAATGCAAAGCAAGAATGTCTTTTTTTTGATGCAAAAATTTTCAATTTCACAAGGCAAACTCAAAATAAGGAGGAACTACTATGTTCAAAAAATTAACAGTAACACTTCTCACCCTTACCACCATCTTTTCCGGAATCTCTGCTTACAACACCACCAAAACAGCAGCAGAACCAGTAAAGGCAGAATCACGGCAGAACTCCGCAACGGAAATCACAAGTGAAACTCAGAAGCTCGATTACAGCCAGGAACATGATTACAGCTACGCCGATTCGTTTATTGCTGACGTAGTAGATTGGAATACTAACGGCGAAGAACTGGCACTTATGACAAGTGACGGCTATGAATTTTACGCCTATAAGTCTGCAAACGAATATGAGTTCAACAAGGCATACGTGGCGTTGGATGACATCACCGACGTAGAAAAGACAGAAGGCAAAATCCGAATTTACACAAAAGATGGAACAATCTATCAGGTGTTTGGAGAATAAAGGAAAAAAGAAACTACACAGAAAGGCAAATAGAGAATAAAACAAAAAAGCAAAGGAGAAAAGAAAATGAAAGACAAATTATTAAAAGTAAGTTATATTCTGGCATGGGTTGGAACACTTTGGTTCCTTTTAAGCCTGGAAAGCAGCATGTGGAATCTTATTCCGGCGGCATTGTGTCTTGCTTACGCCTATGCATTCGGCGAAGCGAACAACGGAAATTGGATCATTTCGTTGCACTAAGAACTATGAAGTATAAATGCATAACTTATAATTATGCATAATATATACATAATCAAGAAAGGGAAATTAAAACATGAGAAAAGGAAAAGTATTTGAAATCAAAGTGGCAAGTAGCGCAAGTTTTTATTCTTATCTTGCATTATCCGGAATCGACTTTAAAACAAAAGAGAAACCGGAAGTTATCATCTTTACCTGTGATATGACAGACGCAGAATTTGCGGCAGCAGTCCAGTATTGCAACAAGCTGGCGGAAGAACGGAAATTCAACGAGTCTGTAGGAAAATACAAGAAACTCCACGAGGAATATCTTACTTTGCAGCAGGTAAAGGAAGCGTTAGACGATCTGTTCCGTGACATCAGCCGTCAGGCATTTTACAAACAGAAAGAAGCAGAAAGGGAACTGGCGGAAATCTGCTATCAGAAAATTCTGGAAAAGGCAAACGGAAATCCATTCATGACAGAAGCAGAAATTACAGAGCTTGTGACTAAAACCGGATTAAAAGTTCTGAGAGAATGCGGCAAGATCGAAAAGGTCGAAATGGGTAAAATTTTCTTTCACAGAGAAGAAGGAGAAATGTATCTGTTTGATGGATCAGCAAGAGGGAATCTTGATGATGTTATTTACAGAATCTTGTAAGGCAAATTCAAATTGACATACATGTACGCTAGAACCATATACATTATGTGGTTTCGAAAACTAAACGTAGAGCATAGAAAAACAGGTTGAAATATACCTGTTATTTTTATGCTCAAAATCAAAAGGGAAAGCCAAAATAATAAAACATAGAAAAAGGAGAATAAAATTATGTGTAAAATCAATGGAGTAAAATTAACAGAGATGAGAGAGAAAGCTGGTATGTCACAGAATGCACTTGCAAAGAAACTTGGAGTTGCTGAAAGCACAATTTCCAATTATGAAACAGGTCGAAGTAATCCATCGGAAGAGAAAGTAGACAAAATCTGCTTTATTCTGAAGATTAACAAGGATGACATCGAAATTCATGATGTAGGATACAGCTTTTCAGATTCGATGGGAAAGACATATGAAAAATATAGAAGAGCAAAAGGATTCCGGCATTATATGACATCAGTCGATTTCGAAAATTGGATTAATGAACAGAGAGATTTTGATGCAGAAACGGAAACATCAGAAGTAAGCAATGCATTACGGTATCCTTTGACAGTAGGAAATAAAAAATATATAACAATCAACCCACTGTTTGTACATATTCCAGACTGGCAGAGAAGTACGGACATGGTAAAGGCAAAAGAGATTGAAGAAAATTTCAATGAGTCAAAATTTGATCCGATCAAAGTATTCCTTATTGATGGAAAATTATATGTAGCTGATGGCGCTCATAGATTAGCTGCATTCATTATGAAAAACAATCTGTTAAGGAAAGCAGAAAAATTAAAAATTCTGGTTGAGATTATTGATTGTAAAACAATGTGTGAGGCCGTATTAGTTTTCTTAGGACAGCAGGCAGGAAGGAAACCTATGTCGGTTAGTGATATGTATAGAGCTGGTATTGAAGCGAACGAAGAAGATTATATTAATTTCAAAATGATTTTCGATGCATACAACATCCAGATCTCGGCAGACCTGAATCGGAAAGAAAATCCTATTGGGAAAGTTACACCAACCATGAATCTGTTAAGAATGGCAAAACGCAGACCTGAATCGCTTAAACATGCAATCGTTATGATTAAAGAATTGAAATGGTGTGGATCTGTTGAAAAGAATGCGTTTACACAGCGAAATATCAATGTTCTTCTGAAGATGGAAAGCATTCATGGAACGGAAACGTTAAATCTTCTTAAAAAGCATTGCAGTGGAGCAGCTTTCTATGAAAGCAAAGTATTCCCAGTCAAAAGCAATGCACAGCTGTTTGACATTCTGGAAAGCGAAATCAATAAATAACACATATCTTACATACATATCAAGCAATACATATACATATTTTACATAGGGAGTTCGGAATAAGAAAGCACCACCTTATCCCTCCACATATATAATAGGAAGAAACACCGTCAGCCTAGCTAACTGATGGTGTTTTCTTTCACTCAAAAACGCAAACGAGAAAGGAGAATAATGGTTATGTCAATGGATGATTTACGGTCATTGCTTTCGGATGACGAATATGCAGGACTTGAAGAATATCTGTCCGAAAGCGAAAGTGAAAATTAAGTAGTTAGACAGAGCGGATAAGGCAACTTGTCCGTTCCAATGTGATTATTTGATTATCACAAGAAAGCGAGGAAAGAAAAATGGAAACACGACACAATCCAGCAGGTTTTGATTATGAAATCATTGCCCAGAAAAAAGAATATGCGCTAATCAAAATGGAAAACACAGAGGAATACAAAATTGTATCTGATATCTGCGCTGATGGTAGTTGGGCTTACACTGTTTGCTCATGGATGTATGGAGAGTTCGGAAGAGAAGAATATCTTGTTTTACAGGATGCTATTGATGCATTTCGTGCCAGAACGGAAAGCACATACATTCCACGGTCACGCCTGGAAGAGTTGGCAACAAAATTTAAAGATGGCATATTTTCATGTGATCTGGATGAAGAAGAATATGACGAGTTCTTTGACGACGAATGTGATATGACGGATGAAGAATTAGAATTTTTCGGATTATTAAAAGGAGATGATGAGTAATGTCAAGACGACGAAAGCCAAAGGAAGTTCTGGATTTTGAAAGGGAATATTTATTTCCTAATGGATTCAGAGAAACAAGAGTAAACGGAAGAGATGGTACTGGATCACACTTGCATTATTTAAACCGTGTAACTCACAAGAGAATTGAAGTAAATACACGGCTGAATAGAGAAGTAAAAGCAAGACTGATTAAAGAGAATAATCTTGTGTCAAATAAAAAAGTGAAAGGAGCGAAAAGAATTGAGAACGCAACAATGTGCTGTATTTGATCCAGATCATTACAACATAATTGATATTACCAACTATGAAAAGTACCGTCAGCACATCGAACAGCAGCGCGAAATGGAAATTCAAAAAGAGAAAGCAAGGCGCAAAAGAGAAATAGAACGCCATAAATACATAGCACAGAAAATCTTTTGCGTGATGCTTATGATTGTTGGATATTTACTTATTAGATATGCAAGCGATACCTGGCCGTTAGGAGTAACGTTCATTTTATTCGGACTGTTAGTAATCACAGAAAGGAAAGCGATTTTATGGTGATTTGGATAAAAATCTTTGATCGGTACGAACCCGTACTATATGTACAGAAAGACGCTTTGCGGCATATGACCGTCTTGTATGTAAGAACAAAAAATACAATGGTTGATGTATATATGAGTCTTGACGGTCGATTATTTGCAACAAGAAAATCTGTAAGGGAAGGAGGCAAGGGAATGTGTACGTTGTAGCAAGTGATGGCGTGACAACGCAAGCCAGAAAATTAAAATCAACTGTTTCCTTGCCGAAAGCGAAAATGCTAGTAGAAAATTTGAGAGATACGGATTATCTCGGTTTGGAATACTGGTTGGAAGATGACGAGAGAAATGAAATTGAAACGGAGACGATAAAGCATGGTTGATGTATAAACAGTAACTATTCATAAACCAGAAAAAGTTTTTGGTTGCTTCTATGGATTCATCGGATGAAAGAGAAATTTCAGAAAGGGAGAATAATGGTTAAGTTTGATTTTTATGCAATATATGTTGAAACAAGCGAAAGAAGTGGTGAAGTTGTAGATGTGTTTTCTTCTTTCGAAGAATGTATAGAGCATCGGATGGAACATGCGAATTGGTTCTGTCCGAAGGGTGACATATGGATTTTACACATTAACAACGGAAAGAACTTTAAACCATCTGAAAAATGGCATGTAAATGCAGATGGCTCGATCAAGAATGAGGATTAAATCATGGCAAAAGAATTTATTTATAACCGGACAAGAGAAATTGGAACTATTGGTAAAAACACAGTGGAAATCGGACATTACACTGTTGATGGCAAAGAAATGCCAGACAAGGTATATATGGTCACGAAATTTTCACGGAAAGATGGAACTGAAAGCACAAAGGCAACTGCGATTTGTAGTGTGAAAGACGCAAATGAGCTTGGTAAGCTGCTGATGCAAGTAAAGTAAGGAGGTATTATACATAATGAAGGAATGGATTGAGAAAATGAACGAAATGTTCGAAGCGAACAGGTACACGAATGACAAACGTGTAACCGTAGACTACTGTGAGAACGCAAAGTGCATTCTTATCAATGTGTGCGAAAATACGGTTGTTATCAAAGATCTTGATAGATTCAATGACTTTGGTTTGATGATGGAATGTTTGAAAGAAGTGAATGATCACTATTCGATTCATAGTAATTAAATGCAGCAAGGCAGATAGAGAATAATAATCTATCTGCCTTATTTAATTGGAGGAAACGAACATGAAACTTAAAACAGAATGGAACGATGTAGAAAAAACTACCAATGAGTTATTACAGTTATTTAACAGATGGAGAATTTCAAATTTACGGATTACATATGGAAGTGGAAGAACACTTGAAGATATATTTGGACTTCCATATACATCGTCAAGTGATTATGCAGCCATATGGAATTGTCAGGGGAAAGCTGTTTATAAATGGTTCGAAGAATGGAACTTTGAATGTTTAGCGGTAAGCGAAAATAATGAAGCTGTTGCAGTATTTGAAGATGAAGATAAGACACTTGAAAGAATGTACATTATTATTGGAAAGGTAAATGATTAGCATGACAAGACAGGAATTTGAAGATAAGTCATTTGAAGATGTAATGTCACAGCTTAACGAAGAACTAGACGAAATCACGACACTTGATATGTTAAAAGAATTCGCAAAGCTAAAAATAGATGAAGGCAATTATTTATTGGTGAATCATATTATTGAAGCTTTGCAATCCGGATACGATGAAAATTGGTGGGATTATGATTACTGCATGGGAACGCTTGATACACCTATTCCATTAACAGAAAAAACAGATGTTGAGCATTAATTGATGATTAGAAAGGTAGGTTGAAAAGTATGAAATATACAATAGATACATTAAGAGAGATTAACGCAAGATTTTGTGGTTCGCATATACTTATGAATTACGATGTAGATAAGGCAAATATGTATGTCGAACTTATAGAAAATACACGGTCTGAAAAGACTCCAAGTGTAGGTGATTGCGTTAGATATACAAATGAATATGGAGATTACTATGGAACGGCTCATATTGAAAAAGCAGATGCGAATGAAATTTATATCTGTGAACGACCATATACACCTTTTGTTTATGAATACGAAGGCAGAATTAGTTGTAATACAAGTGGTGGAGCATGGACACATTTACCAGCAAGAGAACTGAAATATATAGGTAAAATTGAAAAGAGATTTTGTGATTGGGGTAATTGTGGAGGCTGTGCAGATGGTGCTATTGATTTTATAGCAGAAGTAAGTTTATGGGAATATGTGGATAGTAAAAATCCTTTTGTAAGTGAAAATGGATATAAGTTCACAACAAAGGATTTTGATAAACAGTATATATCATTCAATCCTAAAGATGATTCACCTTATGTATATTTTGGAGAAGGTTGTGCATGGGGAAGTAAAACAGATTTATATGCTTATCTGAGAACATATAGAGCAGAAATTTTCAAAGGACATTGGCAGAATCAGTTTATTGTATGGACTTGGAAAGAGAAACAGCATCATGTATCACCAACGGAATTTGATAGTCTTAAATTAGAAGAAGATACATTCCTGATGAATGGTGACATTATGAGATGTAAAAGAAAATATGATAAAATTACTCATACTGTACACACGTATTATGTTTGGTATTGGGATGATCCAACTAAAGACTTCTTTGATGCAAGTGCAGAACAGAATAAAATAAGAGAAAAATATTATACACTTGATAGAAAAACTCCAACATATATTGTTGCGAGAGAAGAAATAAAGTCTGGAATTGAAATTCCAAAACATAAGGAGGTGTAATAGTATGCAAATTCTTGATAAAGCTATTACACCAGATGGAATAGAAATTGAGCTTAGAGATTTAAATGGAGAACATAAACTGCCAGATTATAACGGAATGGAAATTGCTTTCCGTACAGTTGCTAAAAATACTTTTCCACCAAATGATGGATGGTATGCACAGAAAGGAAAAGAATTTCATTCATGTATCTGTTGCTATAAAAATTATACATCAAACATGTTAAAGGCAGATTACGAAGAACTTAAAAATGGTACAAAAACTATTGCAGATTTGAAATCGTATTTCTGGAATGGTAAGAGAGATTGTTATGTACTTGGATTAGAGGGGAGCGAAAGTTATGCAGACTATTGATAGAGCAGTAATGGCAGATGGAACAAAAATACAGCTTGAAGATTGGCATAGTGAAAATTCAGAAGAATATCCAGATTTGCATGGATATACAATTGGTGCTTATCCGATAGCGAAAAATACAAGTAGATTTGGTTGGATAAGAAAAGGTGAAAAGTTCAGACTTGCTATTGCCAGAAATGAATATGCAAATTACACAGATGATATGGTACTTGCAGATTATGAGGCGTTGAAAAATGGAACTAAATCGTTTGCTGATTTGCGAGAACATTTTTGGAACAGAGAAAAGGATGCGTTTTACTTGGGTTTAACAGATAAAGAACCTGAGTGGTAAAGGAAAGTGATTATATGGCACAGCAAATATATTACTTGCATAGCTGCAATGAATGGAAAGAATATTCCAGCATGAGACTTTTATTCATTGGTACATCTCAACAGAAGTTAAAGATGAAAATCTCGAAAGAGATTGAAGAAGGCAATATGGAATATAAACCTGTTACTACAAGATACGATTGTGTTGATGGAGAATTTAAGTTGGTTGACAAAGAAAATACCCCAAAAGAGCAGGCGAAACTATTCAGACAGGATTGGAAAACAGAAACAAGAGATACTATTAAGTCTGAATTAAAATATGGAGATTTTGATTATACATATAATAATGAAGAAATGTAGTCAGATGAAATATTAGTTTCAATTTAAGAAAGGATGGTAGTTTTTATGAAAAAATATGTAGTGGTTTGTTATTCTGTACACGAAAAGGAAATTGCAAGCCATGATTCATTTGATAATGAGGATGATGCGTATGCATTTCTTGAAAGGGATGCACAGAATACTTATGAAGAAGAAATGAACAACGCAAGCGAAGGAGATAAAGATTCTATTGACTTTACTATAAGTGATGACGGTGCAGCATATCTTTCATCCTACGATGGAGAATATGAATGGACATGGGAAATAATTGAATGCTAATAAATAGTATGTTTTACAGAGAATAATAAGGCAGATGCAGAAATGTATCTGTCTTATTTGTTAGAAAAAAGGAGATAAAAGCAATGAGACACAATCAGATTTGTTATTATGTAGAAAGAGGATTTGAAGGGAAGTTATATGTTTCGTATGGAATGTACGAACATGAAAGCATGTATGGCAACCATACAGTATCACGGTTAAGACCGCCGGAAATTAGATTGATAAATGGAATTCCTTTTGAAGAATTTCAGTCAGAAACAGAATTTAAAAAACTTCCTAAAGGATGGACATATAGCACAGATTTATATACTGTCACAGAAAACCTTGATAAAAAAGAAAAAATCAATGCAGCAATGAAAGGTAGATATGTTACATGTCCATCGGATCTTCAGTGGCTATTTGATAATGGTTATCTTGTCAAAATGGAAAATGTAGAACCAATTATTGAACCAGAATTTGATCACGGTACATATAGATTGAGAAAGAAATATCCTGCATGGACGCAGTGCTATGGAAGTCATAATGACAGATATCCAGATGAAGTTTTTGAGACATATGAAGCTGCTGAAAAAAGAATGCATGAGATTATGGAAGAGAATTATAAACGATCAGTTGAATGTGCATTGTTAGATTTCTATGAGGATTTAGAATGGGTACTGGAAAAATATGAAGCTGAACACGGCGGAAGAGAAATTGCGAAAATTAAACAGAGCATTTTAGAAAAACCGCATTTAGAAGATATTATGTTTAGATATTATAAAGGAGAAATTCTCATTGTATCAAGAGAAGCACATAGAAAAAATACACACATTGCATGGGAAAAATAGCATAAGAAAGGTGAAGAAAAATGAGTATTGATGAATATAAAATGGAATTAGAAGAGGCGAAGCTTTATATTTCTCAATTAGAAAATGAAAATACTAGAATCAAAATTTCAAACAAATCGCTGCGCAATAACAATCGAGCGTTATTAGAAGGAAATAAGAAATTATCAAGACATGTTGAGAGATTGAGAAAAGAAAGAAATGAATTAAGATGTCTCGTAGAAAAATATAATACAGTGGAGGTAAAATAATATGATCAAATTTACGATGAACGCAAAAGAACTCAAAACCATGATGGATAAAGCAATGACGGTAGTAAATAAAAAAGCATCTGTTCCGAGTCTTAAAAGACTGTACTTCTCGATTGATGATAAGGGAATTTTAAAAATTCTTAGTACAGATATTGAGCATTATGTCGAAGCAAGAACAGAAAATACGTACCATACAGAACCTGGTATGTTCGGAATCGACATTGAAGATATTAAAATTATTTCAAAAATGTCAGGAGAAATTACCATAGAAGATATCACATCAGATAAAGAAGAGAAAATCAATATCAAGTGTGGCAAGAAAAATGTTTCTATTCCACGATTTGAAAATACAGATGTTTCTCTTCCGGTATTAGATAACGGAGAAAACATTCTGGATGTAAAAGAAAACTGGTTATCTGAAACAATTTCTAATTTGTCAGTATTTGTGTCAAATAGAGAAGAAGTCAATCGGATGATGAGCGTGTTCAATTTTAATACAAAAGAGAAACGTGTAGAAGCATTATGGAACTGCATGATCGGAATGCGACAGTTAGAAGACGATATGATTCTGAAAGAAACAGAAAATCCGTTTGAAACAGTAAAACTGCATTGCAGATGTGTTCCAGTGTTTAAGAAATTATTGGACAAAAAATCAGAAAGGAAAGTCATTATTTCTCAGAACGATAAGTATGTAAAAGTAGAAAGTGAAAACTTTACATATATTACAAAAAGAATTGATGGTGAATACTTCAAAGTAAATCAGATGTTGTCGGATGAATGGGATTATAAATTTACTGCAAATGCAAAAGAGCTATTAGAGGCAATGAAGTACGACGCAGACCTTTTGAAAGAATCGAAATTGCCAGTTACATTTCATGCAGAAAATGGAAATTTATACTCGTATGCAAGCACAACGAGATATGAAGCTTTTGATGAAATCGAAGTCAAAGAGAAACCAGAAAAAGATTTTTATATTGGTTTTAATCCGAGTTTTCTTGTTGATATAATGAGCATTGTAGATTCTGAATATCCAGTTTTCTATGGCACAAAAGAGGTTTGCCCGTGGACTATTAAGGGAGATACATATAGCTTCTTGATTCTGCCAGTTAATATTAAAGATGTAAAGGTTAAAGCTGAAAAGAGAATTGCAAAATATATTGAGATGAGTAAGACAGCATAATGGAGGTAGAACGGAATGGTAGAAATTAGAATTGATAATACTGGCGATGGAACATGGTGGTTATACAATGATAATAATGTGTGGAAAGATTATTGTGGGTGTGACAATTTTGATGAACAGGTGGTTCTTACTGGGAATAGACATTGTAAGGAATATAAAGATGCTGAATGGTATCAAAAGACAAAAGAAGTAATAGAGGATATTGATTGCTATGAATTATATCCTGAATATACATCCGAAGAAGTAAATGCAAAATTAAAGGAGCTTTACGATAAATGCAGATGTACAGAAGATATCATGATTGATGTATTACGGTTGCTTTATCCAGAAGATGCTTTTAAAGACGGAACGATTAGAGGTTATTGTCAAGGTGATTGGCAAGATTACATTGTCAAGGGAGATGTGGATACGGATTTACTTGAAGCAATGTATTTTGGAAAGATTTCTGATATTACCGTAACAACTGATGAGGAAAAATTTGGAGATATAATCACTCATGATGAATTGTGGAGAGCAGAAAGAGAAGAGGGATTAAAAGAATTTTTCAAAAACAGATATGAGCTTGACAAGGATGAAGAAATTCACATCTTACAGGCAGACGGATATAAACAGATACTTGATTGGAAAGAAGTTATATAAAACCAGTTGAAAGAACGATTTGCTCGGAAGATTGGAAGAGGTGGTATAAATGAAAAAAGCTATTATATATATGGAAGTGGCTTGTGGTTGTTGTGGAGGTATTATAAACAGAGACTATCATAACAGTAAAAGTGTTAAATGGTTAAAAAATGCTACAAGTGATTGGAGATGGACAAAAGAATATGGAAATACCTGTCCAGATTGTTTGAAAAAGATGAATTGACGATTTTCAAGAACAAAAGATGGAGAAATGTATAAATAGAAAGGAATAAAAATATGGAAGAAAAGGATATGAGAATTTGTCCAGTGTGCGGAAAAGAAGTAGAAAGAAATGATATGAATTTTACAAGAGACTGTCACGGGATTACTTTTAGATTGGTATGTTATGGTTGTTGGGAGAAATTAATGGAAAAAGGATATGATGGTCAATATTATAGCGAAGAAGACGAATGTATTGATGAAGACTATTAAAAGGTGAAAAATATGATTAGTACATTGGAAAGAGATAATAGCATTGAAGGAATTTTATTTGGAAAAATGAAAGAACTTCCAGATTGGTATGGTATTTCGGATATCGGATATATATGGCATGGCGAATGGAGTGATCCTGAAATTGAGTATAAAGGAAAACGAATCAATGCAACAATTGTTGAAGACACAATGTGGGAACGTTGGATTCGTGATGATGATGGAAGATTAATTGACGGAAGAGAAAGCGATGATGACGGATTTAAAAAGTTTATGTTAGACAACAAGGATGAAGTTTATGAGTTGATTGAGTTAGCAATGGAAAGCGAGGAACAAATCAGAAATTGATAGTGGTCTTGGATTATGTCCGAATTTAAAAAGAGAATAACAAAGGGACAAGAGAAATCTTGTTCCTTATTTTTTATGAAAAGGAGAACTTGTGATGTTACGGTATGGAGAAAAATTAGATTTAGACAAAAATCTTTGGGACGCAATCGTCACATATATGAATGATGGTATTCGAGAAGATGTGCATTTTGATCTTGCGCCATGCAGTGAAGAAGAATTCCTCGATGAATACGTGAAGAGAGATCCGGAATTTGAAAAATTGCTGCATGAAGAATTTGGAATCGAAATGGAGGTATAAACATGGCTAAAGGAATGAGTCTTGAAGAGTTTAAGGCTGCATTGTCAAGCGATGCAACAGTTGAAAATGAAAAATTAAAAACAGAACTGCAGGAACTGAAAAAGAAGTTGGAAGCAGAAATAACAGAATTAAAAGAGAAAAGTGAACAGTATGAACAGTGGTGCAAACAGTTAGGAAGAAGATGTTTTGTTCAAACCGGAGGTGTAATGTGTGTGAATTGCGGTGTCGAATGTTGTGATTATGCATTAACATATGACGATTGGGAGGCAATTATAAGTTATATGCAGAAAAATAAGATGCCACGAACACCAGAAACGCATGAAAAAGTAATAAAATTCATGCATGACAGAAGAAAAAATTTATATTGAATTGCGTGTTTCATAGTGAAAGGAGAAAGCAATGAAGACTAATGTATATACGATGGAACGAAAAATTAAAAAGCTTACAAACAAGAAAACATTTTGGGATGATGTAAGAGAAATTGTTGGATTTTATGATGATACTGTTTTTATTGAAGACTGGGACATTAAGCGATTACAAAGAGTAGCTGATGCAAGATACGAAGAATTGGTATAGTGAAATTAGCATTTCTTTAGAAAGGCAGATAATATGTATAGATTAGATTATTATAATAAAGATGACAATCATAAAGAAATCCATGGATTCAAAACGCCAAAAGAAACTGAATACTATATGAAAAGTCATCCAGAAGAAATTTTTGGTAAATATCCATTAATTTTATTTGATAGTGAAAATAATGTGTAAAGGAAAGAAAACGATGAGCGAATATATTATTGAAAATCTTACAAAAAGAGAAATTGATATTATGGAATCAAGTGACATTGAATGGTGTCCAGATGATATGTCAGGAGATAATACGGATATTGTAGTATTCAATGAAAAAGATTGTTATAAAGCATTACATTTAATAGGACGAAAATGAAACTAAGATTTCTTAGTATGATTGGAGGTAGATTTAATGTTAAATGCAAATGATTCGCGGACAAAGCTCGAAAAATATCATGCAGATTGTGTAAAATTTTGGACAAGACAAAATGGAATTGACGAAAGAGAAGCTCATAAAAGAGCTTTGGAGTATGATTTGATTGAAATTTTTAAAGTAAATAATGGGTGTTTACATGATCCATATTCAGTAAAAGGAGATGAACTTGATAAGCAAACAACACTCGATTTCTTAAAATACAGATGTCAAGATTTGTATGGAAAAGAGTGGGAAGAACATTGAAAAAAATACAATTTATAGTAAACGCAAAGGAAAGTTTAAAAGAATTACTTGAAGATTATAAGGAGGTCTAAATTATGTATATGCATATTCACACTACTGAAGAAAATTATGAATACAGAATGAAAAACATTATAAAGGCACTCGTCAAAGATTATGGACTTAATGAATTAAATCCGGAAGAATTACAATATAAGATATGGACAGACTATGCAAAGGAATTTGCTCATGCCGTTTTAGAAGATATGGTTGATTTTTCCGGTGACGAATTATTTGAGATTGGAGAGTAAAAATATAGATTTTTACGGATAGAATAGTAATTCCAAAAGAGAGAATAACATAACGAGATAGATAAAAGCAGAGAACGCCATCTCTGCTTTTTCTATAAATACATACAAGGAGGTGTGTAGCTATGCCGTACATGAAATACGGAAACTGGTATATCCCAGGATGCAGCATTGCTTTTCCAACAGAACGAGAAGCCTGGGAATATATTGAAGGCTAACAACAATGGGGCAATGGAAATTCCATGTAAGTCCCCAATTCCTTGAATAGTTATTATAACAGAAAGTGAGAGCGATGTAAATGAATAAAACAGAATGTGAAAATTGTAAAAGAGTTATGGAAGAAGGAATTCGAAATGCAAATCAGGCGATTAAAGAATTTACAGAAGCAAATGAAACCGATAGCAGAGTGCATTTTGAAATTTTACGGATGAAAGCTGAAAATCACAGAGGATATTCAGAAGGTATTCTTCAGGCACTTGTATGTATTGGTTTTAAGCATGATCGGATGAGAGAATTAGAAGATTTACTCGGAATTTAGGAGAAACGGAAATGGAACATTGGGAAAATGACTATGAAGACAAAATCTTATCATATCAGGAAAGTGAAACAGATGAATGTGGCAGCTGTGAGTATAAGCAGAATTGTAGAAGTCAATGTATGGAAATTGCTGCAACATACAATTCTAATTTAAAAGCGAGGTACCTGAACGTGGCAAGATTTGATATGGTAGAACCCATAAATTAATATTAGATGAAACAAGATTTTCGTTGAGAAAAGGGAGAAAATATTATGTTGGAGTACAGAGAAAGAAATGGAAATAAACACATTGTATCTGACAATGAATTGAATGCCTTTGCATGGGCTGGATACTATGCGAATTATTCAACTATTTTAATTAATGGTAAAAGCTACGAAGTTGTTCATGTTATTGATAGCGAAATTGAATTTGCAGAATTGATGAATGCACTGGATTAATATGGATAAAATTTCCGTTGACATGTGGTGGGTATAGAAAAATGTTTGTGTACGAGAGAGATCTTGATTCGATGATTATTAATTGACTAATTTAAAAGAATATGAAACGTAGATTTCAAAATGAGAAAGTGAGGTCAATATTATGAAACAGATTGTTAAACTTATTGATGTAGACATAGATGGTTGTGGTACAAACGTAGAAACAATGATTCAAGTTGAAGGTAAACAGGAATTAACGAATGGAATTATTGAAAGAATAAAAGATGCAATTGATAAATACAAGAAAGAAAATGACGGAGAGTATGATACTGACAGTATTGTTGGTGTAGTATGTGAGTATTTAGAATATGAGGGTTATATGTGTGATTATATTTCAGAAGATGTAGCTATTGAGTTTTAACGAAATGGAAAGTATCAGGAGGGAATAATATGGATATTGAAGAAATGATGATGGACTTTATATTACATAAGGCAAACGATGAACAAATTGAACAGTTTTTCGGATATGCAGAACATGGTTTTAGTAAGGATGATATTGAAGATAATCTGAGCCAGATGCCAGATGATGTATTTGATGAACTGGTAAAAGAATTCGAACTCCCTACTGATGGAGTTAAATTATAAAAGATACGATGGTAGGTATATGAAATGAGGATTTACTGTGAAGAACGGAGGTAAATTTTATGAGAAAATATGAAGTTATTGAGGATAATGGCGGAGGATTAACATTGGTTGTATTTAATAATAATGGAATTGTAGATTATTTACATAGTGGTTATGAATACGGAACATCTGGAAGATTAATGGATGATATACAAGCATTAAAAAATGGAGATAATCCAGCTACGGATTGGGATGGTAATGAAGATAATCCACAAGCAGTATATGATAACATAGTATCTTTTGAATATGGATGGGAAATTGTTGCGGATAATGATGGTATATATCCTGATAAAATGGGATGTGCAGCTTGCCTTGAATTTGGAATAGGAATGAAATGAGAGGTGTTATGTGTGGAGAATAAAAAACAAGTGGCAATATATATACGGGTAAGTACGCTTGATCAAGCTCGTGAGGGATATTCTTTAGATGTACAAGAAAAAACGCTTAGGAAATGGTGTGAGGAACGGAAATATAATGTATATGATTTATATGCAGATAAAGGGATTTCTGGGAAAGATATTAAGCATAGACCTGATATAAATAGACTTCTAAATGATGCAAAAAATGGTAAATTCGATCTGGTTTTATTTTGGGCGCTTAGTAGATTTACAAGAAGTGTATCAGATTTATATTTAACAATGGAAAAATTCCAGAAATGGAATATATCTATGATATCATATACAGAATCATTTGATACTTCAACGCCAATGGGAAGAGCAATGATTGGGGTTGTTGGTGTATTCGCACAGTTAGAAAGAGAACTGACAAGTGAAAGAGTCAGTGCGGCTATGCTAGAGAGAGCAGCACAAGGAAAACGTACTTGTTCTGAAATATTAGGATATGATTTAGATGGAAAAGATTCGTTTAAAATCAATAAAAAAGAAGCAGAATATGTGCGTTTTTGCTTTTCTGAGTATTTATTAAGAAAAAATTTGTCAGAAGTTGCGAAAGAAGCAAAAGAACGAGGATTCAAAGGGAAGAGAGGTAAAATTCCAACAGCTTATAGCGTTCAAAAAATTCTTACAAGAACACAATATTGTGGATACAATACTTTTTGTGGTGAAACTTATAAGGGAAATTTTGAGCCGATTATAGATGTTGAAACATATAATAAAACTTTGCTATTGCTTAAACGACAAGGGAAAAATATTGGCAGAAAAAGAATAAAACCATTAATAAAAATTGAGACAATAAAACGATGTTTTTCTAACGGATTGGAGAAAAAATATGATGACAAATTATGAGTTTATTATAAATATGAGTATTGAAGATATGGCAAAAATGAATGTAAAACCATTTATGTATATGAATGGATATAGACCGAATGTAGAATGGCATACAACTGATCAGACTATTTTTGATACGAGAGAAGAAGCTGAAAGTTACGAACTGGAATGGCTGAAGTCAAATGAAGACAAGGATACATTTGATACGATAACTTTTAAAATCTAATGAAACGGAAATTTCAATAGAAGAAAGAGAGAATAAATATTTAACTGAACGTTTTTCTTTATTGATTGTGGACATGAATTGGAGGTTGACTACTATGAATGAACTTGGTAAATTATTAGTAGAAGTCGATAAAATTGAAGACGATGATAAGTGGTTAGAAGCAGAGCATGATACAGTCCAACAATATTGTGAAGATAAAAATTATGAAATGACAGAAGACGAAATGGAAACCATTCGATCGAGAGGATTGGAAGAGTCTTTTGAAAGTTGGATAGAATTTAAAGAAATGATGGAGGAATGATTATAAAGAAGTACAGTGTGACATTTACAACATATAAAGAATATGAAGTAGAGGCAGAAAATGAAACTGAAGCACTTAGAATAGCGGAAGAAAAATTGGAATCTGATAGATGTATTCCAATAGCAGATACTCATTATGATGAAAGTGATGTTGAAGAAATTGAGGAGTAAAATATGGAAGAATATATCTTAGATGAATGCAGAAAACATATTCTAAAATTTCATAATATGTCTGATACAGAGATTTATAATTGGATGTGTGATAATTATAAAGGATGTAGAGATTATGAAATGATACGAAGATGCAGTTTCGTAATATTTAACGAAAGCAGGTGACGAAAAAGTTATCTGCTTTTTTCGTATAGAAACGGAGAATAATAAGATAGAGTTTGACAAACTAATAAATTAAAAGATTGGAGGAATTGAAATGTTTACAGAAGAATATTTTTCAAAATGGTTTGATATTATTCCAGAGCATGATGCAAGAACATTATGGAATGACGGAGATAGAAGTTTTCTCGTATTGAATATAGAAGATGGGATAGATAGATATGCGGATTGCTTTGAAAGTTTTGAAGAAATAAAGAGAAGTTTTCCTGATGCTTTATTTTGACTGGATAAAGCAAAATAGTAATGGAGATTTCATATTTAGAATCGGAGACTGATTTTATGATTAAATTTATAGAAAAAGAAAGATATTATGATGATAGTCCATATACAGGAAGTTGCTATTATTACCCTACATATATGGTAAAAGATGGAGAAGAATTCTTTGTATTCAATCGAAGAGAACCTGACGATGAATGGAAGATAAAAGAGGACAAGGCAAGAAAGAATCAGTTGATAGAAAACGAAGGGAAATATTTTAAATTTAACGGATTTTATAATAATCCACTAGAAATGTTGAAGGAGATTATTGAAAGAAAACATCATTTTACAACGCCAAAGGACATGTACTATGGTAATTTAGATATACATAGATATATAGATTTCCATGGTAATAGAAATGAAGTTAGTGCAGCTTTCCATTATAGAATTTATGATATAGAGTTAGCATGTACAATTCAAAAAGTTGTCAAGCTAATCAATAGTGAAGATTGGAACATGGCAAAAGCAATATTGAATAAAAGACAATGAAAAGCACATTTTATTAGGAGGTAGAGTTATGAATGAATTATATATAAGCGACAGTAGTATTTATTTTAAAACAAGCGAAAACACATATGATGAAGCAATGGATGAATTTCTAAGTAAATGCGCTTCTGCTGGAATTGATATTTGCATTGAAAACGCAGCACTTAGAGATTCTGACGGAAACGATGTTGAATAAAGTATTCAGGTTGAGGTGTTAGTGTGAACAAAAAGAAATTACTGCACATTATTATGAGTAGTCTTACTGAGAACTGGTGTTGCTCTGGTGTAGACGGAGATGAAAAAGCTTACGCTTGGACAGATAGTGAAATTGCAGCTGATGCATTAACAGAAATTCTTTATGATCTTGGGTGTGAAGAATTCCATGAATTGAACTCAAAGATGCCAGATTATAGAAGAGACAACATAGTTATAGATGGATGCTGGAGAGCAGTATTTACAGAAATGTAAATGAGGTGATTAAGTGAAACAGTATACAATATATGTTTGTGAGACATGCGGATATGAGAGCAAAGATGCTAAAGAAATTATGCAACATGAAGCAGATCATCTAGGTCTTACAGTTAAAGAAATGGAACAATATAGAGCTTTGAAGTCTTTTGCAAATTATATGGGTTCTGTTGTATCACATACAAAAAATGAAGCATTCGATGATGCAATTCAGAATTTATTGGATTTTGAAAAAGAGCATGGAATTAAAATTAAATGAAAAATACATTTTTTGGAAATGTACAGGGTTAATTATGAAGATTGATTGGAGGTAGATGATATGTTGAGATGTTTAATTGATGTTTCTATTCCAGAAGATGATAAATGCTCTAAATGTTGTTTTTACTGTGATGAAAAAGATAGTTGCGAACACAGATGCGTTGGACTTGAAGAATGGAAAACGGAAGAAGAAATTGAAAATAATTGTACAGAATGTTGTTAATGAAAACCGCATTTCAAGGAGGTGCTATTTTATGGTTATGATAAGGCAAAGATGTAACAAATGCGGAAGACATCTTTATTCTGCAAATAACATGCGATTTTGTGTATGGTGTAATTTGATTCATGAAAAGAGGTTTGATTATGAATAATATTGACGAACAGAAGAAAAGGGCAAGTAATACAGAAGAATTATTAGATCATTTGATTGAAATCATTGAAAACAATGATAGTAGATTTTCGCTTGAATGGTCAATAGGTGGCGAAACAATTGCAATGGAAATTTATGATAAATTAAAAGATATTGGTTATGCAGCGAAGATTTATCCGATTGAATATGATGAGAACGGAAAAGCAATTAACTTATAAAATTTCAAGATAGAAATGGAGAATAACAAGTATGAAATGTAATGAGTGTACAGAATATTATAAAATCGTAGGAAATATTGTCTATGCAAGCCATGATAAAATCCATTGGTTCTTTTATGCAAATATGGAATGTTGCTAATGATAAAACAGCGGTTTCAGAAGGGAGAATAGAATTATGAAAACAAACGAAAGAAAATATTTGGATATCAGCACAGCACATTTAACACAAAGAACGTTTAATTCGCTTAATACTATTGAACCACCATATGCTTATGAATATGAAGAAGGTGTTTTTATCAGTGTGCCAGATCAAAAAGAAACTAACATCAGTGATATGCCAAAAGATTTACGGATCTTACTTCAGTATGCATGGATAAATGGAATTGACCTGATCCGAATGGATAGAGATGCAGATGTCATTGATGATATTCCAGCATATGACTGGGAAAAAGAAGCGAATAACGAAAAGTTGGCAGAAAAAATTTGTTCATGTCTATCAGATGGATATGATGATGAAGAGTATAGAGAGGGAACTGTTCAAGATCTTGTGTTGGCATTTGAGTATAATGATATGGAAGTGTTGAAACTGGTGCTAAATTTGTTGTGCGAACGAGTTGAAGATATGGAGGAAGTATATATAAAGCAAAGACAATACATAAAAACGGAGGTATAAATGTATGTATACATATCAATTTTGTTATGATGAAAATGTAGATGGCTATGGGTCGATTCAATTTTGCGCATCAAGTGAAAATGAAGCAAGAAAACTATTTTCAGAATGGAAACATGATAATAAATATAACATTTCAAAATGTGATGTAAGCATTATCTACAACAAAGAAGATCAAGAAGAATATGGCGATGATTATATTGACCCAAGAAACAGAGATGAAAAATTATGACAAATTTAACACACTTATTCAAGGTAAGGCAAAAGGTTAGGTATCATGACCCAGACACAGATAAATGGCATAATGGAGAAATAAAAGAAACATACTCAGATCATGTAATTGTAGATATTCCGGATATTTCAGATCATTGCTGGTTTGAAGAAGATTTTAATTTGGAATATCTTTATCCAGAATATAATTTTGATGTGTAGAAGCAGATAACTATATGTTGTCTGTTTTTTAATTGCGGAAAAGGAGAATAAAAATGAGACAGTCAGATTATACAAAATATAGAGCGTTATCACGACATGAAAGTTATGTAAAACAAAAAGCAAAATGGAGAGAAAAAGCAATCGAATGGCAAGCAGATATGTACAATCAGAATTATTCGATCGAAGAATTATCTAATTGGAATGATTTCTTTGAAAAGAAAGGACGGATGTATGGGCTGCTTGTAGAATTTAGAGAAAACGGAATTTGTTAGGTGATGAATAATATGAAAAGAATATGGAATCTTCCAGACGGTTCACGGATTAAAATTGCTATGAAAAAAGTTGAAAAATAATTATAAGAAAGGCGATATAAATATGGTTGATTGGTTTGGACGATGGACAGAAGAAAAAGATTACTCACAATATCCGAAAGAAAAATGGTGTGATTATGATTACATGGCAGAATGGATTAGAGAACAGGGATATGAACCTAGAACTGAAATGGAAAATTTAATTACAAATATTTTTTCGTTCTATGAATCTGAAATTGAAAATCATGTTAGTGATTATGATACTGAAAATGGAAATTTTGATGGAACGTATGCAGAAGCAGCACAAGCTTACGTAATGGATAGTGGCGGTCTAAGCGAGTTTGATTTTGAAGTATAAGACAGAAGAGGTTCAATATATAAAGTGGAGGTAAAGAATATGAGAACAGATAAAAAGTACATGATGATTGTGACAGAAGAAGATGATAGATACGATGCAGAAGATGGTTATGATTGTGATTTTTATGCAGATCATCCATGGGAAGGGAATTTAATTGATATTGTGTATGGCAATAACATTGATGAGTTACGGGGTAATGGCGAAAATGAAGGAATGTTTTATATGTTATATTTAGCTGAAAACGGAGAGAGAATTGGTTATGGATGTGTTGATTTTGACACTATTGAAGAAACGATTTCGAGATATGAACTAGAAAAATGTAAAGATATGAACACTACATGGACAAAAGATGATATTATAAATGCATTGGTCGAAGATGGTATAGAACCAACCAACGCAAATATTGCAAAAGTTATTACAGCGGAGTTTGTTCAAAATTTCAAGGATAGAATTATTGAGCTTGGAAATGAGATGATTTCGTGGCAGGTCAGTGATGTTTTTAAAAAGAAGGGAGAATAATTATGGTAAACAAATATGATAACATACAGGACACAACAGATAAAATCTATGAATTTTGCAAAGATTACATTTTTGAGCATGGTTATGCTCCGTCTTATGACGAGATTGGAAAAGGTGTTGGAATTAAAAGCAAAGGCACTATCCATTGTAATATGCATAAATTATTGAAAGAAGGTAGAATTGCAACAGATTTAAAAGAACTTGCGTCCAGAGGGTTCCGTATTTCTGGTTATATTATCATGCCCATAGGAGTAGATAAAAGATGAGTAAGACAAGAGAAACACCATGCTTATACTATATTTGTGCAGGACAATGTAGTAAATGGAGAGAAGCAGATCATAATCATTATTGTCAACATTGTGATAAATACAGGCCACGAGCAAAAGTACGACACATCAATCAAAAGAAAGAAAAATTGAATAAAATCAAAAAAGAGGAACGTTATTAACCGGTACAGAAATGTGCCGGTTTTTTGTTGCAAAGAAAGGAGAATATATGGAAAGAAAAACGTTCAAGGAATATTGTCAAACAGATGTGCGTAAGTTCGAGAATTTAGAAAAGGAATGGAACCCAACACAAACAAGTATAAGAAAGAAGTTGATAAGATATGTAGAACTATATGGATATGATTTGTCGGAATCAGATATGGAGTTCATCATGGAGTGGGTGATTGAAAGTGCTTACAATGTTTTGAAATTAAATCATCAGTTCGATGAAGAATTTAAAAGCCAAAACAAAAATATGGAAATTTCAGAAGAGGAATTAGAGCTGATGTTTCCGTCATACATTTTTGAATAGTGAATTTTAGGAGGAAGATATTATGTCACTTGAATATGCCGTTGGATACTATGGAACCTTTGTCGCAATTGGGGTCATTATTATTATAATTATTGCTGCAATTGCCGATTTATGATTGGAGGAATAAAATGAATGAAAGAGTCCAGACAGGCTTAGAGGAAGAAAAACTTAAATATAAACGAAAAATCGAAAACATTATGAAAGGGAAGTCTAAGAATTTGCAAGATTTCCTTTTATATATGCATGATTTATCAGAAAAGACAAAATATGTTTACATGTGTGATGTATTAAAATTTCTAAAGTTCACAGGAAAGAAAAAAGAAGAAGATCTTGAACTAAGAGATTTTGTATCCTATATGGCAAAAATACAAGATAAAGACAATGGATTGGAAACAGTTTCTTCTTATCAAATCGCAGTTTATTCTGCGTTAAAACTTTTTTCAAAATGTATGTTTGCATATAAAATTTTTTCGAAAAATTATATGGAAGAAATTGCGAAGCCAAAAAAGAGAGAGCAACAGAGAACAATAGAAAGAAGAGAAAAGAGTTATTTGACTCCAGAAGAAACACAAACGTATCTTTATAATGTTGATCATAAGTTAACAGGAAAAACAAGAAAGCCATCAGCTATTTGGTCACAAAGGGATATTGCAGTCATAAAACTTTTCCTTTCTACAGGTGTACGTTGCGCAGCGTTATCCAATATGGATATAGAAAATTTAAATATGGATAAAGGAACTTTGATTGTAACAGACAAGGGGAAAAAAGTTCATACATTCATTTTAATTCCGAAAGTTTTGGATGAATTGCAGAAATGGTTAGCATACAGAGATCAACTTGTAACAGTACGCGATACACCGGCTCTATTTCTTGGGAAAACCGGAAAGAGATTGTCAACAAGTGCAATTTCAGATATTACAAAAAAATATGCTTGTAATATAAAAGGAAAAACAATTAGTCCACATAAACTAAGGGCAACATATGGTACTACATTGTACAACGCAACTGGTGATATTGTGCTTGTACAGAAAAATTTACATCATGCATCAATTAATACAACGCTGTTGTATGTAAGAGGAATGGAAGAAAAAGCACAAAAAGAATCTGTAGAAATCATGAAAAATATTATCTAAACATCAACGAGGCGGTAGGCTTCCTGTTTACCGTCTCGCATAAGAAAGGAAATTATTATGGTACAAATTTTAGAATTATTTGGTGGAATCGGAAGCCCACGGTGTGCATTACGGAATATCGGTATTCCTGTTAAATCAATTGATTATGTCGAGATTGACGAAGCAGCAGTCAGATCATATAATGCAATGTTCGCAAAAGATCTTCCGTATAAAACGCAAACAGTGGTCGGATACAATCTTCGTCCAGATATTCTGATACATGGTTCTCCTTGCAATGATATGTCTGTTGCTGGACATCAAGGCACAGCTACCAAAGATGGAAGAATAAATCATGGAGCTGGCGCAGAAGAGGGGTCTGGGACAAGATCGAGTCTTATGTGGGAAACAATTAATATTATTAAACAGATGGGAGAATGGAAACCCAAATATGTGATTTGGGAAAATGTTAAAAATATCAGAAGTAAATATATGGTACATAATCACGACAGATATATGGAAGAATTAAGTAAACTTGGATATACAAGTACATATGAACTATTAGACGCAAGAGAGTTTGGTATTCCACAAGCAAGAGAACGCTATTTTACTGTAAGCTGTTTAAAAGGAAAGGAATTTGATTTTTCTGATCTGATTAGAACGCCAATGAAAAACATTCATGAATTTTTGGAACAGAAAGTTGATCCAGTATATGAGGTAACACAACCGAGCATTCTGGAATGTATTGGCGCATCCGGAATCAGAAGAGCAACCGTAATTGACCAATATGCTTATACAATCACGACGCGACAGGATCGGACACCTGCACAGGTAATTGACTTACATAATGGAAAATACAGATATCTTACAGAAAGAGAATGCTGGCGACTTATGGGATATACGGATCAGGATTATGAAGCAGCTGCATCTGTCCAACAGAAACGAGGAAGATATAAAATGGCATTATATAAACAAGCTGGCAATAGTATTTGTGTTCCAATTTTTGAAAGCCTGTTTAGAAAAATTTTGTTGGGTGAAACCGCATAGAAAAACTATGTTATTGCTAAGGAATATGATATAATATAAATAATTATATAAAAATTGGAGGAAAATAGAATGGGAGAATATTATAATACAATTATTTTACGACATGCTGAAGGATCTTATACGAAAAAACAGTTCAAAAATTACTCTGAAGGAGATTGTATTTATGGACCAAATACTGATCCAGAAGAATTAAAACGATGGACATACGATCAGCTCAATGAAGCAAAAGCAGAATTGGCAAAATATAAATGCACATAGAAGATCGTCAGAAAACTTTAGACGAAATAATAATATTCTTAGAAAACAAAAGAGTCGATTTTCGGACAATTAGATGCGAAGTTAGAACAATTGTTAGTATGGATAATTTTTATTTAAAAAATGAAGATTATTCTAATTTTATGAGAGGAGTATTAGGAGTATTACAGGGTGGTTTAGAAAGTAACATATTAACAGATAGAGGGGTTGAGAATGTATACCATAATCATACTATAAATGATATTATTGAAGAATGTAAAAGAAAAAAAGAATACGAAAATGATTCAAATTTAATTTAATTAAATTTGGAATTAAATGATGCTATAGAGGAACAAGAAATAGAACTTGAAAAATCTTGGAATTTGGTATGCGAAAGTTATATCAAAATTAGTCGAAAATTACAAAATAGATTAAATAATTAAAAGTTAAACGTTACTTTGGTAATATTGTAATAGTGTCTTAATAAAAGGTAGAATTTATGCATTCTATTGGTGATGAATTAAAAAAATAAAAGGAGAATATGAAAAAAGACTTTGGAGTGAATATAACATTAATGCTCCAATTTGAATTGACGCATACAATATCAAATAGATGGCTAAAAGAACATTGTTGGAAGGAATTTTAACCTTCACAATGGAGAATTTAATATGTAGAAATTAATACAAATAATGCGTACAGTTTTTCATATTTTTGATTAGAGGTGATGCAATGTTATATGTAATAGAGTTTAAAAGGAAGAAAATTGCAATTTGATTGAATTCACAGAAAATACAGTTATTTTGTGTAGTGACTATAAGCTTATGGATACATTAATGAAAGAAAGAATTATTTCAATAGAAAAAGTTCTAAAAACTTATAAGCTAAATATGAGACAAAACGACACTTTTCGATACCAAATGATATAAAATCTGATACGGAACAACATGTGCAATGTTATAACAATGTATTGACAATGTTGTAAATTGGAATTATAATATAATTAAAGGAAGGTGATATTATGGCAAATACGAATGTAACTATGAGAATTGATGAAAATTTAAAAATCCAATTACAGGAACTTATGTCAAATCTTGGTCTTGATATGACAACATTCTTTACAATGGCTGCAAAACAGGCAGTCAGAGAACAGGCATTGCCATTTAAACCGAATATGAACATTGGACTATATGGATTGGAAGCATATAAGAAAGCAATTCAGAATACAAAGTATAACGGAGAAGGAAAGGCAGTCATTTCTTCTAATGATGAATGGGCAGAAGAGACAGAGTGGGATGATATGTTTGAACAAATGAAAAAAGAGAGAGGAATTAGTTAATGAATAAAGGAGAAGTGTGGTTTGTAGAATTTCCATTAGAGGAAGATCCAAGTAGAATTTTAAATAGACCTGTAATTGTGTTAGATGAGAACCTGCTTGGAGTTTTGTCTGTTAAAATTACAAAACACAAAGTAAGAAAAGAAGATCCATATGATACACCAATTATTTATTGGCAAGAAGCAAGCCTGAGATTAGCTTCTACCGCAAGGGTTTCTAAAGTAACACTGCTTACAAAAGATAGCTTTATATTTAAAATTGGAGATCTTCATCAAGATGATTTGAAAAGAATTGAAAAAATGTATATAAAATTCTTAGAAGAAAATAAGTCATGTTAATAAAAATGGAATTGTCGTAAGGCAGTTCCTTTTCTGGTATAATAGAGAATATAATATTGAGGTGATTATATGAAATATCCAAAAGAAATATATTTGGACGGTTATACATATGTACAAATGTACGAACATGAAAAAGGTGGAATGTATTATCATTCAAAAGAAAATCCAGATCTAGTTACGAATACTTGTATAAGTCTATATCCAGATGGAAAACTTACATTTTTATGGAATGGAATTGAACAAAATTATGGAAAATATGACATTATAAATAACAGAAAATTTAAAGAATAATAAAATGAAACCAAGTTTTCATGTGGATGGAAAGGATTAGTTGATATGGAACAAACTTTTTATATTAGAATGAAAATTTGCGATTATTATACAGTTTATATAAATGATGATGGATATGAACGAAAAGAAATGGTTCAAGAAAATGAAATTGACGGATTTATACATTGTCTAAAAGTTTTAGGATACGAGGAAATCTAAGTTTCAGGAGGTATTTAATGGATAAATGTAAATGGTGCAATACAGAACTATACAAAGAAGAATATTATGGAGACGCAGCCTTTGATATGGAACAACCAATAGAAGAAGACGATTATACACGTTTGTCCATGTTGTGGAATTCTAAAACAAATAAATTTGGGTTATACGCAGGTGGAGAAAGTGAAGCAGTTGCAAATATTAACTACTGCCCTAAGTGCGGAAGAAAGTTATGAAAGATCGAGGTGATGTTATGGAATATGCAATCGCATATAATGATAAATCTGGAAATGGATTCACCAAAACAGAGCCATGGATTTTAGATGATTTTGATAACCGAAAGGAATGTATAAAGAAAGCGAATGAGTTGATCATATCTGGTTATAAGAATGTAACTGTTTTTAACTATGATGAATCGGTTCCAGAGTGTATTGATTGGGATTATGTAAAACAGCATCAAAATTAATATTTGAAATGGAGGAATAATGTTATGCATGTGAATATCTTTGATACAAAAACAGACGAAGAGCTGATATTGCTATATAATCAGTTTCTTGAAGCAGAAAAAAATGGTGCATTCCCTGATAACACTGAGTTAGCAAAAATTAAGAGGGAATATGAAAAAGATTTTGGAGCAAAGACAACATTAATGCTGCAAATTGAGTTAACTCATGTAATAGCAGATAGATGGTTTAAAGAACACAATAAACGTGAAATGAAAGAGTTATATATTGTTGAAGATGTTCCAAAATATCTTGAGGATAACTCATCTTATAAATATGTTGTAAAAGCAAACAATTATGACGAAGCAATAGAAATGGTAAAGAATAAAACTGGTCATAATATTGAGTGGGATGCATCACTCGCCGATAATGATGATGTTTGGCAATAAAATTTAACTTTCATGGGTAATAAGATGATTGTGGGTACAAGGTGTTTTCTTTATGCATATAAGAAGTCTGATTTCGAGAATCAGTTTGATAGTGCTGGACTACTGGTAAGAATGGGTTCGAGTCCCATCGCCCACAATACACTGAATCAAGATTGAATGCAATAATCGAAGTAAAGAATGATTTGCTCGGAAGATTGGAAGAGGTGGTATAAATGGATTTAGACAAATATAATGGAGATATCATCAGGATTGACCGACTGATTGAATTTTTACCAACCGAACATTGGTCTTGGGATGAAACAGGAGAAATTGATCTGGATGATATCTCGGTTGCAATATACGAACCCGTTCCAGAAGTTTCTGAACCGTATGGAGATACATGGAAACATCCTGTGTTGGAACAAAGATCAAGGGAGTGGCATATAGGAAGAATTATTTATTTTATTAACCATGTAAATGAGATTAGAGATATTGAAATTGATAATGAATGTAGTGGTGGTTTTATTCTTCCTCAACCTATTATTATAGATGGATGGCATAGATATGCAGCAGCAAGATGGTTATACGACCAAGGTAAACTAACAGAAATTCATTGTAGATATGGTGGTCGAGCTGATGTGCTTGAATATTTACAAGGGAAAACAGATGACTTATTGTGGGAAGCTATATAATAAAGAAATGACGATTTCATCACAGTTTATGAACTATATATAGTATAATAAATCAAATTACATACTATATAATGTTTCGCGGAGGTGTAAAATATGAAAAATGAATATAAAGTAAAAGAGACAGACTTTGGAACAAAAACAAGTCATCCGGCATAAGGTGCATATTGTCATGAATAATTATAAAGAAAGTAGAGAATTAAAAAATCTTACTGTAGAAGAGGTAAGCGAAAAACTTAGTATAAGTAAGACAGCGATATATAATATCGAAAAAGGTGAAAATTCTCCATCAGTGGATAACTTAGTACGGCTTGCAAAATTATATGAAGTTAGCACAGATTATTTATTAGGGAATACTAGATTTAAAAATTTTTCGGAACAATATGATTATCTGCAATCATTAGACGACGATGATTTATTTAAAGAATTAAATGTACTTCATATTAATGAATTTACAACAAAAGATTGGAAAACATATTCTAAATTGAACGGAGAATGGTTTTTGACAATACGATAAGGCAAGGAAAAATTGCTTTCATTGTAAAGGATGCGAATAATATGACATATGAAGAAACACAAAAAATCAAACATTTACGAGAAGTGACTTCTGTTATGGTTGAGGAATCATCAAATGGAATTGAATGTACTAAAAATAGATTTGGGAACAGAACTATGGATGGTTGCAAAAATGTAACTTTTGAAAAGATTGAGTTATCAAAAATTGACAATGATATTCCTCATATAAGAAGAGAATATTATGAAAAAAATCTATGGGTAATGTTATGAGATTAAGTTGTTTTTAATATAGAATGGAGATGATTATATGAAAAGAATTAAAATGAAAGATAATACAACAAAATTTGTGTGGGATGGAGATAACTGCGTAGATAAGTACACAGAGCTTATAGAACAGTATTATTACGACTCAGAAGAAGAAAGAATGGAGCATAAAAAAGAAATGGAATCAAACGGATGGAATGATTCTGGTCAGGTTATGGAAATGGTAAGTGGTTCTTTAATGCCATGGGCGAAAAATCCTCCTGTACATGTCTGGTTCGGAAGTTATTATAAAACAATTAGAGAGTAGATGAAAGACTTCACTAAGGAGGTGCAGATTATGAGAGAATCAGAGGTGAAAAATATTATAGCTGTGGAGATTTTAGATAAAATGAATGACCAAGGAGGAGCTTCTGTATTAAGAGAAATTTTATTTAATCCAGAAAATAAAATTGATTGGGAAAATATTGGAAGTAACGCTATTCAAAAGCATATGCCAGAATTAAAAATGTTTGGCTAATCTTTGCAATTATAGAGAGATGATGAAAGATTGTTTTCAGAAGGCAGGTGAAATGTTGTGACTGAAGCAGATATTAACAAATATGTTGTCGAAGAAATGGGATATGCAGAAGAGCAAGAAGATAAAATTGCCATTAGGCTTTATTTATCAAATGGAGAATCTGTAGAAATCTGGTTTGACGAATATAATGATTGTTATACTTGGAGCAATGCCTCCTATGGATACGAAGATACTTATGCAGTAGTACAAGATATTTGCGAATGGCTAAAAAATGATTCGTTAAAAATAATAGGTGTAGAAACAATATAATTATTACACCAAACAAAGAAAATGAGGTTTGAATGAAGAAAATTTTATCGAATAAAATTCGCTGCAAGAAATGTGGTGATATTATAGAGAGCAAAACACGCCATAGTTTTGTTGTGTGCAAATGCGGGGCAGTTGCAGTGGATGGTGGACATGATTATCTGAAGCGAGTTGGCAATCGAGAAGATTTGAGTGAGTTTAGTGAATAAAGTGGAGGATTGTAGATGATAAAAGTATACGGAGAGAAGGAAAAATCGTGTATTGCGAATGCAATTCATCAATATAATGGAGCTTTAATCTATTCATATGAAGAGCGTTATTCTGGTATTCCAGAATGTTATAGTGTAAATAGTAATGTGTGCAGTGTCAAAGATTTTTGTCAATTCGTTTATGATGATCTTGAAAGGAAAGTGTTGGAAAATGAAAATCTTCCGATGCATAAAATGTGTGTTATTTACACAAATTTAGAAAAGAAAAATGAAATTGAAATGCTGGAAAATTATGCAAGAGAAATAGAAAAAATGGGATATGTTGGTAACGTGATTATTATGTTTAAATGAAAATTTACTTTCATATAGAAACGAGATGTATTAGATGAACAGAAACTACAAATGGCAAGATTTTCCTTATAAATACGATAGTTTTGAATTTGTTTTTGGATATGATTATCATATTCATAAGTGGGTTTATGATGTCAAATATTATCTAAACGGTGATGATTGGTACCTTGATCCAGAAGGAACAACGATTCTTTGAAAGATAAATGAACGGTAACTAGGATGGATAGAAAAACATAAAGATCTTATTGAAGAGCGTGAAAGAGAAAATGTTGCGTGGATCAAACAAAAACAGTGTAGAAAAAGAAGTTGCGTTTGCAAGAAATGTGAAAAATATTGTCATTGCTATGGATGCGTAGATAAAATTAATGTGTGTGATTTTGTGCAAGGAGAATAGTATGTACAGAGAAGAAAGATATAGAGACACAGTTGATTATTATATTATAAAAAGAAAGAACAAGAGCACAAAGAAAGAGGAATATCTTAAAGGAATAAATTTGTATGGTCGAGATAATGAAGGTATACTTAGAGTCAAAGAACCAAAATGGATAGAACAGCCTATATGGAAGAGAAAATTGCCTATTGATATCGCTACTGATTTTGAATCTGCAGAAAAAGTACTCAGAGGTCTTAAAAAATATTATAATGATAGTGACTATGAGTATTTTATTGGTAAAATTGTAACAGACTACATTATAAACGAGATAAAATAAAATGAAAGATTTTTTTTCGTGAGGAGGAGATAATATGTTTGATATATTCAAAGATACAAATGAGCTTGAATTAATAAATATATATAAGGATATTTTACAAAGTGAAGAAGATGGAATTAGGCCGAGATCTTTGGATAAATATGCAAGACAAGTGCAGGAAATTTGTAAATATGATATGTTTTCAAAGGCAACGGATTTTACTAAGGAGTTATTCTACAAAGAAGTTGCGAAGAGATATTTCGTAAACAGATAAAACAGACATTTCAAAAGGAGATAACAATGGAAAACTATATGAATGCACCAGTTCAATTAGAGTGGACAGATAAAGATGTATTAGAAGATTTCGATAAATGTCATGATAAGAAAGCAGTTTCCAGAAGATTTTGCATTCCCGTGTCTCAAGTAACAGAAATATTAAAACGAAACGGTGTGAAAGAAAAATGATTCCAAAATATTTGAACTATACAGTAACACCTGCAGATTTGAGAAATATGTCAGAAGAGAATGTAATAGAATTAATGATTTTCACGGATCGAGATCGGAAAGATAATGAGGATGCAGAAAAATTATATTGGTGGTGCATACAAGAAATCAATTTTAGAATGGATTTGAGTGGATCTGAATATGAGCAATAAGAAAGCGATGGCTGGTTTAGTCATCGCTTTTTTTATGATATGCTGCAGCTCTATAACGAAAATTCGCATCCTGGATTTCTTGTGAAATATGTTCCATTCGATCGATATATTCTGTAACATATGATGGAATTTTTGTATCCCATTCGTTTTTATCGGAAGTAAGTAGATCGTTCGGGGTGCATTCTAATGCTTCACAAATTTTTTCAAGAGTTTCAAAGCGAATGCTTGCCATATTACCAGAACAAATTTTTGACACTGATGGCAAAGAGAGATCAGTAGCTTCTGCAAATGCAGCTTGATTTTTATATTTACTCAATATCAAATGTTGAATATCTAATTTAATCATATTGCACCTCCGTGTCAATGATTATAACATAATTAAATAAGAAAATCCATAAAGATATATTTATACAAATAAAGATAAATTGTAATATAATAGCGAAATAATAAAGATATGTTTATAATAAGTATTGACATATTAAAGATATGTTGATATAATGAGTTCAACGTAAGAAAAAACAAGAGAAAGGAGGAATCTGGTATGGATGTGAAATATGAAAAAGTAAAACGTGGAGAGATCTATTGGGTTGATTTTGGTCAGACTATCGGATCAGAAATCAGTGGAATACATCCTGGACTTATTGTGCAAAACAATGCAGGAAATAATTACTCTCCAACAACCATAGTTGTGGCACTTACGTCACAGAAAAAGCCTAATCTTCCTACTCATGTAGTTTTAAAAAAGGATGCGTTGAATGGACTTGAAAAGAATTCTCTGATTACGTGTGAGCAGTTTAGAACTGTTGATAAGGGAAGACTTTTGGATAAAATTGGAATGATTAGTCATGCTAAACAAAAAGAAGTTGATAAAGCCATGGCTATCAGTATAAACAACTTATTAATGGGAGGATGATCAAAATGGAAGCATATGGATATTATAATATTGATCAGGCAATAAAAAAATTGCAAACATTAAAGAAACATGAAAAAAAATGTAAAATTTTGATTTACACTATTGACTACGATCAGAATGAAGAAAGTGAAAAGCTTACCACACCAGACGAAGGATGCGAATTGGTAAAGAAAGCAAAATCAATTTTCTTCAACGAAGGAGAGGTTTTTGAACATATGCAGCTGTTTTCAACTTCGCAGAGTATCGAACATATTACCAGGGCAGGGATTATGCATGATATAACATTGCCACATTTGCGAGAATAAGATGGAATTATTTGTCAGATAATTTCCAGAATTTACCGCTGGAATCTATATAACAAGAGGTATAAAATGGAAATATAAGGAAAGACAAATATAGAATAGCAAACAAATGTTCGAAAACATATTGACAAGAACATTAGTTCGATGTATTATAATTTTGTCGAACAAAATAAAAGAAGGGAATCATACCTGCGTTGGAGCGCATACGGTATGAATCCCTTCCTGTACATAACAAGCAAAACAAGCGATATTCATATGAATCTGAACTGTTGGAGCAGTCCAGATGAATAATAGCACAATGTCCTGCTTAAGTTTCATTATACATATTAATTTGCAATTCTGCAAGTCTATCTTGAGCAGTTCGCTATTATTTCACAATTTTACACAAACAGAATAGGAGAATAACCAATACGTAAAGGTACTTATTCATTTGATGAACGATAAGAACCTGTATTAAGTTTACCTATTTTTAAAATTAAATAAAGAAGGAGTGATCAGAAAATGTACTACATTATCACAAATGGAAAATATTGGGTGATTGAAAATCCAATACGTCCTGGCGAGTACATGGAATCCACAAAATCATCCAATGCAAAACAGTTTACATTCAAACAGGCTAAAAATCTGTTGAATGCACGTAGCAAAAAACTAGGTTGGATTCGGAATGGATATTCCATGGTTGGAGAGGATGGAAACAAGCCAACAGTTTCTCCTAAAGCAAAAGGGAATGGAGGTGTATTTTTAAATGAAAATGACATTGTAGTTGATCTGAACTTACTCGATCAGATTGAAGATGAGTGTACAAAGTTTTTAAGTTTGGCTGCATGGGATGAATCTGAATTGAGCAACATGTTGGAATCTCTTAGTACATATTTGTCTAAGCTTGATTCAGAAGAGAGTGATATTAAACATGCACTCGTTATTTATACATATAAACATGATGGAAAATTACCACAAGCACATAGAATTGCTAAAATCGGATATCTGTTCTTGCGGATTCTTATTGATCGAGCACATGTGAAAGCATGTATCTATAAACTTCAGGCAATGAAAAATGCATTGACGTACCATTACTCTCTTGGAAAACTGCAAACTGAATTAAATAAAACTGACAATGGAGAATATGAAAACTATAAACCAAGAACTGCAAAATTTGACGAAGCGATGAAAATATTGGAAGGGTAGGGTGAGCAAAAATGAGATACAAATATTTGACAGAGACTCAAAGAGAAAAATTAGAATTTCTTACACCAGAAGAAGCAGATGAGATCCAGCAAACGTATTTAGACAACGACATGCGCGAGCTTAAAAAAATCTGCAAAACTTTGATTTACAAAAAGAAAAAGTCATCTCAAGATTTACCGACACTTCATGATGCAGAACTTGAAAGTTTAGCAGTAGAAGTTTTTCTGTCGAGTTTACTTAAATACAATTCGGATGTCAAATGCACTTTTAAAACGTATTTATATGGAAATATTTGGAGAAAATATTGGACATATACAAGAGATATCGAACGTAAAAAACGCTGTGTTTTTGTTCCAGATATTGACGAAGAGACTGGAAAGCAGAAATTCGATAAAGATGGTAATCCTAAAGAGAAACCTGTGTTTGATATTTCCATTTATTCTCAAATTGACGAAGATGGAATGCAGCTCTGGGAGACATTTGTATCTGGGAAAACCGTGGAAGATGTCGTCTTTCAAAATGATCAAGAAATGTCTTCATTAATGAGAGAATATACAAGTAAATTATCACGAGTACAGAGTGTAATTTTACATATGCTTGCAGATGGATTTAATGAAGAAGAAATTCTTCAAAATTTACATATTTCTAAGTCACTCTATAACGATAGCTTAAAAGCTATCCGGAACAACTCAAATACAAGAATACTTAGGAGGGATTATTAATGTTAGATGAATACAGAATCGAACAGATGGGCGTAGGAGCTTATGTTGATAGTATTGATGAGGAAGTTATTACTGTTGATCAGGCAGTCCAGAGAGCGTTTTGTTGGTCAAATGAAATGATCAATAATTTGATTTATAGTACTGTATCTCCAAAACGGATTTACATTCCCAACATTATTCTTGCAGAAGAAAAAAGAGAAGATGGGCTTACTACTACATACGTAGTGGATGGTGGTCAGAGAACAGAAGCGCTCAGACGTTTTGTGTTTGATGGGCATAAGATCTCTAAATCAATCCGGAATAGATATGTGACTTATCAAGGAAACAAACTGGATAAAAATGGAAAACCTATGAGAGATGAAAATGGAAAACTGATCAAAGAAATCAAAACATTTGATCTGGTTAATAAAACTTATAATGATTTCCCACCAGAACTGAAAAAGAGAATGAGATCATGTCAGTTGTCTGCTGCAATTTATCAGGAATGTACTCCAGAAGATACCTGCGATCTTGTCATGTTATATAACTCTACTATTCCAATGAATGTAAGCCAGAAGGCGTTTACTTACATTGGTACATTTGCGGATAAAATTAAACGGATTAAAGATAATAATCGTTTTCTTAAAGATTGTACGATGCTGAATGAGTTAGACAAGAAAAAAGGCATCTGGGAAAGAGTGATCATCGAATGCGTTATGGCGATGTTTCATTTAGAAGAATGGAAAAAGGCGCCAAGGGATATCTGCAAGTATCTTAATGAGAACGGAACAGAAGAAGAATTTGATACACTGAACAAATACTTTAATATGTTAATTCCTTACGCAGATAAACTCGATCATACAGAAGTAGCTGAATTATTTGTGCCAAAAGATTTTATGGCATGGATGACTCTTATGAAAAGAGCCTTAGATGAAGGAGTTTCACCAGAAAATTTTGGAAAATTCCTGATTGCATTTAATGACATGAAAGAAATCAAAGTCAATGATACTGATTGGATTGAAATAGAACAGGATAAACACACGAAGGACAAAAAAGTAATTCAGCAGAAGATTGATTATTTACATACTTTATTAGTGGATTTTTTACATATTAAAGAGAATAAACCAAATGAAGATGCAGAGAGCGAAAGTATCAAAGACTCATCAGAAAATTCAGAGGGTGAAGAATCTGCAATCATTGGTGTTGATGATCGTATTGATCAGAATGATATTGATTTTGTACATACTCATGTAAATGAGAAAGTAGATCCAGACGACATCGAATTTTACAACGAGTGTCTTCAGGATACAAAAGTGTCTGCAAATGTTTATCAGCAGTGTAAAACAGCGTTAATTGCATTGATGGTTTATGCAGCGCAGAATAATCAGGATCAGGAATTTGAACAGTGGATTGGAGAATATCAGAATGCAGATGATGAATATAGTTCCAATCAGGGTATTAATTTCAGATTCATGAAACGAGATTTCGAAAACTTTCTTGTTGGGAAAGGAAACGCAGCGTAAAGAAAGGAGAATAAAATAATGCAGATGAATATTGATGACATCAAAATTTCAGATCAGTTTCTTGATTCTCATCCATCTCAAGAAAAGATGGAACGATTTGAAAAATATTGGCTTCGTACAAATCATCAAGACAAGTCAATTATTTTGGATAAGAATGGTTATCTCGTAGATGGATATATCCGATATCTTATCATGAAAAGAAATGGTGCCAAAACAATTCGGACAGTATATAAAGGTCAGCCAGGTGCGCTGATCAAAGGTGTTCATATCAATTACGATGGTATTGGTACGAAAGAATACATTTGGCGAGTGCCAAGAGTTAAAGGATGGAGAAAATTCATCAATAATCTGCAGATTGGTGCCGCAGTATTATGTGTTACGAAAAAAGGTGTAAAACCAGTCAAAGTTACAGAAATTCAAACAGAGAATATTATTGACGGGAGAGAATACAGTAAGGTGCTGATCAACAAAAAGATCGAAATTAAAACGAAATAAAAAGGAGGTGAGACAAATGAAAAGGTTAGGAAAATATTCAGGAAAGGTTTATGAAGAACATGAGATCCAGAATATGGATGAATGTGGAACAGTAATTACAGACGAACAGGCTGCAGATAAAGACTTTATTAAAAAGCATCACATGTGTGATTTGGTACAGTGTGTATCATGTTTTGGGTGTCCGTTTTAGAGGAGTGTAATTTTATAGGGTTGCAAATCGGTTCAATTCAAAATTGATGCAGACGAAATGTTTTAGAGGAATGTAATTTTATAGGGTTACAAATCCTCAAAATAAAATAACTCTATAAAATTAAGACGTTAAATAAAAATAGACTTAGATTTAATCTACGTTATTACAAGAAAATATATTGATATGTAACTCTAGTATCAAATTATATCGTTTAGATTTAAACATGCGTTACGTCTAACTTTCTTGTCGCAAGTGATTTAAGCATAAAAACTTGTAATAACATTGTCAAAGAGTATTACCGACTATAAGTCGAGTTATTAATTAAAAGGAGAAAATTATGCAATATTTAGATTTTACTTTAGTAGTAGATAAAAATAATAAACCATGTGTACCGATTTTAAACGGTAGAGCTGGTTATTTGCTTAGAAATAATAAAGCAAAAATTATTAATCATGATCCATTAGTAATAAAACGAATAGACGATTATAAGAGTGATTTTGAAAATAGGGATATTTTCGAGTTAAAAATTGATAGCGGATATTTGAATATAGGATTTTCTGTCAGTGATAATTATCATGAGTATTTAGCTGGACAAGTCGAATTATTAAAAGGAATGTCGGATAGATTAACAAATCGAAATGGATATCGAAGAACACGAAGATCCAGAATTAGGTACAGGAAAAATAAAAATGTTGATTACAAAACCGTACATAATCCAACATATAAAAATGGAAATGAAGAAGGATGGTTTGCTCCATCAATACAACATAAAATTGATTCACATATTCGTTTAATAGATAAAATTGCGTCATGGGTTCCAGTAGATAAGGTAATTGTAGAAGTTGCTAAATTTGATATCCAGATGATAAAAGCTTTAGCTGACGGTAAAGAAATATTAGGAAAAGATTATCAAAATGGAGAAATGAAAGGATATGAAAATGCAGCAGCTTATGTTAGAGATAGAGATAAACATACATGTCGGTTGTGTGGCGCAAATAAAAATGTTGTGATTGAAGTTCATCATATACAACCGCGTTCAAAGGGAGGAACCGATAAACCAAGTAATCTAATATCTTTATGTCATAGTTGTCATCGGAAGGTGCATTCCAATAATAACGACAATAAATATTTTGAGAAAGTTAAGAGTATGAAGTTATCGGATACATACAAAGACAGTACTTATATGAATATGGTTCGTTGGGAACTTTTTGAAAGGCTTTCTGGCAAATATGACGTCAAAGTTGGGTATGGATATCAAACAAAAATTAATAGAAGGAATGCCGGTTTAAGAAAATTTCATTATACGGATGCTGTTTGTATTAATGATTACAAGGATGTGACACTAACGGAGAATATCTATATTGTAGATCAAAAACGATGCAATGACAGGAGTATGGAGACATTTAGTGATGCAAAATACATAGATGTACGTGATGGAAAAGAAAAAAGTGGAAATACATTATATAAGGAAAGGCTTCCAAATGCTCCGTCTAAACGAGTCACGCAAAAAGAATATATAAACAATATGAGACAATTTCGTGGTAAGAAAATTAAACCTGGTAAACGCACTTTTGTTTGTAATTCATATTGTTTGAAATGTGGAGATTTAATTTACATAAATAGTGGAAAGCATAGAGGAAATATCGCAGAAGTAGAATCCATGCAAAAACTACCTAATGGTAATTTCAAAATACGATTTACATATAAAGCACAAACAGTCAAATACCCTTCTATAAGTATAAAGCCAGAAGAATATGAATTATTAAAGAATAATTTATTAGACAAAGTAAAAATTGTAAGAACAAGGCGTGGAATGATTTGGAGAAAATATAATCGTCTAGAATACGAAGCGACCCATGCAGATCAAGAAGGAATGGCTGTATAAATAAAAGAAGGGAGGTGAAATAAAAATATGTTACTTACAATTTTAAGAATCATCCTAATTATCTTCGCCTGGTTAAATCTAATTGAAGAGAAGCCAGAACGAAAAAGTGAAAAGGTTTTATGGATCACTATTATTGTAACTACTGTGGTTGAGCTAGTGTATAGCCTTTTCGGAATATACTAACGGAGAATAGTAGGTCATGCGATTTAACATGCCTAAAAATGAGGTCGGAAATGGTTCCCGACGCACTCTGGAAAGACTACCTGAGATGATGGATACGCCGCCCATCCATTTTTAGGCATTTCAAATCGCATGACTGAAATATAAAACGAGATGAAAGGCACATTTTAAAAATAATAAAGAGGAGTAGTTATGAGTTCCAAAGACAATACATACACAAACACAAGAACATTTTTTCTGTCAGATGATGTTGACAATGAATCGGTTGGGAAGCTGATTTGGGAGATGCTTTATCAGATCAATGATGACAATAAAAAGGATGAAAAAGAAAAGGATTATAAACGCGATCCAATTAAATTGTACATTAATTCCTGCGGTGGAACTATTTATGATATGTGGGCACTGATTGATGTTATCCAGAATAGCAAAACGCCGATTCACACATATTGTATGGGATATGCCATGAGTGCAGCATTTGATATCTTCTTAGCAGGTCATAAAAGGTATTGTTACAAGCATTCTACTTTCATGTATCATCAGATACATTGTAAGAGAAGTGGAAAGTATCAAGATCTGGTTGAAGATAGAGCTGAAATGGACAATCTCAATAAGCAGGTTGAGGAATATATTTTAGAAAGAACAAATCTGACGAAAGAAGATATTGCTGACATTCATGAAAAGAAGAAGGACTTCTATATTCATTCGGATAAGGCGATTGAGTATGGGATCGTGGATGAAGTACTGTAAAGAACTTATACTGCGGAGAATATAAAAACAGAAAGAAGAGAGTTTATATGAATAAATGCAATTTTTGCGCATATTCAATACCTACTGGTCAGATGGATGCATGGATATGTGAATATAAAGAATTTGACGAAAGAGCATTGTTTTGTGAACAAGCAATAAAAACAATGATGAAATACAATAAAATAAGAGCTAATAACAATATAAACAAAATGACAGAAGAAATGGAGGAGTGATGAAATATGAGTTTCAAAGTAGGAGATATTGTAAGAGTTAAGGATTATAAAGACATTGATTGTTCTACTTTTGTGCCAAGTATGAAATGTTACTGTGGGCATAAATATATCATAACTGAAATAACATTGTATTCTGATTGTAGTGCATATAGGTTAAATTGCGGTGCTGATTTTATATTTGAAGAAGAGTGTCTTGAAAAAGTTGTTGCAAGCTTTGTCCCAGGAAATAAAAATTATACATTTACATTCAACGCTAAAAAGGAGAACAAAGAAATGAGAAAACAGGAAGTAGGATTAACACAGAGGGAACGTATTGAAACAGAAAAAGAGATGTATACAGAAAAAAGTGGAGTAAAAGAAGTTAATGTCATTGTTCCAGATAAAGTAGTTGAAGTTATGTTTGATGAAAACTTCCCTCCTTCTTCATATTGGCTTAGTTATTGTAGCAAAGAGAAAATTAAAACTGTATGTGATGATGAAGATAAATTCTCTCTTGAAAGAGCATTATATATTGCCTTTGCAAAGAAAATGTATAGCGATATGTATACGTTAGAAGGAATCGAAAGAAAAGCGGACGAACTTTCATATATGAAAAGTTATATTAAGTGTGTAAAGAATGCTATGAAAGTATATGAATGCCAGCAGAAATTAGAAGCTTTAGATAGAGAAGAAAAGGCAATCAAAAAACGTCAGCATGAAAAACGGATGGAACAGAAAGCAAGACGTTTAGCTAGAAAAATTGAAACAAGAAAGAATGAACAAATTGCAGTTCAGAAAGAAGCATATCTTCAGGCTATGAGAGAATTTGAAGAAAAGAAAGTAAAAGAATATAAAAATAGAACAAAGAAAAAAAACGTAAAGAAGGAGAAAAAATCATGTTAAATCAGTTCGTAATTTTCAAAGAAAAACTTCAGAAACATTTTGTGGAGATGACCAAGGACGCAGATAAGTTATTCGAAGTAAATGTAGATAAGGATAAACTTTGGGATACATATCTTGATAGCTTTGCGCCAGGAACGAATAATATCTTTCGTGAAAGAAGAGAGCATGATTGTAGCTGCTGTAAACAGTTTGTTCGTACTATTGGTGCTGCAGTTGTAGTTAAAAATAATAAAATGGAGAGCATCTGGGATGTTGATATGTCTGGAACAATCTATGATCCAGTAGTTAGAGCACTTTCAACGCTCATTCACGAATCGAAAGTTGTTGATGTATTTGTAAGCCATTTCAAGAAAATTGGTACAGATAAGAATTTTGAAATGATTAATGGTAAATCACATCGGTGGGATCATTTCTATATGGAACTTCCTATGAAATTTGTTTTTGATTCTTATAGATCTGTTGGAGAAATTCAAGGTGAATATAGGGATATCCGGAATGTGTTCAAACGTTCTCTTGACGAGATTACTATTGACTCTGTAGAGACAGTTTTAGAGTTGATCAATTCTAATACACTGTATCGTGGAACAGAATGGAAAGTTCCACTTGTAGAATTCAAGAAGTATAAAACAGAATATGATAAACTTCCAGAAGAAGAAAAAGATTTGTATGTTTGGGAGAAATCTCTGAAAGCAGGAGCTGTTATTGGTAAAATCAGAAATCATTCTATTGGAACACTACTTGTAAATGTAAGTGAAGGAATGGATCTTGATACTGCAGTTAAAAAATATGAGCAGATCGTAGCACCCAGCAACTATAAAAGAAGTAAGCCAATTTATACTCAGAGAATGCTGGACGATGCAAAGAAAACGCTGATGGAACTTGGGTATATGGATTCTCTGAAGCGTCGCTTTGCAAATCTGGATGATATCACAGTAAATAATATTCTATTTTCTAATAAAGATGCAGCGAAGAGAATTTCTGGTAGAGGAGACATTTTTACAGAGATGTCAAAATCTGTAGCAGTTAATCCAAAGAAATTTTCTAGAGTAGAAGAAGTGACAGCACAGGATTTCGTAGAAAAGGTTCTTCCGACCGCGAAAGAGGTTGAAGTATTTGTAGAGAATAAACATGAGAAAAACTTTGTTTCTTTAATTGCCCCAGAAAATTCGAATGCCAACACAATGTTCAAATGGAACAATGGTCTGAGCTGGGCATATACAGGAAACATTACCGATTCTGATATCAAACAGAATGTAAAGAATGCTGGTGGAAATGTAGATGGAGTGCTTAGATTCTCTATTATGTGGAACGAGGATCAGAATGACAACAGTGATCTTGATGCTCACTGTATTGAACCAAATGGTCATGAAATCTATTTTGGTAGTGATAGAAAACCATCTATGTCGAAACTTGGTGGTCAGCTTGATATTGATGTGATTGAGCCAATGAATCAGATGCCAGGTAAACCGGCAGTAGAGAATATTACTTGGCAGAATAAATTAAAAATGATGCCAGGTGTTTATAAATTTTTTGTACATCAGTTTGCTAGTCGAGGAAGTAAAGGTTTTAAAGCAGAAATTGAATTCGATGGCGAGATCTATTCGTTTGAATACAATAACCCAGTGCGTGGAGACGTAGACGTCGCAGAAGTAATTATGGATAAGAACGGAAACTTTACCATCCAAGAAAAACTTTTTGGTCACTCGGCTACTTCTAGTAGAGAAGTATGGGGAGTAAAGACAAATCAGTTTACACCTGTATCTGTAATCAGTTACAGCCCGAATTATTTTGATGAGCAGAATGGGATCGGGAATAAACATCTTTTCTTTTTCCTGAATGGATGCGTAAATCCAGAACAGCCGAATGGTTTCTTTGTGGAATATCTTAAGAATGAATTAGTTCCACATCGTAAAGTATTTGAAGCACTTGGCGCAAAGTGTAGTGTAACAGACGTCGATGATCAGCTCTCTGGTGTTGGTTTTAGTCTGACGCAGCGCAATGAGCTTATCGTTAAAGTAAAAGGTGCAACAGAAAGAATCATTAAAATTAAATTTTAATAAAGGAGAATATGAATTATGAGTAATATGTTTGAAAAAGCAGTAAAAGGTAAATATCGGTTCCCGTATAAGGGACAGATTGCAGTAGAAGATTTATATGATCTTCCGCTTGGATCGCTGGATACAGTGTTTAAGACGCTGAATGCAGAAGTAAAGAAGACGGATGAAGAAAGTCTGCTTCAGACTAAATCCGCGGAAGATGATATTCTTGCGACAAAGATTGAGATTGTAAAATATATCTTTAATGAGAAACTGGAAGAGAAAAAGAATCGGCAGGAAGCTGCAGAACGTAAAGAGAAGAAACAGAAAATTATGCAGATTATTGCTACCAAACAGGATGAAGCACTTCAAAACGCTTCCGTAGAAGATCTGCAGAAAATGCTTGATGAATTAGACTAAAAAGAAATGGCTGGCTGGTATAAAACTGGTCAGCCAAACTTATAAGGTGATTATTATGACGCAAGAAGAACACGATCGAAAAATTCTTATTGAACGAGCAGCTGTAGAAGAACTTTTACTGAAAGAACATATTAGTGTTCCTGCAGCATACGAACGTGTCAGAGAATATGTAGATAGATTCGAAAAAGAATCGAAATTAGAAATTAGTAACGATTACTAAAATTTTGGAAAGTGAGGAAAAAATAATGGAAAACACGATGTCTGAATTAAAGGAATATCTTGATAGATTAGGAATTTCAACGGATGGAAAAACCGTAGAAGAAGTGATGTCAGAAATTGCAAGTGTCTGGAATAAACTTGCAGAAGATAAAGAGGAAATTTAATGTTTGGATTAGTCTTAAAAAGCGAATACAATCACATGAAAGATTTTGCTCAGTCAATTATTCATAATTTAAGATATGACTTGGAATACGAGAGAAAGAAAACTCTATATTGGATGTGTAAATACGATGGCACAGTGGGAGACGATGTGTCATTTGAGTACTGGGTAAAGAGATTTGACGAAGTAAGAGAGGAGAATAAACAATGAGAACTTTAATTGTAGTAGATGTGCAGAATGATTTCGTAAATGGTAGCCTTGGATCGGAAGAAGCACAGGCGATTATTCCGAATGTGAAAAAGAAAATTGAAGAGTATTATAATCGTGGAGATCAAATTATCTTTACAAGAGATACGCATTATGACGATTACTTAAATACTCTGGAGGGAAGAAAACTTCCAGTAAAACATTGTGTTTTTGGAACAAAAGGATGGAAGGTTGTGAGCGACCTTGGGGTTCCTAACTGCGGATATGTAAACAAAAGTACTTTTGGAACTTTGCAGTGGAGAAATATGACATGGATTGGAGATGGTGATATCGATCTGGTCGGTTTGTGTACGGATATCTGTGTGATTTCAAATGCATTGATTTTAAGAGCGGTGTTTCCAAAAACAGAAATCACTGTAGATGCAAGTTGTTGTGCTGGATCGACACCTGAGAAACATAAAGCAGCACTCGAAGTTATGAAAAGTTGCCAGATTAATGTGATTGGAGAATAGAGATATGATTACTTTAAATAGTAAAGAAGTAAAAGTAGAACACTTTCCAGATGGAACACAGAGAATCGTACTAGATGATTGTTTTTATCAGAAATATAACAACATTACATGGAAGTACGAAAAAGAAGAAGAACTTTCAGCGCTGATTTATATTACAAAACATTTAAAAAATTTTCCATATATTAAATCAATTGATCTTACAATGTTTTATCTTCCGAATGCCAGAATGGACAGAATCCATGATCAGGGCGAGGTTTTTACATTAAAAGGGTTCGCTGATGTTATTAATTGGCTCGAATTTGATAGAGTAGAGGTACTTGATGTTCATAGTAATGTTGGAGCAGCGCTTTTGAATAGAGTATATGTCTTTAATCCAAGAGAATATATTGATGAAGTAATTGAGCAGATTAGTAAAGAAAATCTTATTCTTTATTTTCCGGATGCCGGTAGTTCGAAAAGATATTCTGGATTGTTTTCCGACATTCCGTATTGCTATGGTGAGAAAAATCGAGATTGGAATACAGGAAAAATTCTTGGACTCAAAATCAGAAATAACGGTCTTGATCTTAAAGGTAAAAAAGTTTTGATGATTGATGACATCATTTCATATGGCGGTTCTTTATATTATAGTGCAAAAGCGTTGAAAGAACGTGGTGTAGATAGAATTTATGCTTATGCATCACATACCGAAAATTCAGTTCTTGATAGAGAAAAAGGAACATTAATCAAATCACTTGAAGATGGAACAGTTGAAAGATTATTTACAACAGACAGTCTTTTCACAGGAAAACACGATAAAATCACAGTTATGGAGGTCTAATATGAGAAACATTTCTTTTATGCTGATGGCAGACACATATAAAAATACAAATCCAGATGCTCTTCCGGCAGGTCTTACAAAATTAACTTCCTATATTACTCCAAGAAAGTCAATGTTTAAAAATCTGAATGAAGTAGTGTTCTTTGGATTACAGTGTTTTATTAAGGAATATATGATTGAATTAGCAAACGAAACGTTCTTCAAAAGACCAAAAGAAGAGGTTGTTGCTGAGTACAAAAAATACTTAGATAATCAGATCGGTTCCCAAAGCTATGATCTTGGACGTATCGAAAAATTATGGGATCTGCAGTATTTACCTGTAGAGATCAAAGCTCTTCCAGAAGGATCTGTTGTAACAATGGGAGTCCCGTGTATCGAGATGAGTAACGCACATCCGGATTTCGCATGGACGGTACAATGGCTGGAATGCATTATGCAGTCTTTTATTTTTGGGACATGCAACTGGGCAACTGTAGGTCATAAATATAGAACACTCGCAAACGAGTTTTATGAAAAAACAACCGATAATAAAAATCCAGCAATGGCAATGGCAGATTTTGGATTCAGAGGGCTTGGCATCGAGAACGGTATCCACGCCAGCTCTTCATGGCTTCTGTCATTTGACAAAACCTCTACAATTCCAGCAACCCAGTATATTGATAAGATGTACAATGCAGATTGCGTCAAAAATCATATTGGAATCGGAGCAGTTAGCCTGGAACATGCAACAGTATGCAGTAATTTGGCAGTATGTGAAACCGAGGAGAATTTATTAAAAAGACTGTTGACAGATACGTACAAGAATACTTCTTTCAGCTATGTCTCTGACACTTTCGATTATTGGAAACTTATTGAAGAAGCGCTTCCAAAACTCAAGAAAGAAATTGAGGAGCATAATGGTAAATTCCTTGTACGCCCTGATAGTGGAGATATTGTTGAAATTTCAGTAAAAACAGTTCAGAAACTGTACGAGATTTTTGGCGGAAGTGTAAATTCCAAAGGGTATAAAGAGCTGAATCCAAAGATTGGTATTATTTATGGAGATGGCTGTCAGTACAGTAAAATCAAAGAAATTTGGACACAGCTTGAAAAACTTGGATTTGCTGCAGATACGATCCTTTTTGGAGTAGGTGCATTCTCATTTTCAGCAATGTGTACTCCGGAAGATGGAATGGTTTGCTTAACTAGAGACACATTTGGATTTGCTATGAAAAGTACCTATTGTGTAATTGATGGAAAAGAATATACCATTCAGAAAAATCCAAAAACGGATAGAAATAATTTAAAGAAATCACATAAAGGTCTTTGCCGTGTTGTGAAAGAAGGTAATAATTTTGTATGCCATGATGGATATACAGAAGATACGATTCCAGAAGAAAATGAATTAAAACTTATCTTTAAAAATGGAGAATTAGTAAAAGAGCAGACCTTTGGAGAAATCAGAGAAAGACTGAATGGAGAAAATCATGATTGAAATTATCGAAGGAAATTTATTTGATACGGATGCAAAATTTATTTGTCATCAGGTAAATTGTATGGGAAAGATGGGATCTGGCGTGGCTTTGCAGGTCAGACAGCGATTTCCACATGTATACGAAGAATATAAAAAGGTAGCATCATCGGATATGCTGGGGAAAGTACAAATTGTACCAGTCAAGCCAAAATATATTGGATACGACTGTGGATCGATTGCAATTCCAAGTAATGAACAGTGGATTTGTAATTTCTTTGCACAAGATAACTATGGATATGACGGAAAACAATATACTTCTCTGGAAGCATTAGAAAAGTGTTTTAGAACTATGTGTTGGAAAGCACATGAAAAGAACAATAATTTTAGTGCAACAATTGCTATGCCATATAAGATCGGCTGTGATCGTGGTGGAGCAGATTGGGACGAAGTATATTCAATGATGCAGAAGATTTTTAATGAACTTGATACTCATGTTGAACTGTGGAAATTAAATCAGTAAAGGAGAGGAGAATAGATATGTATACTTTTGATGCAAAAGAAACAAAAAATAAGATTGTCGAGTGGATTAAAATGTTCTTTGAGCAGAATGGGAAAGATTGTATTGCCACAGTAGGTCTTTCAGGGGGTAAAGATTCAAGCATTGTTGCGGCTCTCTGTGTGGAAGCTCTTGGAAAGAATAGAGTTTTAGGTGTGCTCATGCCAGACGGAGAACAGACAGATATTGAAGATGCCTATGAAGTTGCTAAACATTTAGGTATTGAATACTGTACTGTAGATATTCATCCAGCAATTCTTGCGCTAAAGCACGAAATCAGACCACAAATTGGTGATCATTGGTCAAAACAGACATCAATTAATCTGCCTCCTCGAATCAGAATGGCAACACTTTATGCAATTTCACAGAGTATGAATGGACGAGTTGCTAATACATGCAATCTTTCGGAAACACTCTTATCTTGGGAAACTCGCTGGGGCGATGCAGTAGGAGACTTTGCACCATTAAAGGATTTCACAGTACAGGAAGTAAAAGCTATTGGATATGAGACGATTCTACTGAAAAAGATGGTTGACAAAACGCCGTCAGACGGATTATGTGGATCTTCTGATGAAAGCGCTCTTGGATTTAAATATTCTGTATTCGATCGGTATGCAAGAACAGGTGAAATTGATGATGAAGCAGTGAAAACTGTTATTGATGCAAGAGTAGAAAAATATAGATTCAAGAGAAGACCAATTCCATATTTTGAAAGTGGTCTGAAATCATATTTAGACTAATCAGCAGCCTAAAATAACTTTAATAATTTGATATCATGAGCGTTCTACAATCAATTCTAATTCACTAGGTATATAAATTGTAGAACGCTTTTTGAAAATGAATTCTAAGAGAATAATATTACATAGAAACATATAACTATTTACATAAAGAGAGGACAAAAACCAATGCCGATTAAAGATGTATTAGATGATATCGACTGCATGATCAACACACTTTGCCTTGCAAAACGGGAACTAGGCTATGCAGTAGTATATGAAAGTGAAAGAAACATTCTAAACGAAGATCAGTGGATCGGATTTATCAAAGATCATCAGCAGCCAAGCGGAACGATTATCAGAGAGGGATTAAAGCAGGTTAGCCGTATTTCTCGAAAACTGGCAGATGAAGTTGTGTACGGCAAAGAAAATGCTAATAAAATTTGTAGAGGGGATATGGATGAATAAGATCATCGAGGAAGATTTCGAATGTCTTGATAAGCATATAACAAAAGCATTGACATTCGATAAAGACAATGTATATAAAATTTCGGACTTTATCGAACTACTACAGAAAGCGATGGAGAAATATGGTGATAAAGAAATTGCTACACATGATATGAATTTTGACGTTATTTCAGGGATTACATGGCCCTATATTTATTTTGATGCGACTGCAGGTGTCGATAATAATGGTATGATTTGTATTTTTGAATAGGAGAAAAGGAAATATGAAAACTCAAATTAGAATGGGTGTGTTTGAGACAAATTCATCAAGTATGCATTCGCTTTGCGTGATGAAAAATGAAGGTAAATATACTCTACAAGAGATTACTCATGATATGTGGTTATGGGATGATTCAAAAACAGGAGAGAAAAATTGTATTTGGATGCCATATGAGGGAGATTTATATTTTGGAAGATCTCCATTTAGGGCATTGGCAAGTTTTTCTGATAAATGGCTATATGCTTGTGCTTCGTTGGTTGAAGAATATAATGATGATACATATAAAGAATTATTACGAATTGTTAAGAAATATGTGCCGACATTAAAGAAAATTGAACTTCCAAAAAAATGTAAATATATTCCGAATAAAGATAACGAAGAATATAATGCAGACAATTATTACCAGGAAGGAATGACGGAAGAAGAGTTAAACAAGTTTCTTTCTGACAAAGAAGAACAATATGGAATTGAAATTAATTATTGGACTGATTCAGAAAATGAATCCTGGAGATTCAATATTCCAGATACTGGTTCTGTGGATGAAGATATCCTTAGTGGATTTTTAAAAAAAGAGAATATCACATTAGAAGAGTTTATTTCTAACAAAAAATATGTAGTAATTCAGGATGGAGATGAAACATGCTATTTTTCTGGAATGAAAGAAGCAGGTTTAATCAATATGGATGCAATTGATCATGAATATCCAGAAGGGGAATGGTGGGAAAGATGAAAACACAAATTAGAAAAGGAACATTTGAAACAAATAGTAGCTCGGTTCACTCGCTCGTAATGTGTAATAAAAGCGATTATGATAAATGGGAGCAAGGAAAAGTATTTCTATTTAGAGGAAGTGGCTATGCTTATCCAGATGGCAACAAACCTCAAGTAAATCATTTTTATACAAAAGAAGAAGCAATCACCTTTGAAAAATCTAGCAAGTATCATCCAAATTTTACATACGACACAGAAGGAGATCTTTTGGATTTTCTTCATGAAAATGAATGGTATGATTATGATTATTTTTGGAATGAATGGTGCGAAGATTGGGAAACTTTTGAAGAATCGTTCACAACAGAGAATGGGGACACTGTTATCGCGTTCGGTTATGACGGTTATGATGGCTGATAAAATTTAGGAGGAATTGTGAGAATGGAATTATTAGGAGCATATAGAAATGGAAATTATCGTACTCTTATAATGGATGACGGAACAAAAATCAGAAGGACAAACGATGACGATTTTATTCCTGATTTTGCGGAAAATATTGATATCAAAATAACTAATAAATGTAACATGAATTGTCCTATGTGCCATGAAGGAAGTACGGAAAATGGCAGACATGGAGATATTATGAATGAAAAATTTATCGATACTCTACATCCATATCAAGAAGTCGCAATCGGCGGAGGTGATATTACCACGCATCCTGATTTAATTCCATTCCTACAAAAACTTAAAGAACGAAAAGTAATTGCGAATATTACTGTAAATCAGATTCATTTTGAACAAAAACAGGATCTGATCAAAAGATTAGTTGATGGAAAACTGATCTACGGTCTTGGTATATCTCTTGTAAATCCAACAGAAAAATTCATCTCCTTGGTAAAGCAGTATCCAAATGCAGTAATCCATGTTATTAATGGAATTTTAAAACCATCTGATATTGAAACATTAGGGAATAATAATCTGAAGATGCTGATCTTGGGCTATAAGCAGCTTCGTAGAGGGGCTGATTGGTATACAGAAGATCATGAAAATATTGTAGTAAGACAGATGTGGTTGAAAGAGAACATCTGTAACATTTACGACAAATTCAAAGTCGTGTCCTTTGACAATCTAGCCATCGAACAGCTTAATATTCGACGTTTCTTTACGGACAAAGAATGGGAAGAATTTTACATGGGCGATGATGGAAATTTTACTTACTATATTGACATGGTAGAAAGAAAATTTGCAAAAAGTTCAACAGCGCCAATGGGTAAAAGATATGACCTGATAGATTCTACAGATGAGATGTTTAGGCGAATTGTGACAGAGAATAAATGAAATCGAAATTTCAGAGGAGTGAGGAATATGCAAAAAGAATTTAAAAACTTATTTTGCGATTTTACAGATAGCGAATTAGAGAAATGTTATCGGAGTCGAATTAGAATTTTAAATAAAACCAATGAGGATTATGAGCCTTATAAAGATATGGTAAAAAATGTCAAAAACTTATTGGATATGAATATAATCCAAAAATGGCA